TATATATATATATATTATCATCTATATATAACATAACAACGGCACGGCTGGAATATATGCACAATTATACTATATATATTATAATAATATAACGGCACACACGCAACGGGGCGGGTTAGATACATACACACGGGCGGGGCGGATTAGTTGTGTTTTTGAAAAAAAATAAAAAAGCAAATACCTATATATAAAGATACCATATATATATAAATAAAGCATAACAATTATAGCAAATCATAAAACGGATTGTTAAAATTGTGTAAATGTTATAGTGTGCTGGTGCTGGATTTGGTTTTTTTCGTTTGGATTTGGAAAAAATATGATAGTTAAAACAAAATAAATAAATTAAAATGGAATAAATAAAATAGGTGCGCCGTATCATGAATTAAAAAAATCAAATTGCATACTGGACTAACTGGATAAATTAAATTATGTTATTGCTGGATTGGATACCTTATAAACTTAACGGCTGGATTTATATTTATATTCTATATATTGATGTTATTCTAATATATATATTATATCTTAATAATGTTATATTATTGTCAATATTGCTATATATATTTGCTTTATTTTGATATAACGATTTTAAACGCTATTTATAGCGGTTTTTTGTGCCACCTTATAAATACCATTATACAATTTTTTAAACCGATTTTTAGGCGGTTTTTGTGCCTTAAATTGGATAATTGCTGTTTAATCGTTATTGTGTCGTGCTGGTGCTGGTGCGGTCTTTTATTATTTCTGAAAAATATTTATAAATTTAACTTAAATTTTTAATACTGAAAATCAATCACTTAAATAATTTTTTATAAAAAAGTTATAAAATAATTTGGTAAGTTAAAAAATCATCGTATATTTGCACCATCAAACAACAACGAAAGGCGTTCATTTAATAGTTATCAAAAAAAACAAAAAAATTTTATAAAAAATTTGGTAGTTTAAAAATTATTTGTATCTTTGCAATGTAAAACAATGATAAAGGCGGTTTTTAAACATAACGAAAAAAAATAATTAAAATTTTTATAAAAAATTTGCACAATTAAAAAATTAGTTATACATTTGCAAAAGAAAAACGAAATAAAGGCGTTCATATATAAATATATAACTAATCATTGGAGGGGCAACCAAATAAAAAAGAGGCTTTACAAAAGTATATACTATATATACATTCCTACAATGTAGGTTTATTTATAGGGATAATTATATACTTTTGTAAAGTAAAAATAAGGAAAAACAAAAAATAAATATTAACAATTTAAATTTAATCATTATGGAAAATTTAGTTTTAAAAATCAATCAAAAAGAAGTAAAAGTTAGAGAAAATCAAACTACATTAAAAGGTGTTAGGCTCGTAGTTAGTTATACCATTGAGAAATTAGGTATAAATAAAAAAGAATGTATGCTAACTTTACCGAATGGTTCAGTAATTGAATACAAAAAACTTAACAATGTTAAAGCGTTTGAGTGTCTATTGTTACCATCTATCAAATTATTAGATGATAAGACCGAAATAGGTGCAAAATATACCGAAATGTTAGCAATAGTTAGAAAAAGAATATTAAATTTACCTTTAAAATGGGAAAATGTAGGTAATACTAATTTAAATTATGGATATGATTTATACAGTAACACGATTTTAAACCTTATCGAGGAAAATGTTTTAGATAAAGATTTAGGTAATGAATTTTTAGAGGAGTTAAAAGAAAATTTAAACTTTTTCACAAATTTATAATCATTAAAACGGGCGGTTTAACCTCCGCCCTTACTTTAACATTTAAAAATTACATTATGGAAATCTTTTTAGGAAATAATTTTGAAATAACAAAAAGCGGTTTAAGTGAGGGTTTTATTAGAAAAAAATCTAAAAGACTAAAAAACGAAATCACTAATATAAAACAATCAAAAAAAGGTAGAAACCGTATGCAAAAAAAGATTGAAAATGCATACGAAATAAATAAAAGAAATGCTGTAAATTTTGAGCGTTCACAACGAAAAACTGAAAATCAAATCATAAAAGAAAAAAACAATTTTGCTGGTATAACATTGACTAAACAACAACGATTATTTTTGGAGCGTAAAGGTTTAGATATATTTTTAGACCGATACCCACAATTTGCATAAACAAAGGCTTACCTATTAGGTGGGCTTTTTTCATACCTATAAATCAGTGCGTTGATGTGTGAATTTTCACTATCAACGAAATTTTGTGAGGCTCTCAATAAAGGGGGCTATATTGTTTAATAATAAAAATCAAAAAAAATGAAACTAAATACAATATTAGAAATAAACGGTGTAAAAACAAATGCGGTTTTATACAAAGGTAAAACAAAGGCACACACGCCAAAATCTTACAAAAAAGTAGATGTAGTGGGGCATGATATAGGAGGTTGGACAAGGGATGATTATTTAACCATATACAAGAACTCACGAGGTGGGTTGGTATATGAGGTTTATGTTAAAGGTAGTATATACCCATTTTATGGAAAAATAGAAATTTTAAATTAAAAAATAAAAATATGAAAACGGAAGTTACTACAGAAGTTACACTAAAAATTAAAAAAGAATATTTTAAAGCCGTAATATATAAAGGAAGACCAAAATCAAGTGTTCCGAAATCTTATAAAGAGGTTGGATATGCAGGACACGATATGGGTGGTTTAGTCGCTCAGAGGCATTTGACAATGTATAGAAATTCACGAGGTGGGTTGGTGTATAAAGTTTATATAGACGGGTGTTTTCATCCGTTTTACGGAAAATTAGAAATATTGGAAAAATTAAATTAAAATCAAAAAAAATGAATACAATATTAAACAAAGTAAGTGTCTATGTAGGCACTTATAAGAAATATAATGAGGGTAATATATTCGGAGAATGGCTTACGCTTGGAGATTACGAAAGTTACGAGGAATTTATACAGGCGTGTAGAGAATTGCACGAGGATGAGGAAGAGCCTGAACTAATGTTTCAGGATTGGGAGTGTCCCGATGAATTGCGTGGGTTTATATCTGAAATGAGTATAGATGAAAATCTGTTTTTGCTGAATGATGTAGAGGAGGATGAAGAGCATGTAATTGCATACTTGGAATACACGGAAGAAATTAGTGAGGAATGTATAAAAGAGGCACGAGACAATTACATAGGACAATTTGTAAATTACTACGATTTGGGAGAGTATTTTGCAGATGAATTGGATTTGTTGCAATTATCAGATAAAGTTAGAAATTATTTTGACTTTGAGGCTTATGGTAAGGATATATCCTATGATTTAATAGAAGCAGGGAATTATTATTATTGGAATTAAATTGTTATTATATGTTTTTAGTGAGGCTTACAAATAAGGTAAGCCTTGCTTTTTAAAAAGTAAAATCTTATGGAAAAATATTTTGTAACAAAAGAGGAAGCAAAAGCACTTGCTGAAATTGGTTGTAAGTTTGATACACCTTTCTACTATGGTTTGTCAGAAAAGGTGAATTTTAACATTGAAGCATATACTGTGGGAAGTGCAGCGTTACATACGGAACTTATATATTGTAACTTTGGTAATTTTCAATCTGAGAATTATTTAGAACATGAAATTTTAGCACCTACATACGCAGAGGCTTTAGATTGGTTTAGAAACAAAGGAGAGGTATTTAAGGTAGATGTAGAATTAGTAGGTAACAATGAAGAATATACCGCTTATGTAATGAAGTTGGGAGAGTTTATTACTGCTGGAAAATTCAGTAGTTATAACGAAGCGGAAAGGTGTGTATTAAACTTTTACATTAATGTAGAAATAGAAAATAAAATTTATGAACTTGAAAAATTAAAGAAAAAATGAAAATTAAAGATTTAAATTATATAAGTGGAAGAGGCTACATATTTTACGAGGTAGCATCTGAAAGATTTGAGGAAAACGGAAATAGAAAAGTAGATGAGGCTTTTCGTTGTGCAACATACGAGGAAGCCAAGAGTGAGGCTGAAAGTATGAAGTTGGATGTAGGATATTCAGCAGTAATTTATGCTATCTATCTATCAAATGTTACAAAGGAAGCCGAAGAGGTGGAATTTGATGATATAGAGGAGGTTTTTGATGAGTATTTTGATATGATTGATATAGAGTTTGATGAGTATGTTAAGACAGAGGAGGGTAAGAATATTGAGGGAGCAGTTGTTATCAAATGGCAATGGGACAAATATGTAGGATACAGTCGTAACTTTGTAGATGTGGGAATTGCTGGACAATATCCTTATCATAATATCCTTAAAGAGATAGACCTTATTACAGGTGATGAGGATAGAGTTTTTAGAACTAATTATAGTATATTGGCTACTAAGGAAGAATTAGAGGAACATGGTACGGATATACTATTAAGAAAGATGATTGAGGGAGATTGGAAATGGAATAATGTTCAAGATGTAGCAGACACTATGGCTCGTTTTGTCGCAGAAGACCTTAAATAATAAAAGTATTAAGTAAAGTAAAAAGAAAATTATGAAAGATAAATTAAAGAAACTTATAGATGCTAATAGTGAGAGAGAACTGTTAGTAATATCCGATGACCACGACGACAGAGTGAGTTTATGGGATTATAGTATTACTACTTGGTATAGTGTAAATAAAGATTACCAAGAAGACTTTGAGGCTTTGTTTGAGGCAGGGATACTTAATAAAGATGATATAACATACTTATTGTTAGAGGATTATGATGCCTTTGGAGAAATTTTAGAAGACGCGTTAAATAAATTATAATCATGGGAGTTTTAATACAACAGGCAAAAGATAGAATTTTGAAAGCCATTAGATTACGGGATATAGTTACTAAAAGTAAAAATACTTATTCCCGATTTAGTCGTTGGGAGTTAAACGAAAGCCATTGGATAACCATTGATGAACAATATAGGAACGATTTAAATTATCTAATAGAGCAGAAAATATTAGATGAATACACATTGGATTATTTATTTTTTGAACAATATGATAAAATTATAGAAAAATTAAATGGAAAATGAAATTTTAGACTCAATGTTAAAAGTAGTATACTTCGTGGATGATGAAAACAAGGAACCGTATCTTGTACACTGTGAAGTAGAGAATGGGTATTGTGTGTTGGGATTGAAAGATTATCCAGACACACCGCAAGACTTTGAAACACCGAGAGAATTGGTGAGAAGATTTGCCACAAAGGAAGAGGAAGTTGTGGCTAAAATAAAAATTGCTAAAAAGTTAAATAAATAAATTAAAAAGTTATGAAATTAGAGAAAATATTAAAAAAGAAAATGGATATTGATAATATCGTAAATTACTTCGGAGTTATAATTGATGGAAATGTGATTGTAACAAATAGACACTTAGCGATTGTTTCACCTTTGAAAAACTTTATCAAGGAGGGAGATGTCCATAAAATAGAGGGGTGTTTGTTTGATTATGAAGCAATTAAATTGCTTTCATCGAAAGACAATAAGAATTTGGTAGTAGAGGAAGGATGTTTAAAATTGGGAGATGTGGAATACAAAGCCGTAGACAGGTATAACAAGGAGGGAAAATTCACAAGATGGAAGAGTTACCCCACGAAAAAAGGAATGTCTGAAATATGTTTTGTAGAGGAGGGTGAGCCTTGTATCGTTAAAGCAATTGCTGGAAAGCAGTTAGCATTGTTCGAGGAAGTTATGGATTTGAAAAATTCATACACTATAATTAGAAATGTAAAAGGTAAGGAAGATAAAGTTATGGTTTACCTTAAAATGGCAGAAGATAATTCAGGTAGTTATGCTGTATTAGCAGGAATAGAAAAAGAAAAATAATATGAAATCATTTGTAGATAGAATAGAAGAATTAAGAAACGAGGCAGTAGAATCAATTATGAATAACATAAAGCCTCACAATAGAGTAAGTGTAGAAAGATTTGGAATTGAAGAAGAAGAGTTAGGACTTATAACTTATATCAATTCAGATTATAGCTTTAATGTTCAAGGAGATGGTTTTCCTTATCATATTAGAAAGTGTTCAACAGAAACGCTTTGTGTTATAGCAGATGAGTTAAATTTAAATAGTTAGAAATCATGGGATATACAACAGTAATAGAAAGAAAAATATACATAGGTTCTAATTGGAATTTTAGAAGAGAGAAATTTGGAAAGTTAGAAATTAAAAGTTTCCCAAGTAATATTGCACCTTTTGACACCTCTAAAATCAAAGAGATTGTGATTGAAGAGTGCAGTTTTCCAAATGATGATTTGTTTGAGTTATATAAAGAATTAGATGATAATATCTTATACGAGAACGAATGGTGGGCTGGCGAATTAAATAAGGAGCATGTAGAGCAGTTGATTGATTTGATGGAAAAAGATGATGAAACTTTTTCAGAGGAAGAAGTTAAACAAATGAAAGACTTTTTATTAGGAATGTCTGATGAATGGTTTTATGAAATTAAATTAGTATAAAATGGTAAAGACAAAAGAAGTAAGAAACAGCCGTATAAATCCTACGGCTGTTACAGATGAATTTAAATCAGAAGTTGGTAAAATCTGTGATATATTAGGTGTTAGAGAGCCTGATTTAGTAAGAAGTGCCGTAGAAAGTTATGTAAATTCTTTATATCGTAACGGAGAAGTAATTAAATTCTATGATGAGTTTGAGAAAACAGGCGTGGGAACATATTATGTAGCAGGAGAATATTATGAAAATGGGAAGATGATGTATGAGTTTACACTTGTAGTAATGAATGATTTTAACACGAGAAGTGTGAGTTACGATGTAACTTTTTTAGATGGGAAAATTCCTCAAAACGAGGAGATTGTTCGTAAACAAATTATAAACAAATATGAAAGAACTTATTAGTTGTTCACTATCAAAAATTTAAAAATATGAGAAGTGTATTAGACCTTATTAGTGTATATGTAACTACTCTTGAAAAAATGAAAACAGACGATGTTGAGGGTCGCAGGCTTTGTTTAGGTGATTATGAAACAATAGAAGAATTTTACGATGCTTGTAGAAAATTACATAAAGATGAGGAAGAACCTATATTTTGGTTTATAGATTTGGAAGCACCTGACAAATATGAAATGTTTATTAAAGGTGATTATTTAGATGAGAATTTATTCCTATTGCAAGATGTTGATGAGTGCGAAGAGGGTGTAATTGCTTATTTGAGATATGAACAAATAATTGATGATGTATATATTGACTATGCAAGAGAGAATTATATAGGAAAATTTGAAAATGATTATGACCTTGGTAAGTATTTAGTGGAGGAGTATAATACATTAGAATTATCTTCCGAAGTAGAGCCATTTTTCGATTATGCTCGTTATGCTTATGTCTTTAAAATGCATAATCTTTTAGACGTAGAATTAAAGTATTATTATTGGAAATAATTTAAAATTTTAAAACATATGAAAACAGTAATTAAAGGAGCAGTTTATAAAAGAGAAAATGATTTAGTTATTCCTCACCAAACAGGGGAATTTAGTATAGTAGATTGTGACAATTATGTAACAATGGAAGAATTAAAAGCAGATTATGATGAAGAATACATTAAAGAAGTAGAGGATAACTATATTGAATATAGAGGGGTTAAATATTATTATACAGAGTGGTCACCTGAACATGTAACAGATGATTGGTATTTATTGTCAGAAAGTATTAGTGAATTATATTAAACATAAATAAATATTAAAATTATGGGATATTATGTAGACTTTGAATTACAAATTCAAAATGTAGATAAAGTAGAAAATATTGTAGAAAGTGTTGAGGAACTTTGTCCAGACTTAATAGAAAATATAGAGTATAACGAGTATAGCAGTAGTAGTATTGAAGAAGAAGTTAAATCAGGCTTTATAACATTTAATTCAAAATGGTACGACCGAGAAGAAGAATTGAAGGCTTTGACAAAAAGGCATCCTGAGTTAAACATTACTCTATATTGTGACGGAGAAGATAACGAACGATGGGTAGAGTATTATAAAAACGGAGAAATGGAAATAGGCATTGCAACTCTTGTTTATTCTAAAACAACATTATGGTAGAATTAAATATGAATGCGAAATTATTAAAAATAATAGATGACCTCGGGTGGATACACGAAGAGGAAGGAGCAGTAGGTATTTGGTTTCAAAGAGAGTTTAGTCCAGCACACCTCGATAAACTCATTAAAGAATTTAAAAATAAATGTCTAAATGAGTTTGAAGAGTATAACATTAAAATAGGTAGTGTTATTTGGAATGAGGATACTAAATCATATATAATGGATTACTCATTAGAAAGAGACGAACTATTTGTTTTAAGAGAGTTATTGGCTGAGTTAAGAGATAGTTACGATAATGACAATCTTGTGAATGAATATGAGAGTAAAACATTTGAAAATTTTACATTAGAAATTAACATTTTCAAAGAAATAAATCTTATGTTTGCAGAAAATGTTATAAAACTTACAGAAGAAAACATATTACAAGATGATTTTGCAGTAGCAGTATTAAACGAGGACAAAGAACGAGTAGAACAAATATTTGAAGAAGCATATCAAAGATTACAATAATTATGAAAGCAACAATAAATTTTGAAACAAATAACCTCATCGTAGAGGCATTTGGATTTACAGAAACCTTTAACTTGCAAGAAGAAATGACAATCCAAGGATGGGATGATGCTTGGTTTGTATTGGGATTAGAAAGAGCAGATGGAGAAGCATACTTTGAATTAGACTTTAATCTTGTATGGAATGAGGGTGAAGAGCCAATTATGAGTGTATATCCCGTGATTGATGGTAAGAAATTCCATACGGATTGGGAAAGATGTGAACTTAAAGTTGTAGGTGAAAGGAAAAAATATGAAAATGTAGATGGTAGTATAGAGAAAGATATTATGAACTACTATGATAGGTTTATAACTTTAAGAACACCTGAATTTGTAGAAGAAACTGTCCATCTCACAGATGAGGGTATTAAAGCAGTTATCAGCAGGATGGCGACGAAAGGTGATAAGATTATTTTAAAACCATTAGAGGATGTGCTGAAAGATAGTAGAATAATGAACAAACTTACTATCGGTGAGAAAGAAAAATTAGAAATGATTATTAACAATAACCTTACAGATGTGAGTATTGCTAAAACATTATCTTCTAAAATAGAAGAAACTTTAAAGAATAATAATTACGATGTTTATGGATTTATAAACAAAGGATACGCAGTAAAAAGATAATAAAATAAAAAATAATTCAAAATGGAAAAGAAAACATATAAATACAGATTACAAAATATTATTAGACAATTACCTTGGGCGTATAACACTATTCATACTGCAACGATTAGTAGATTGCCCAAATTTAATTATCAACAGGTAAATGAAGAAATAGAAAGGTTTAAGAGACTATGTAATAAAGAGTTTGGAGGTGTGGAAATTCTCGGGATGAGTTGGGATGATAAAAATGGTATGGTGCTTAATTTTGATTTTGAGTATGATGAGGAAACTCTTATGCATGAACGACTTACAGAAATAATTGAAGCCTTTAAGAACGATGAATTAGTAAAAGAAGAATTGTCTGAAACATCTATGACAGATGTAGGCGAGATGGAAATAGTTAAGAAACTAACTATCGCTGATGATTATAGACTTATATTTGAGGATTTGATAGGTTTAGGTGTTTTAGAAGAAACATCTTATAGTGATATATTTGATACGGTTGTGGGACTTAAATCAAAAGAGGATGTACTAAAACAACTTATACGAAGACACGCGAACATTAATCAAAATTATGCCCCTTTATCTGATATGCTTAATTCTCTGGAGAGGTATAAAAACGCAGATATAAATTTAAAATCTTCTGACTATGTTATATTAGATGGAGATGGTGAATTTGTAAGATTTAAAAATAATAACATTGTTATTTACGGAGATTATGTTGAAGCCTACAATGATGTAGACCTACAAGGTAATGAGCGAATTGTCAGTTGTGTTGAATTGTCAGAGGAAAAACAAGAAGAATTAATTAAGTTCATTAAATCAGTAACTTTAAAATAAAGTTGAAATGGAAAAGGCGAATGAAGAGAAACTTCCGTTTATTATAAGTAAACTACCTTGGACTTATGACACAGAAACTTCTGTAATAGTTAGCACTACGAATTGCTTAAATCCTTTTCGATTTTCAAGAGAACTTGAAGAATTTGAAAGGTTGTGTGATGAGGAATTGTTAAGAATAAAGATATTTGAAGTAAGTTGGATTGAGGGTAAAGGGATGGTTTTAAACTTTAAACCCAATTTTGAAAGTCACTCTCCTGAGTATGGACATTTTACAAAAATTATTGAAGGTATTAAAAATGGTAAAATTGTAAATAGAGAGTTAATAAAAAAGGTCGGGTTGAAAGGTGGTAAAGTTAAGATTGTACTTAAACAAACTATTAATGAAGAATATAAGTCTGCTATAGAGGAATTGATTAAACTGTATATAATGGGAAAGGGGATATATGAAGAATTGTTACACGCTGATGGAAACGCTGAGGAGACTGTTGCACTTGTAGAAAAATTGACAAATTTTCGAACAAATCTAGAGCGAGAACAAGTTAGATTTCATAAACAGGTTATTGCGGAGGCACTGAAGAAAAAACACTATTAAAATAATAAAAAATGGAAATTAAACAAATGAAAGATAAGGCTACTATGGTAGAACTTACAAAAATAGGAAATGTATATTGTATAAGAAGTTGTGTTTATGCTAACATATTAGTAGATGGAACACCTTACAGTTTCTTACCGAGTTTGGTGGAGAAAGTCGTAGATTGGACAGATTACAATCTAATTGTAGAAACATCTGCACACTTTGCCATAGACTTAAAGAAAGAAGATGTTCACTTTACAAAAGATGGTGAGAAAATAATATATGATAAATTTACTTGTGAAAACATTGTTAAGCGAGCGAGAGAGATTAAAGAATATATTATTGAACAAAAGTATAAAGAGTTGAAAGGTAATATTTTAAATGAAAAAATGTGGGATGATATTGAAGAGTTAGGTAATTTAAATATTAATAATTACAAAACCATACCTTATTCGTTTAATGTTGTGGTGGATGATAAATTATATTCTTCTTCTACGGTATTAGAAATTCTTAGAGAGTGGGAAGAAATGGTTTTAGAACATGCAGACATATTTAATGTTGAAAAAGGTAGAAAGAATCACTCAATAAGAATGATGGAAATAAGATGTGCTGTGAAAAGAGGAAAGGTTTTCAAAAGGACGGGCGATGTTTCTGTTGAAACTGCGAAAGAGATTTCGTTATATATTAAAGATGTTGATGAGTTAAGACAGTCATTACTTACATTGGTGGGAGATTGTCCTGTGAAAAGATTACTTATTAACGGAATGTGTAACTCTATAAAACTTAAATAGAATGAGTGAGTTAGGAGTAATTGTTTTAAACCTTGTGTTGACTTTTATTGCAGGTTACGTTGCGGATGAAATGGATAGAGGTAATTATGAATAAATAAATTAAATTATATATTATGAGAAAATTAGTTTTAAGTTTAGTGACTATGTTGTCACTTGGTGCTAATGCACAGTCATTTAATGTAAAAGGAGGTTTTAATGTATCAACACTTTCTAACACAGATGCGAAAGTAAGAGTTGGCGTAAACTTAGGTGTTTCTTACGAAGTACCTATCACAGACAAGTTTAGTATTCAGCCTGAATTACTATTTAACATGAAAGGTTATGGTGCTCACGAGGTTGAGAGTAAACATCTTGAGAATCAATATCGTATTGATTACAGATTTGGAGGTCTTCGTACAGAGCAGGTTTGGGTAACTCGTAAAGCAACAGAACCAGGTCGAACAATGCTTTATTTGTCTTTACCTGTTGTAGCGAAATACGAGTTTGTTAAAAACTTTAAAGGTGAAGCAGGTCTTGAACCATCATTACTTTTAGGTAAATCAGATGCTTCTGAAAAATCATTTGATTTAGGGCTTGTGTTTGGAGCAGGTTACAATATTAATGAGAAATTTTCAGTAGATGTAAGATACACGCTTGGTTTTGTAGGGGTTTATGATTTAGGAGAATTTGGTAGAATGACAGGTGTTAAAAATCCTAAAAATAGAAACTTTTCAATAGGTGTTAGTTATAAATTAAAGTAATATGAAAGAGAAAACTGCGTTGTATATTGGTTTAACACTGATAGCAAGTGCCGCGTTTAACATGTTCAGTTTACTTTACATTGTAAAAAAGGAGCAAGAACCGAAGGTTTCTTTTCCTGAAGAGTATAATTTAGTAACCGAACAAGATAGTTTGAAGGCTGCTTATAAGAATGATACACTGTTTATTGAATTTAATAACGCTGTAAATCAACGAGTTAAATGAAAACATTAGTAGAAATTACTTTTCAGTTTGCTTTTATATTATTTTTGCTTATATTTGCAACGGGATTATTTATTGAAAGTTATGAGATAGCAGGTCTCGGATTACTTGGAGTAATTGCAGAATGTTACATCTTTAAGACTTTCTTGGATAAAGATTAATTTCACTATCAGCAATTTTAATAACCTTAGTCTGTGGTTGTGAGAGCCACTTCCACAGACTTTTTTAAAACAAATAATATGGACAATTTGATAATAGAAAGATTAAACTATCCGACAGAAACTGTTGAGTTTGAAGATTTAGAAATTCAAGATAAATTTGTTTCGGGTAGAGTAGAAGTTAAAGTTTACAAATCAAGTGTTCCTTATGATGGGAATTTGATTAGTGGTGGCTACACTGAAGTTGATTACGAATACGAAGTAACAATAGCTAAAATTTGTTAATTATGGAAGAAAAATATGTAATAGAAATTTACCATCCGTTGGTAGAAATGAAACCTATTGTAGTTGATAAACAAGGTAAATCAATATTTTTAGATGATATACATCTATGTTGTTTAGGAGAACTATGTAATATTGGTGTAGAGGCAACCAATGGTGATGTTTATATAATTGGTAGAGAAATCCTAAAAGAAGGTATTATTAAAATCAGAAAGGTAAATTAAAATATAAAAAGTTATGAGAACAATTAAATTTAGAGGAAAACAAAGAAAGTCAGGTGAATGGTTACAAGGTGATTTATTACATCTTAAAGAAGAACTTGTGGCTATTTCATATGGTGGGAATGGATTACTTGTGATACCTGGTTCAGTAGGTCAGTTCACAGGTTATTTAGATAAAGACGGAAATGAGATTTATGAAGGAGATATTTTAGAAGATAAAGATGGAAATCATTCTTTTTACATTGCTGAATGGGAAGATGATGGATTTGTTTTAAGAAATGTGGAGAGTAAAGTAGCAATAAATGTAAGTTTATTACACGACAGATGTGTTGTTATAGAAAATTCTTACGAAACTGAAAAAGGGTTGTAAAATGTTAAGCAAACATGCATTAGGATTATTAAAATTGAAAAAGTAAATTAAATACAAGAGTTATGTTTAAAGTAGGAGATAGAGTTTATGATATAGAATTTGGTTGGGGAGAGGTGATAGAAATTGATGAATTTAAAGAACTTCCCATTAAAGTAGATTTTAAGAAACACGGGAATCGTTGTGTAGGGTACACTTATGATGGTAGATTAGGTCATAAGTCAAAATTAAAAAGACTTTCTTATGAACAATATAGTCTTTGTGGTTTTAGTCAGATAAAACGCTCTGATTGGTATGCTTATATTAACAAATGGGGTAAGTTTTGGGATGGAAATGAAAGTGATATTGAATCTATCACGATAGGTCGTTTGGGAGAGTATTGTGAAGATAAGGAACATTCGTTCGAATGTTTTGAAACAGGTGAACTTTTTGCCCATTTTAAACCATTTACAGAGGAACAATTAGAAATTTTAGGTTTAACAAATGTTAAAGAAGATTGAGAGTAGGTCAACAAAAGAAATTTTAGAATTATGGATGAAATAAAAATAAGACCTCTTGTAGAACTATTAAGAGTTCTTAGAGACAACACTGACAAAATTGTCATGTGGCAGTTACCAATAGAAGGAATAATGGAATTGGCGGTTTTTCATGATATGTTCACCTTGGAAGAAAGATATGTTTTAGCAGGACTTCTTATAGAGTGGGGAATTAAACCTGATGAATATGTTGTGGAGCCGATATGGAATTTGTTAGATAAAATTATTGATTTTTATGAAAACCATTAAATAAGTATATTATGGAAAGAGAAGCACGAGTTGTAGAGGACTTAAAACAAAAACTTATAGAGTTCAGTAAAATTAAAGCAGAACTTGTAAAGGAAATAGGAGAGGAAATCCCTTCAGATTTTTTCCCTCCTGCTGAATTTGAAGAAGAAGATTTTGATTTAGAGATTCAGGGTGATGAAGTTTATTGGAGTTGTACAGATAAATCTATATGGCTCATAACTTACGGAGCAACACCTATAAGTTATTTTGACAAAACTAATAAAGAAATTAAATTAATGTTGTTAAAAGAAATACAGGATTCTTATAGGAAAAGAGATGAAGAAATCGAAGATGACATTGAAAGACTTAAAGTTCGAATTAAAGAGCTAAACGCTTCAAGAAGGTCTAAAATTGGTAAATGGGTTAAAGTTAAACACTTGATAGAAGAATTACAATGACACTAAAAGAAGTACAAAAGAATTTAAAACAAGTTGTAGTTGATAAATTTAGAGAACTCAATCAGATAAGAAACGAAATTATCACTGAATGTGGAGAGTGGGCAGACAAAGACCCCGAGAAATATACTTTCCCAATAGGAGAGTTTAGTGAGAAAGTATTATTCATATATGTTTTATCTGAAGAAGGTATAAAATGGGGTATCTTAGGAAAACCGAGTAAAACAATTCCGTTATATTATTTTGAAAAAGACTACATTACTTTGAAAAGATGGTTTCTACATGATTTAAGAGACGAATATCGTAGCAAATTAAAAGTTGCTGGTACGAATCATGATTATCATAAACTTAGTATGATAGAAGCCAATAACAAATGTGATACTTATGAAAACAAATTAAATACTATTAAAGAAGCACTTGAAAAATTAGATTAATATGATGGTAGATGATATATGTTATCCTGACGGCGGCGGGAGAGAAAAAAGTAATTGAATGGAATTATAAAAATAGAGAAATCATGAAGGAAATTAAATTTAAAGAAGAAGATGGTAGAATCGTTGTAGAAGATAACGAAACTGATGCATTAAGAGAAATCAATGATTGGGGTCATAGAGAAAGAGAAAGACAAGATTGTTTAGAACACTTGAAAGCAAGATATTCTTATTTATTAGAAAACTATGAGGTTAAACAGGCTCTCGGAGACCTATTTTATAGTAGCCCGTTTAAATTGAGAAGGAGGAACAGAGGATAAATAATAAAAGATATGAGAAAGATATTATATAGAGCTAAAAGTCTTGAAAAAGATAATTTAGGAGAATGGGTTTATGGAGACCTTGTACACCATAACGAAGAAGCATTTTATATTCTACCTCAAAATAGAGAATACTCTGAATTATATACACATGGTATTTTGGTAGATGAAAATACTATAGGACAGTTTATCGGAATCTATGATGTAAATAGAAAAGAAGTATATGAAGGGGATATTATTACTTTTTTGATGGGAACATACACAGTAAAATGGTCTCTTTCAAATTTGTCTTTTAGAATGGAGCAATGGATAAATGAAGAGGAAGGTGTGAAAGAAATAGTATCTTTCATACTCACTCCACACCATGAACATAAACTAACTATTGTAGGAAATATATACGAAAAATTGTAAAATGACTAAAGCATTTGAATTATTTAAAGAGAGTTTAGAAAAAATATCTGATGAAGATTTTGCTAAATTTTTAGATGAGATGGAAAATAAAGAATTAAAAATAGAAGTACCTCAAGGGTATGAAATTGACAAGGAAAATTCAACTTTTGAAAAGATAGTTTTTAAGAAGGTTGAAAAGGAGCTTCCGAAGAGTTGGGAAGATTTAGGAGAAATAAAAGGATGGTATGTAGATTCTTTTAGTGATATAATGCCTTGTGATAAAGGTGATACCGATAAAGATAATGATAAAAACATTTTTCCTACAATAGAAGAAGCAGAAGCATGTTTAGCCCTTGCTCAATTATGTCAGTTGAGAGATAGATATAATGATGGTTGGAAGCCTGATTGGGATAGTATGTCAGAAACAAAATATGTCCTAGAGATAAGTAGGAATATTGTAGTTAAAAATTTTTATGGTAACAGACATAAAATATTAGCCTTTAAAACAGAAGAACTTAGAGACAAATTCTTAGAAAATTTTAGAGATTTAATTGAAACAGCAAAACCTTTATTATAATGAAAACATTTAATTTCAATAAACATTATGAAGAATTATCCTTTAATGAAATATTATCTATACTTCTTGGAATAGTTGATAATGTTGAAATTGATAAGATTGATGAGTATAAGAGGATTAGTTATAATGTATTATTGCACAGATTTGTTGAGGATTTTAATAATAATGATGAGCTTGAACTTAATTATTTATCGTTCTCATGGAATATATCTTATGAAGATAAAGATTTAGACAGTTTAAAAAATCAAAGCTCTAAGATAAGAAATCAATTAGATTCTTATTTTGAATCTGCAATAAATTTAGGTTTAATAGAATTAAAATTTATAGAATGAAAATAAGCAATAGAAATTTAATTTTTGTAACTATTACAGATGAGGAATTTTACAAGTACTTTGTAAATAGATTATTAATTGGAAAAATTACAAAAGTTAAAAACAATGCTAAAATTAATGGAATAGTTGATTCTATCAGAAAAAATACTTCTAATGTTAGAATACTTAATAGTAATGTAATTGCAAATAAAGATAGTGAAATGGCTCATATAGATGAATGTTTAAAAAATTGGTAAAAAATGAAGAAAACAATAAAAATACCTAGTGGTCTTGAAATAGATTTAGAGAATAGTTCAAAAAATATAACCGTTTTAAAGAAAAAAGAATGTGGTTGGGAAGATTTTTGGCAAGTAAAAGGTTATTACACTACAACATGGGCAGGGATTGGATATGGTACAAGTTGTAAGAAGTCAGATAGTGCTGATAAAAACACTTTCGTTACATTAGAAGATACTGTAGCAGTACTTGCTTTAAGCCAATTATTACAATTGAGAAATAAAACTGTTGGAGATTGGAAACCTGATTTTAGAACTGATAGTAGAAAATATGCTATTATAGTTTGTAGAGATGAAATTGAAATTAGAGTGACATATTTTACTCAGTTTATTTTAACCTTTGAAAATCGTGGCCAAGCTTACAAATTTATGGATGACCATATAGAACTTATAAAACAAGCAAAACCTTTATTATAGATTATGAAAATTAACGAATACGAAATAATAGATATTGTAAAGAGAATATACAGACTTCAACTAAAATTCCATAAACTATGTAGAAAATTAGGAAAATTGAAAGTAAAAAGCACTCCTTTTGGAGATTATATTGGAGGTCTTACTTTCGAAGATGTTCTCGAAGAGATGGACATTTGTTTGGACGCAGAAGATAGAAATGTAATTCGCTGGAGACTTAGTTATAGCGACATACCTTTCATTTATAATGTTAAACCCGATGTTTACAACGGGCGATTTGATTTGAAATATATGTGTACATTTGATTTTAATCAGGTTGTCTTAAGCTACTTAGAGGATATGGAGGCGGACTTAAAGACGGAAATTGATGACCAAGAATTCCGAATGGCTGAGTGTTATGAGAAACTTGATGCTATAAACAAAATTAGACAGAACGTGAACCACATGTAGAAATAATAGGTAACATAATAGATAATCGTGAATTAATAGAAAATGATGAAGATAAATAATTATACAATAGAAGAAATAATTTTGAAGTTACATAAAACTCAGAAAAAATTTGTGAAAGCAATAGATAGATTAAATATAGCCGAAACTTACAAATATGAACTTAAGACTCCTATAGGAGATGATATAAGTGATTTTTCTGAGGAATATGTTTTAGAGAATATAACTCTTTATGTACAGACAGATGATGACCATATTTGTTGGAAAATGCGAGGATTTGATTATGGAGAAATTCATATAGAGCCTGATATGCATTCGGGGGCTTTTACTTTAGAACAATTGGAGGAATTAGATGTTAAAAAAGAAATCGATAAATATCTTATACGAAAGTTAGAATTAGAAAAAAGTAGGTATGAAAATGCTTTAAAGGATTTAGAGTGGAAGGAAGGAAATATAAAGAAATTAGAAGCTGTTTTGAATAAAATAAAATAATTATGTCAAAGATAGATTTTAGACTTTTAGAAAACTTATTTGAAAGAAGAGAAGAACAAACAGGTTATTACATAGGTGAACGAATTAAGGAAGATTTAAAGGGTAAAAAGTATAGAGAAATAACTTTATTTTCTTATCCTTCTGAAACTTTATATTTTATTCTTAATAACGATTTCAAAGATATTACTCTGATAGATGCTCATAAGCTTAACAAAACTTATACAGAATGTAATATAAATTTGAATAATGAGTGGACACCGTTTCAACAGCATTATGTTTGTCTTGAAACCATGAATTATGTATACCCTCTGTTTAAGTTTGGTAAAGATACTTTAAAGGAACTACTTAATTTTGAGGGAGAGTATGGTTATCAGTACGCAGAGTTAGTAAATAATACGGATGAAAATAGTGCAGCAAATGAGTGATATGAAATATAAATTAATGGTGAGTGAAGTCGAAGCTAAAAAAGCTATGAAGGAATTTGCAGATAGTATTTGTAAAAATTACAATGTGACATATTATGACGGTTATGTGAAAATTGTTACACCAAAAATTACATTATACAGGAATACAGAACAATTTGAAAAAGAAATGCGAGAACTTTTTGATAAGGAGATAGAAAATTTTAAAATTGGAAAACAAATACGAGATGAATACGAAAGAAATAATATGCAAAATACAGCAGTTACAGAGTAAATTTTATGAACTTGCTGGTTATCAAATTGACAACAATCCTTTCGGAGATGTTATTACACATTTTCAATCTTACTTATTTGAATCAGCGAACATTGAAGCCGTGGATGAAGATATTTGTGTGTGGACAGTGTTTATTGATGGAAATGAATATGGTGGGTACGTCAATAAAGATGTGATAGAAAACGAAAATGTTAATATGTATAGAATATCTGTTTTATTTCTTAAAGATGAACTTAAGCGACTAAGAATGGAACTAAAGAATACGGATAAGGAATACTTAGAAGATTATATAGAAAATGAAATTTTTCTTATAGAAGAAATACTTAAAAATTTAATGTCCAACACTGCTCAAAAATTAACTTGTTATGGATTTGATATTCCTAAAGTCACATATCCTTATTTAGAAATGATAGAGTTTTTGACAGAGAATAAAATACATATCGAAATTAAATTGATATATAATTCAGAATGGAATAAACCAAAATATGAATATGATATTAGATATTTAGGAAAGAACTGTATTATGATGGATGGGCAGAAGTTAGAATATCTTACAAGGAGAGAATGTATAGATGCTGCTATAAAAGAAGCCATTAATTATTTGTAATATAGAAAGTTAAAATATAATGGAAGAAGATATAATATTTAATAATTAAATAGTCAATTCGATTAAAATAAACATTTGGTTAATTAAAATATTATTTATATATTTGCACTTATGAATCACTTAGGGTTTAAATAAAAGATAAACTATGGGAAAATTAATATTTGAAGAGTATGAGAGAATAGTTAAACCGTCATACCTGAGGGAAATTACACAGGAGGATATCGATGAGTTTAGAGAATTTGGGGTAATATATACAGATGAAACTAAAGTCCATACGGTTTCAATTAGTGATGCAGATTTAGAAAGTGGTAGTCCTAAAATTGGAGATATGATAGCCGTGAATGAAAACGCTACATCTGACCAATGGTTAGTCAATAAAGAGTATTTCCACAAGAATTTCTGTACTGTGCCTTCTTTGGATGGTGATTGTGTGATTGTTTTTAAAAATTATTAGAGATGGATTATAAAGAATTTTTAGTTTCTGTTGAAATTGCAGAGGCTCTGAAGAAAATAGGATTTGATAAAAATAATGAGAAAGTAGTAAAACTTTATGATTATAAAAATAAAGAGATTATTGAGCCTACTTGGGAGTTTCATTATAGACGAAATTATTTTGACCTTTATTTGAGTCGCCCTAACGAATACTGTCCTTTATTTACTTATGAACAAGTTTTTGCCTGGTTTAGAGAGAAAGAAATATATGGACATGTTGCTCGAGATGGAGGAGGATTTTATAAATTTATTGTTTCTTTTGGAGACGGAGAAGATTATTATTTTGACAGCAGTGTCGATGAAGAATATGGGAGCTATGAGTATGCAAGAATAAAATGTATAGAAGGATTAATAGAAGCATACAAAGAAGTAAGAGAATAATTATTAAAAAGGTTAATTGAAATTTATAGAAATGAAAAAGCTAATATTTAATAGAACACTTATTTCTTTAAACTCTCACTTTGATGAGGAAAAAGAATTTTTAGATAATTTACCTGATAGACATGAAACTTCTAACCCATTAATGTTAAATATTGCTTGGGAAGAAGGATATGAAATATTTTTGTTAGATGAAAATAAAAGAGAGATAAATATAAAAGATTTAACTCCTAAAGAATTGAGACCTGCTCATAATATAATGAATTTATATTTAGCAAATCATTTTACAGGATTTGTTTATTATAAAGAGTTATTTCCAAGAATTTTTAAAGAATATGGAAAACAAAATGCTGAAGAAAATTTTGTTTTCGGTCTCATAGAAAGCACTTTTGGCGGCAAATATCCTGAAGAGTGGAGAGAGGATTATAAAGATGTTCTGAATAATATAAAATACTTAAATAGAATTATTGAATTTTGTCTGTCTGAATTAGAAATTACACATTGCAGTATGACCAATGGTGAGATAGATGTTTTAGATTGTAAAGCCGAAGCAGAAAAGGGTCTTAAAGCACATAAAGAACGAATAGAGAAGATATTATGACCTTTAAAATAATATATGTTTACGACGATGAAGAACATACTTTCATGAAAGAGTTCGAGTTAATTGTGAAAAATCGTAAACAGTTAAACGAAGAATTAAGACAACTTGAAAAAGAACTTCGGGAAATAAATTTTCACATAGTTGATGTACAATTAATAAAATAAAATAAATAAAAATTGTTAGAAGTTATGAAATATTTTATTATATTTGCAGTAAGTTTGATGTTTTATTATAGACTTATCCAAGATGAGCCAAATCTCAGCGATAAATTCAAAAGAAGATTATTATTGTTAGGACTTATAGTTCCAGGTTTAAATGTTATTATTGTAATGTTGTACCCTTTACCAATAATATTTTCTATTATTAAAGACGCCATTAAAGAAGAATTAAAAAATGAAAAAAATTAAAGAACAAAATCTATACATTCCATACAATCTTTGTTTAAAAATGAAAGATTTAGGGTTTGATTGGGTGACTTTCGATTGTTATTGGGAGCGTGAGAAAGGTACTTCAGGGTTTGGTACAAGACATGAAAAAGTTCCTAAAATTCTTTACGACCAAGCCTTTGCGTGGTTTAGAGAGAAAGGATTGGAGTTCAACATGGGACCTTACTACGACGGTTTTATAACCGAGCGTTTAGGGTTTTATTATGAGATAGTTGCTCTTGAAGATGAACGAGCATCGGAAGACGATTGTACATTTGAAAACGGATGTCGTGAGTTTACTTTTATTGAGAAAGAACGTTTTGAAACTTATGAAGATGCTCAATCAGGTGTTCTAAATAAATTAATAGAGATATATGAAGAAGAAAATAGTAAGAAATTATAAAAAATAAAAATATGAAATACGATACATTTTTAGTACCGATAGGTATTTATCAAAAACTTAAAGAAATAGGTTATGATGGACAAGGATTGGTTTCCGACAGATATACTTTAAACACGAGAGATATGTTCGGAGGAGAACCTAATTATCATGAGTTTGAATTAGAAGATTTTGAGGAGGGAGAAATTCCCACTTACGAACAGGTTTTTGCTTGGTTTAGAGAGAAGAAGTTAATAGGGATTGTTTCTACTAAAAGAATAACTAATAATAGAGGATTTGAATATTGTGGTTTTATAGATGATTTAAGGATAGGAGGAAAGATTAATTATATAGAGGATACTCCTTCCTATGAAAGTGCTAGATTAAATGTCTTAAATAAACTTATTGAAATGTATAGAAAAGAAGATAAAACATTCGAGTTCACAGGTGAGACCTTGTTACATAATAAAGTTGTTTTAAATAGAATTAGAGCCGTTGTAGATATTCCTGAGGCCGATGTAAAGAAAGGAGATATAGGTGGTTGGGTTGAAAAAGAAGAAAATCTTTCAGGTAATGCTTGGGTTTATGATGATTCTAAGGTTTACGGTGAGGCAAAAGTTTATGACAATGCTAAGATTAAGGGTGGTTCTGAGGTAAGGGATAGTGCCAAGGTTTTTGGAGACGTCAATATTAAAAACAAATCTGTAGTAAAATATCATGCCTCAGTATTTGGTAATGTTTTAGTAAATATGAGCGAGGTAGGAGGAACAAGTAGACTGTACGGGAACGCCGTTATTACTGATGAATCCAAGATTGGGGATTACGCATGTGTACATGAAGATGCTTTTATAGTGAAGTCTTCTGTATATGGTTATGCTAATGTTTCAGGAAAAGTAATTGTGGAGGGTAATAGTGCAGTATATGATATGGCAAGAGTTTCAGGAAAAGTGGAAATATCAGGCAGGTCTTATGTATGTGGAGAGGTGAGTCTTAGTGGAGAGATTAAAATTTCAGATGAAGCTAGAATTTATTAATCTATGAAAAAAGTTGTAAGAAATTATAAACCAGGAACTTGGGGATATTGGTTGTTCTATCATGGTAAAAATGAAAAATGGTTTAGCCATCCTGAATGGTTTGGATTAAATATTTAAATTGATAAAACAAAAATAAATTATATTTATGAGATACGATACTAAATTTATAGACGAACTAAGACACTACAGTGATAAAGAACTCCATAGACGAATAGCTGAGGATTGGAAAGTTACTTCTATATTACGACCTATTTTAGAGGGGAATAAAATCCATATAGATGATACACATTTCCTTATCAGTCCAGAGAACAAAGACCAAACTGTAAAAAATAAAATAGAAATTGGCAATAATGTAATACCTGCTGATGATTCTACACTTGAAACAAATGAATTAGAGGAAGATGAGACTTTAAAATTTGTAAATAAATTATTAGAATTTCAAGAAGGACTCAAATCTTATAATAAAGAGTTTAATATTTTTGGAGATGATATTACCAATTATGATAAAGACTATATTTTACAACATATAGTTATAAATATGGCAGACTATTTAAAATTTTTAAATTGGAGGTTAGGAGGTAATGATGGGGTTTTCTTACCTGAATGGTTTGATATGAGTCTTAAAGAGGTAATGATTAAGGATTTATATGCTAGAAGATTAAGCGTAGAATTAGAAATAGAGAATTTACAAGACAAAATACAAAAAATTGATAGAGAAATAAAAAGATATGAAAACAATATTTGAAGTTAGAGACCGAGTTTTTGATATAGAACATGGTTGGGGTACAATAATAGAAATAGATAATAGTCTTAATTCTCCTATTGTAATAAGTTTTGATAAACACAAAAATGAAGATACACTTCTTTGTTATAATCTTGATGGTAGTTATGGTAAAAATTCAACTTTTAAAAGATTATCTTTTAGCCAATACTTGTTAGAAAGATTTAGTCAAATTAGACCTATAGTAAATCATTGTTGTTTAGGTAAATATGGAAGATTTTGGAATAATGAAGATGACAAATTTTATGTAGGTAGACTTTTTGGTTATTATGAAGGAAAGGACAAACCTTTTGAAACTACTTTTAGTTCTTATAAATACTATGAACCTTTTACAGATGAACAATTAGAAATTTTAAAATTAGAATAATAAAAATGGAAACACATTTATTTGGCGTAGGAGACAGAGTTTTCGACATCCTGTATGGTTGGGGAGAGGTTACTTATTTATATAACTATGATTGGGAAAAATTAGCATCAGAACGTTTGGTTTGCATAGTTGAGTTTGATGGTGGTGGAGAATGTCATTATACAAAAAATGTGGCTTTGAAGTCACTTTCATTTACAGAATACGGATTTGATGAAAGATTTACTCAAGAAAGACCTATAGATTACAATGAATATATAGGAAAGTGGGGAAAGTTTTGGGATAATGGTGAGAATACAGTTATTGTGGGTAAATTATATGGTTGCTATCAATATCAAATTCATCATTTTAAAGTAAGAACACACGACGATGAAGTTGCTTTTTACACAAACTTCGAACCACTAACGGACGAACAATTAAAAGTATTAAATTTAGAATAATGAAATCAGACACATTAACAGTAGTAGATAAAATAACTACAAAAACAGGTGAAATAGCTACCAAAATTGAGAAATCCACAGTGAGTAGTTTAGATGAATTTATAACCAAATATGAACCTTCAATATCTTCCAAGTTAGGTAGTATGTGGGAGTTCTTTAAGGAAACTTCTAAAAGTGCTTTTGATGCTTTTTATAGGTATTTATTAGTTAGAGAAAGTTTTCCAATAGTTTTAACAGTTATAGGTCTTATTGTTGGATATTTTATTTATAAGAAAATTATTTCTTTATTACCGAAAGAAGATACTTTATTTCCACTATTGGAAGTAAAAGAGGATATGTCTTATTTGGAAAAGAATAGAACTCGAGAAACCAATATCGATAATAGTTGGTATAGATTATTTTACAAAATAGCTCCTTTAGCTGTTTATTTGATTATTACTTATATAGCTATAAACAATATAATAACTAATATTTATAATTTAACACAATTAATTATTGCTCCTGAAGCTAAAATATTAGTAGAAATTTATAACCTTTATAAACAATAACTATGAGTTTATTTGATACTTACAAAGAAGTAAAAAAGAGTAAAGTTCCTGATATTGTAAATAAGTTAGGTTTAAAATATGATATTTTCATAACTGATAAAGATTACGAAGATTTAACGCTCGCTAAAAGTGTCTTTAAAGATAGTCGAGTTATACTACATAAAACTTTAAAAGAATTTTTGAGTAAAGAGTATGAAGGGTATACTTTAGAAAAATTAAAATACTATCCTAAAGAGCTCCCGTTACAAGTATTAAACATTTTAGACGAATTTTACGATAAACATGATGCAATTATAGAAAAAAATAAGGATATAAATCATTTTTATATATTAGCACCGAGTAGAGGTTTTAATAAAAGTGGTTTAGCTAACCCTAATAAAATTTGTATTGTATATTCATATTTTAATATGTATATAGAAGTGTGGAATGGCGATATAGATTTAGAAGATTTAACTTTTAAAGAAACGTTTAAAGGTGTTTTTTATAATTTATGGGACAACTTTATAGGAATGTTTGATGATTTTTATATTATAAAAAGAAGTTTCTATTTTAATCCATTAATTATCTTATCAATATTACTAACAATTGTAAACTTTACTTTTTTTAATGATACTGAAAATATTCCTAGTCAAGTGATAGCATATGGAATACTTAATTTAGTAGTAATCGCAGCTAGTGGTATTTATTTTGGTATAAATTTGTGTGAAAAACATATAAAACCTTTTAAACATCTAATGTTTATGATAGGATATTCAGCAATAATAAATCTTATCTTTTTAAATTATAAATGGCCTAAACTTGAAGGTACACATAATTGGGAGAGTAATCAAGGTAATGTTAAAATTAAAATATATAAAGATAGACCTTTGAGGTGGGAGAGAATAAAAAATTAAAATTAGAATAATGAAAAGTTATCAAAAATACTTTGATAAGTGGGGTAAATTTAATGACCATGGTGAGGAAGATTGTAGTATGTGTAAATTAAAAGATGTGAATTATAATGGTCAGTTTGTAGATTATTTAGGTAATAAATGGGATGAGTTCGAACCTTTGACTGATGAACAGGTTGAACTATTGTCTAAAATAACAAGAAACACAGACCTTTTAATAAGTGAAGAACATCTTCCTTATCAATCAAATGTTTTAAGTGATTATGCTCAAGTATTTATAGACCATTTTGGGAGGAGATTTAATTCCGATGGACATTTCTTTGAAGTGGAAATCATATATTCGGAACAAGTAACATTTATGAAATTTAAAGTTATTCCACAGTTTTCTGAATTTAAAAATTCCATTCAATGGTGTGAAAAAGAAAATGAAGAAGTTATTCATCTTCTTTCAGAATTAGGCTATGAAGACTTAAGTGACAAGAGTTTATTACAGAAAGGTATAAAAGGAATGGAGTCAGAATATTTTTATGTCGCAAGATTTAATCAATACAAATATTGGCAGCCTATAATGGCATATTTGGATTTGTCAGATTTTATACATGAGTTTTTTAAAATAACAAGAGGAGGTTAAAAAGTAAATTAAAAAATGTTTTAAAAGAATTAAATAGTTAAATTATGAAAATTACAGAAACACATTGTTTAGGAGAGTGGGATAACACTACTTCTATAGAGATTTTAATGGAAAATGAAGACGGAGATGAACTTCGTTTTTATTTATCTGAAGGTGAGCCCGAAGATATGATATTTGGGAGAAATTTAAATGATGCTTATTCTATTGCAAAAATGCTTAAGTTTGCATATGAAGCAGGTAAGCGTGACGAAAAATTAGAATATGTTCTTGAAGAAGAAAAAGACGAATAATGAAACCGAAAAATAAAATATGCATAATTTGTGGTAGGGACGACCTACCACATTTTTCAAAAAAGAGGTGTAGATACTGTACAATGAAAAGTTACGATAAACCTAAAACAGTCAGAAAAGAGAAAGAGAACAAAGAAGAGTTAGATAAGTATTTCGAAACTTTAATCAATCAATACAAATCTAACCCTGTGTCTCTTGAATCAGGTGAAAGGATTTCTCAAATTGGTAGAGTTAATATTTGTCATCTTTTTCCAAAAAGAACATTTAAATCACTATCAGCAAATTTGGATAATCACACCGTATTAACTTTCGCGGAACACACTCGTTTCGATGATTTATTAGATAAACATGATTTTTTACGATTAGAATCCGAATTTCCTATAAGTTTTGGGCGATTGTTAAAGGTTTACAATAAATACAAGGACGAGATGGAAATAACGAATTTAACTTTAAAGTTAGATGAATATCTTACTAAAGAGTAACTTACTAAACAGTAACATTAATTTTATATAAAGATGAATATTTTTTGGAATGGTTCAGACCTTATCGGTCTTGCAATAATAACTTTTGTAATTTTGGTAGTTCTTGTTAGGCTAATAGTTTTATGGGTTGTGAAAAAGATTAAACAATTTTTTGTCAGTAAACAAGAACCTCCTAAATCGACGGATTATGTTGTAGAACAGCTTAAATTTTTAGTGGCTCGTTATCCTGAAATCAAGATTAAATACTATTTTGAAGATTTTGACAACAACCATTTTATTTGTTTAGACACACGAGAAAATGAGAAATTGCTTTATAAAGAACAATATATTCAAAAGTTTGATAAACGATTTATGTTAAAATTTCCAGATGAATTGTTAGCCTTTGTTCTTTTAGAAGATTATTTAGAGTTCGCAACTAATGGTGAATTAATATTTGAAAGTAAATAAAAACTTTTTAAATTTTGAAGAAATAAAGTAAAAATAATTTGTTAGTTTAAAACTTTTTATTATATTTGCAACATGAAAAAGAAGAAAACCAAATTAGTAGATTTTGAAACATCTTGTTTACTTAAAGATATTGGTTTCAAAGAACCTTGTTATTTCTACTATGTAGATGGAGTGAAACTCATGATGTCGGGTGAAAAACAAAATCACAACGATAGTTTGACACAGACCTCTGTTATATTTACAAAAGATGGAATTGCGTGGTTGAAAAGTAGACTTTCGGAGGAAGACCTGACCCTTTTTGATATACGATATGGTAAATCTGTAAAGTTGAAAGAAGAGTTGAGAGATTTGGAAGATTTAAATAATTTAATAAACTTTTATAAACGAAAATACATAAACAATGGAATTAGAATTTAAAGAAGGCGAAAGAGTGTTCGACATCCGATATGGATGGGGAACGATAAGAGAACCGATAAATGAATGTTTTACAGCTGTAATATTTGATAAAGATAGGATAATAGAATGTTATGATGAGAGAAATGCAGTGACAATGTTATCTTATGAAGAATATGAATTACATGGAAGATGTTCTACAAATTATCGAAAGTATGTGGGAAAATGGGGAGTCTTTACAGATTATGTTCATGATATTGAAGATGCTTTTATCGGTATACTAAAAGATGTATGTGTACACAACGGAAACATAAGATTTACGGTAGAGACTTCTGATGGGGAACTTGAGATGAAAAGATTTATCCCTCTCACCGACGACATGTTAGAACGATTAAACCTTAAAAATAAATAAATATGAAAACAATAGGAGAAATAAGATGTAATGTTGACAATCAAAAAATAGAGTCAAGTTTAATCACAAAAATTAGAGCTGATTTAGCAGATGTTATTGACACATTGGAAGAACAACGAACAGATAAAGATTTGTCACAAGTGAGTGGAGAAAAACAAAGATTAATTTCAATTGCTCAGACTAAGTTGGAAGAGGCTTGTATGTTCGCGGTGAAAGCATTGTACACAAAATAAAAACATTTTATATGAAAACTACAAAATACGATTATATTCTATCGTTATGTACAGGAGATGACCCGATGAGAAAAGTTCTAAGTACACCTTTCAAACAAGAGGGTTATTATTGTGCAACGGATTCATGGATTCTCTGTGTAGTACCTGATAAATATATAAAGGTGGAATATGAACAAAAAGGAACACCTCCGAGTGCGGTAAGTTTACTCAATGATTGTTTGAAAAATTATAAAAGAGAGGTTACTATTAACCGAGATAAATTGCTTTCTTACTTTTCTTTTTCCGAACTCAAGTGGAGAAAATCTCTTAAACAGTGTTCTCATTGTGAAGGTTACGGAGAAGCACCTTGTGAATGTTGTGGGAACTATGTAGAGTGTAATGATTGTAAAGGAACGGGGGAACTTGAAGTTTCCAAACCTTTCTATAAATTAAGACTTGATGGAGACGATGTAGAGTTGAATGGTTTCTATTTTACTCCAAACCTTATAAACAAGTTGTTAATGATTGCGTTTGTTTTAGGTGAAGAACAAATAAAAATGAAATACGGAGAATATCATAAACCTGTAATATTTGAAATAAAAGATTGTAAAATATTAATTTTGCCTGTTAATAAAGAATAATTATGGAAGATAAAAAAGAATTTACATTAAGACGCTTTAGTATAGAATTTAGAGAGGGATACTCTTTTAGAGAAGACCCTGCGGAGCAAGTTGATAGATATGAGGGAAGTGTAACTTTTTCTAATAAAGAATGTGATGTATTCACAATGAAGGTATATCCTGAATTATCCTTCAAAATACTAGAACTTATCAATCAGAAACTTGCAGAAAACACTGAAATATTAGTTAATAATATTAAAATGGCTATTAAAAATGAGAACGATAAAATTTAGAGGTTATACAACCGAACTTACAAAGAATGAATTTGTATACGGAGACCTAATTCATCTTGACGAACACGAAGTATGTGTTATGGAACAAGACTGTAGAAATTGGGATGTGTTGGAAAGTGGATATAGAGTTATTCCTACAACTGTTGGACAATTTACAGGACTTAAAGATTTAGATGGTAAAGAAATATATGAGGGAGATATTATATTACAAAGTAGAAGTTATGACCCTGACAAGAATATTAAACATAAAGTAGAATATTCAGAAAAATTTGGTGGATTTAGTGCGGTACCTATTGAGGGAGAAATTTATAGGGATTCTTCTTTGGATTTAACGGAAAGTCTCATCTATAATCATGGTTTTAAAATTGTAGGAAATATCCACGAGAGCAAAGATACCGTTATTATAAGTGGATTTCCTGGAGTAGGAAAATCATTTTTAGGTAAAAATAATGATGATTTTATTGACTTAGACAGTAGTAGGTATGCAGGAGAAGATAGGTGGCAACGCTATAAAGAAAGAATTGAAGATGCTTTAGGTATTTATAAGTACATATTTGTAAGTTCTCATCAAGAAACAAGAGACATACTTAACGAATTAGGACTTAAATACTATGTTGTATATCCTGATAAAAACCTTAAAGAAGAATATCTTAAAAGATATAAAGAAAGGGGAAGTAAGGAGGATTTTATAGATTTAATGAATAATAATTTTGAATCTTTCATTGATTCTATTGAAAACAATTCTCCTAATGGAGTCAAAGTAAAACTTACAAAAAGTGATGATTTTTTAAAAACCGTAATATATAAACTAAAAGAATATGAGAGCTATAAAATTTAGAGGAATAGATGTGGCCAATGGTGGATGGATATATGGTAGTTTAGTTATATTTAATGACGACTTTCATATATTGGATGGTGAAGAGGATACAGCTCACGACTATAACAGGGTGGACGAAAATACTGTTGGGCAGTTTACGGGACTCAAAGATAGTTTAGGAAAAGAAATTTATGAAGGTGATATATTAAAAAGAATGGAGGGCGAAGGTAATGAAAAGTATAAGGTTGTTTTTGAAGAGTGGATAGGTAGTTATGCTTTAGTTAATGTAGAGACTCCTGAAGATATGAAAGAGTTTAGTAAATTTATAATTGGAGCGAGAAAGTTAATGATAGTAGGAAATATTCATGAAGATATAATTTAAAAAAATTTAAAGAAATGAGTGCAATAACATTAAGAAAATTAAAAGAGATATTAAACGAAATTCCTGATAAGGAATTAGATAAACCATTAATATATAATTCAGACGAATATTTGATGAATGGTGAGATACAAAGTATTTATAAATTGGAAGAAACTAAATATATAACAGATGATTGTGAGTTATTAACTTTACAAGAACTAAAGGAGGATTACGGTTACGAAAATGAGAAGCAGGTGCTACAAGATTGCTTTAAACTCGCAAAAGGAAGTTTCATCATAACATTTTAATTATAATGAAATCAAGAACACAAGAAGACATTATGTTTTCTATCATAAAATTGCACGACACACTTGTAATGGTTTTAAAAGATTTAGATTTTAGTAATGAAGATATAAAATATATGAATCTTCCTGGAAGTGATGTGGTTAAAGCTATGAAAGAAGGGGTGGAAGTGTCGTCTAAATTCGCATTTTCGAAGAATTGGGATGGTGATGTTTATATCATTTGTAAAGATGGTTCTACAACTATAATAGAAAAAGGGTTTTTCTACAAAGAACCTAAACAATACATTGCTGATTTTCTGAATCAACTACTTATCAAGAATTTAGAACGAGAAGTTAAACTTAGAGTGGAGTTATTACAATTAGAACTAATCCATCATAAATTAGAAGAATTAACAGGAATATGAAAATAAACAATTACTCACTTGATGAGTTAAAACTAAAAATACATAGCATTCAGAAATCTTACAGAGAGTTATTGGAAAATGTAGGAATAGATACAGATTATATGGATGTAGATAAAACACCTGTTGGAGATAATATTTCTCATTTCGAGGAAGAGGATATTCTACACAACATGGAGTTTACTATAGAGAATGATAGAACTGTCACATGGAAGATGGACTACACCTACGATGAAAGGTGGCCTGAAGTTTACTCTGGAAAGTTTAAAATAGATGAATTAGATAATTACGATGCTCTTCAGTATGCTCAAGATATGGTTGAAAAACTCATTAGAGATTTGGAGTACTCCATAAGAAGGCACGGAGAGGATATAGAATATGAGAAAAAAGGTTTAGAAGAATTTAAAGCCGTTAAGGAAAAATTATGGAAACTATAAAAATACCGTTAGGGTATTATGAGATAGATACTGAAATTGAAGAATCCACTGATATAGATTCTATCAATGCTCCAAGTATTTTTTATTTGGAAGAGGTGGCTCGTAATAATAACATAATAATTTTATAAATGGAAAAACAAATATTTAGAGTAGGAGACAGAGTTTATGACTTTTACTACGGGTGGGGAACGATAACTGCTAAGAGAGAAGATTTTGAAAATACTGATTATATTTGGGTAGTTGGCTTTGAAAACGGATATATTGAAGATTATACTATTGAAGGTAAATATGAAATAACAGATAAGTTTCGCAGTCTTTCTTTCACAGAGTATGACTTTGTCAAAGGTGGTTTTAGTCAAGAAAGACAAATAAACTACGAGGAATATATAGATAGGTGGGGTAAGTTTTGGAATGAGGGTGATAAGGTTGTTATAGATATACTTGCAGAAATAGATACTGAAGAGTATGGTAGGATGGTGTTTAGTCCATGTATTACAAACATGTATTACGATAACTTCGAACCACTAACGGACGAACAATTAAAAGTGTTAGGGTTAGAATAATGTATTTAACAGAAAGACATATCATAAAGAACAATAAAGAATTAGACGAATTATGTTTTAAGACAAAAAATCTTTATAATAAGGCTTTATACTTAGTTAGACAACATTATTTTGAAACTAAAGGTTATTTAGATTGGGTTAAAGTTAATAGACTCATGGTTGATTCTAAGGATGTAGATTACTATTCATTACCTTGTAAAGTTTCAAATCAAATTTTGAGGATGCTTGATGATAACTTTAAGTCTTTCTTTGCTTTACTTAAGATGAAACAAAGTGGTAGCTATGATAAATCCATTAGAATCCCTAGGTATTTAGATAAACAAGGTAGAACTGTTGCTATTTTTCCTAAAGACGCTATATCAAAGAAATCTTTAAAGAAAGGAATAATTAAATTATCTTCTTTATCTATAGAAATACCTACGAAAGTAACTGAATCTAATATAGTAGAAGTTAGAATACTTCCAAGAAATAATCATCATGTAGTTGAAGTAGTTTATAAAGTAGATGAAGTTGAATCTAAAAGTGATAATGGAAGATATGCTTCTATTGATTTAGGATTAAATAATTTAGCTACTGTTGGTTCAAATGTTGTTAAACCTTTTATTATTAATGGTAAACCTTTAAAGTCAATTAATCAATATTGGAATAAAGAGAAATCGCGGTTACAATCATTGTTAAAAGGTGACAAGAAAACATCAAAAAGAATAGAAAGTATAACAAACAAAAGAAACAATAAAGTTAAAGATTATTTACATAAATCTTCAAGATTATTAGTGAATTTCTTAGTTTCTAATGACATAAGTACTCTTGTAATAGGATACAATGAGGAGTGGAAACAAAACATTAATATTGGAAAGAGAAATAATCAATCTTTTGTTAATATGCCTTTTTATACTTTTATACAACAGTTAGAGTATAAATGTAAACTGGAAGGAATTAATATTATTCTTACAGAAGAATCTTATACATCTAAATGTAGTTTTCTAGATAATGAAAGTGTAGAAAAACATGAGAATTATTTAGGAAAAAGAATAAAAAGAGGACTTTTCAGGTCAGCTAAAAACAAGATAATAAATGCTGATTTAAATGGTTCACTTAATATTCTAAAGAAAGCAGTTGGAGAATTTCAGTACCCAATAGAGGTGTGTAGTACGCCATTAAGAATGAATATTTAGTAATTCTTATAAAACTTAATACAATGAATGAAAATATTTTAAGTAACTATGAAGGTACGGAATGGTAGTAGAAATTCAAAATTGGAAAACGATGATTACAAAAGAATTCATAAAAACAATACCTTTCACTATTAGAAGGATACAGAGAAAGTTCAAAGATGTTGCAGAAAATTTAGATGTTAGGTGGTTAGGCTCCCCTTTCGGAGATGATATAACAGACCTCTCGGACGAAACTTTGTTGACTTGTTCTACGATTTCAATAAACCTAAATAACAATTTTGTGGAATTAGAAATCGCTGGCGAGAGTGATGTTACAAGATGCTATATTGAATTTGAGTTTTTAAATTTAGACGAAACTCAAGACAACGATTTCATTTATAATTTTATAAAAGACGAAGTTAATCACTTAATTGAGGCTGGTGAGATGGTTTATTCTGAAATAAGAACAATTGTTAAATTAGACACGGAAGATTTGCTCAGATATAAAAAAGTTTTAGAAAAATTAAATGCGAAATAATTTGGAACTTTCAAATAAAAGTTATATTTTTGCAACTATAAAAATTAATTATGACAAAAGATAGTAAAGTAGAACACGATTTTATCTACCCTCCACACTTTGTAGAGTTGAAGAAAAAGATTGTGAGAAAACTACACAGACTGAAAGATTTAGGAGAAGGAACAATCTTAACTACACTTACAGGTAGTGATACTTATAAAATAGTAGGTGTGCGTAAACAAGGTTACCATCTTTTAAATCTATCAACAGGTAGAGTTATTAACGAACTTGGTGAAGATGTTGAAAATCTCTATGTTAATTTGGGTAAAAACCCAACGCTTATGGATGTTTTAGAACTTATCGACAGTGGTTTCTGTTGTGAGAGTTTTACAAATGGGATAAGTATTGTTAATAATAAACTACAAGAAGAAGTTTGGTGGAACACAGAAGAGTTATTCTTAAATGACCAATCTTTAGAAACTATTAAAGTTTTGAACACATGGATTTCGTAAAATCCACAAATTGAATATTAACTTTTTAAATTTTTTATTATGTCACAAAAAGAAAAATTAAACGAACTATTAGAAACTGTGGAAACAACACTTAACACAGTAAAAGAAGACGCTGTAAAATTTGTTGAGAAAAACAATGCTTCAGCAGGAACGAGAGTAAGAACAGGTTCAATGGCAATTATTAAACTGTTGAAAGAAGTTCGCACCCTCGTGAGTGAGATTAAGACCAAATAATACTGACATATTATTCTTAACCATCGAGAGGGACATTCTTCTCGGTGGTTTTTCATTTTAAAAATTCAAATAAATTATGTATTACATTTATTGTGATGGGGGTAACAACGCATTATCCGACAAGAAAGGAGTTTGGGCATTTGCTGTTATCGAACATAACAGAGTTATTGACGAACATTATGAACTGATAGAAGATGCTACTAATTCAAGAGTGGAAATCCTTGCTTTATACAATTCTCTATTATATGCAGAACAATTAAACGAACCGTGCATCATTCGTTCTGACTCTCAATATGTTGTAAACAGTTATAACGATTGGGTTTATAAATGGGCTCACAATGGTTGGAGAAAAGCAGATGGGGGAGAAGTTGCTCATCAGGACTTATGGGAAAAGATAAACGAAATACGCCACGCTCATATTGTGGTAGAATGGGTGAAGGGTCACGGGACCGATAAATGGAACAATTATGTAGACAAGCTCACTCAAATCGGTCGTAAGAAAGATAAGAAAAAAGAAAAGAAAAAAAAGAAACAGTTAAATAAAGACAACTTCTTTTTGTGGTTTATTAATAATTTAGATGAATTTGAAGAAGAAGACTTTGACACTATTATCAACCTTATTACAACTTATGAAGAAAAACAAGGAAAAGTCAGCAGGCAGGACATGGCTTTTAGACATTGAGGTCTATAACGATTTGTTCTTATGCTCGTGGCAGGATTTTCATAGTGAAGAGATAGTAGTTTGTGAAATCAGTCAGCGAAAAGACGACCGTGAGAAACTGTTTAAATCATTGAAAGAATTTAAAGGTTTCTTAGTAACTTTCAACGGACTTCATTACGACGAGGTAGTTTTATCTTACTTTATGAAGAATTGGAAACGGTTGAAAGATGAAAGTGTTCGTGATTTCTGTTACGACATTAAAGATTTCTCAGACATGTTAATTCAAGATGAAAATAGTTTTGAGAAAATAAAAGAGTATAAATGGTTTAAGAGACCTTGGAAATCAATAGATGTTTATACACTTGGGTGGAGTAAAGGTTTAAGAATTTCAAAACAAATAAGCTTGAAAGCCCTTGCCGTCCAATTAAGACATCCTGAGATACAGGAATTACCATTTGAAATAAACCATTACTTTGAAGATAAAGATGAAGAGATAGATGCTTTAATACACTATAATACAGTAAACGATATTGGTGTTTTAAGAAAGATATTTATTGCTTTAGAAGAAGAGATAAAATTAAGAGGTTACATTTTAAAAACTTACGGTCTTGAATGTTGGAGTTTAGATGCTCCGAAAATTGTATCAGTGTATCTGTTAGATGTTTATTGCAGTGCTACCTTTCCATGGGACATATGGGAGGACGACCTTGATTGTGATAAGAAATATATGGAATATGTTAAGATGGTTCGTAACCAAAGATATGAACCTAAATCTTTTACAATAGGGGAACACTTACCTGAAGTACAATTTAAAACTAAACCATTTCAAGAGTTACTCGAAAGATTTAAAAAGAGTAGAGGTGGTTTCAAAGAAGACTTTCCTGTTGTCAAAAATGACACGGCTGTAATGCTCGCACCGTCTGTTGGGGGTATTCATTCTGTAAACAATAATCAATATTTTGAAAGTAAGGATGGGTGGGTTATTGTTGATGCGGATGTTGCGTCTTTGTATCCTACCTTATTTAAAGAATATGGTTTTCTTCGAGACGAATTGAAGGTGGTTCTTGACAAATATTGCGAAATTATTGACGACCGAATTGAAGCGAAACGAAATGGAGATAAAGTTAAAGATAAGTTTTTGAAATTGGTACTTAATAGCTTCTCAGGGCTCGTGGATAGTAATGTAACTTGGCTATATTCACCCGAAAAAATCCTCGCTTTAAGGGTAACAGGACAACTTATACAATTAAAATTCATAGAAGAACTTACAGAACTTCAAGGTGTGAAGGTATTGTTCACTAACACTGATGGTACTTTATGCATGATAAAAGAAGAGTTATTACCAAAATATTGTGAGATTGCTCAAAACATTGCTAAGGAATTTAGAATAGTTTGGGAATTTACTATAAATAAAAAGATAGTATTTTCAAATACTAATTCTTACATTTCTGTAATTGATGAATCTTTTATGTTAGATGATGATGCTAACATGATTAATCATAAAACAGGGCTTAATAAAATTAAGAGGAAAGGTTCTGTGTTTAGATATGGTGGTGATGTTCCACTTGGAGATTCTACGAATGAGGAAGTTATCCCACGAGCATTAGAGGCGTATTTAGTACATGGTATTTCACCTGAAGAGTTTATTTCTAACCCTGAAAAAAACGGTTTAACTATATTTGATTTTTGTTGTGCTAAAAAAGTAAACAGAAACTTCGAGGTTTTCTTTGGTGAGGAAAAAGTACAAAACATTAATCGTTATTACTTCTGTCGTAAAGGTGAATATCTGATGAAGAAACGGAAAAACTCATCAGAAAATAAACAACATTTACATAAAGGTAACCCTGTAATGTTGCTTAATAATTATGATGAGAATAAGCCGTTAAAAGATTACGATATTGATTTTAAATATTACATTGCTAAAACTAATAAGATAATACAAGAGGTTGAACATGATTTAAGAAATCCTTCTCTTTTTGGTTAAGTGAGGTTTTATTATTTTTATTGTTTAAAAAGAAATCGTTAAATTTGTAATTCAAATAAGATTTAATGGCTGCGAAAAGTAAAAGTGCTAAATACTACGCCAGCAATCCTAAAGCTCGTGCTAAAAAGAAGGCTTATGATACAGAGTTTAATAAAAAACCTGAACAACGAGCGAAGCGTTCTGAACTTGTAACAGAGAGAAGAAAGCGTGGGATATATGGTAAAGGTGGTAAAGATGTAGCACATACAAGTAAAGGACTTGTTCTTAAAAGCCCGTCTGCTAACAGAGGTAGTAAAACTGATAGTGCAGGGGATAGAAGAAGTCGTGGTGGTAAAAAAAAGAAATAAATTGGAAAGAATCTTGTGATAAAATTTGCAAGATTCTTTTTATTTTATTATCTTTGCAAACAAATAAGTATAGTTAATGACAGAACAAGAGAAACTAAAGAAAGAGTATGAAGGTCTTGCTAAGTTTTTAGGATGGATTTACATACCTTTCGATGATTACCACCAAGAACATGTAGGTTGGTATTCAGAAGACCCCCGTTTAATAACAGCTCGTAAAGGAGTGCAGAAGAATGGTAAACATATAAGTTTTGTTGCTCGCCACACATTAGCGTTAGATTTTCGTTACAATTACGATAGATTAATGCAAGTGTTTGAAGTATTGAGTAAGAAGTATGGTTTAACACTTTCTTTCACAAAAGAAGGTTTATGGATAAACGATGGCGAAGACGATATATTCTTTGAGGGTAACGACACAAAAGAATGTTTATACGACGCTTGTTTGTCATTCTTAAAATTAATACGAAAAACGGAAAATAAGAAAAAATGATTTTAAAAGATTTACACTGCTTGAGTGGCGAAGTTGATTTTCATCAGCCGTGTTTTACAGCAGACGATAAGTTTGAAATTACCTACAATAGATATGGTTATACCATTAGACTAAATAGTAGTAATGAGAACAATCCTTATGTAAAACGTTTCAAGGAGCTTGGTGAAAAGACTTCTGCTCTCACGAAAGAAGAACTTGAAAATTTATTAACAAGAATTTATAACAAATAAGATGAGTAAAAAACGAGAAAACGAAATCCATTTTGGAAAAGATGCTCGCCTTGCATTGAAACAAGGTGTAGATTTAGTTGCTAACGCTGTTAAAGTAACTTACGGTGCGAAAGGTCGTAATGTACTTATTTCTAATTCGAGTGGATTTCCACCACACATCACAAAAGACGGTGTGACTGTTGCAAAATCAGTAGAGGTAGACGACGCTCTTGTTAGACAAGGTGCTTTACTAATTCAATCAGCATCAGAGAGTGCTAACCGTATCGCAGGTGATGGTAGTACATTAACAACAATTCTTACACAAGCCCTTGTGAATAATGGGTTTGAGTCAGTGGACAGACTTCGTAATGTCAATGTTACAGATGTTAAACGAGGTATGGATTACGCTAAAGAAGAGATTGTTAAAATTATCGAAGGACACGCTGTTAAAGTAGAGAGTGTTGGAGAAATCAAAAATGTAGCAACAATTTCAGCAAACAACGACCCTGTTATCGGAGGGTATATAGCTGAAGCATTTGAGAAAGTTGGAAAACACGGAGTAGTATCATTTGATAACTCTGAAACTCATCAGTCGTATGTAGAGTTTGTAGATGGTTATCAGTTTGATAGAGGTTTGATTACACCGTATTTAATAACAGATGCTGAAAGACTAAGAAGTGTAATGGATAATCCTTACATTATTATTACAGACTATGTTATATCAAGTGCTTCTGTATTTGAAAACATTGTAAATAAAATCCTTGAAGCAAATCGCGAAAATAATGAAAACCGAGGGCTTGTAATTATCTGCGATGATATGGAGTTTCAATGTGTGCAGTTGTTCTTGAAAAACCACGCACAAGGTATTATTAAAGTTTGTGTGGTTAAAGCTCCTGAGTTTGGAGATAGAAGATACGATATGTTACAAGATATGTGTATTGTAACAGGTGCGACTTTCGTTAGTAAAGAAAAAGGTGATAGTTTTGAAACTCTTGAACTTGATGATTTAGGAGAAGCAACATCTGTGGTAGCAGATTTAGAAAATACCACTATCATCGGTGGTCAAGGTAGCGTGGAAGCGATTACTAAACGAGCAGAAGATATTAAAGCTCTTATGGATAACAAGAAAGGTTATGCTTTGGAAGTTTACGAGAAAAGACTTGGAAAACTTACAGGTGGAGCAGCAGTTATCAAACTTGGTGCAACATCGGAAGTAAACCTTAGAGAGATGAAAGACAGAGTAGAAGATGCAATTAGTGCTGTTAAGGCTTCTATAGAAGAAGGTGTGTTACCTGGCGGTGCTTCTTTCCTTTATAGAATTGGAGCTGGTATTTACAATCTTCAAGTTCCTGAAAATACAACATCTGTGGCATTTAAACTTGGTTTAGACATTGTTAAGAAATCGCTTGTTGTTCCATTCTTAACACTTCTTGAAAATGCTGGATACATTATCGGAGAAGAAGTAAATGACCCTGTTGAGAATTTAAAGAACAATGATGACATAGGTTTCAATGTTTTAACAGGAGAGTTTGTAAATATGTTTGAAGCAGGTATCATAGACCCTGCGAAAGTGATAAGATTGGCAACTGAAAATGCGATAGACACTGTTAGTACAATGTTATTAACTGAAGCAATTGTATTAGGTGCTGATGAAAAAGGAAAAGGTTTAAGCAATTTTAATTTATAATATATGAAGAAGTTTATAGAAAACATTAGAGAGTTTCAAGCTAAATTAGCAGAAGTAGAAGAGGGTTCTTTAAAAAACCTATTTGGAGAAGAGTATGTAGAAAGAGTAAATCTTAGAAACAGACTTCTTACAGAAGAAACACAGGAGTTGGAAAACGCTCTTTCTCGTAGAGATGATGTAGAAGTGTTAGATGCAGGTGTAGATAGTTTATATATCTTGCTTGGAACAATGCACGAATACGGATTGCTCGACAAATTCGAAAAGGCATGGGATTTAGTTCATGCGAATAACATGACTAAACTTGATGAAAACGGTAAAGTTGTCAAAAACGAATATGGTAAAGTCATCAAACCAGCGAATTACAAACCTGTAGATTTGACAGTTCTATTTGAAAAGAAACAACCCGCAAAAGTAATCGTTGTGAAAATGATTGGTTGTGGTCCATGTATGGAGATTGAAAAAGAATTACCTAATGTTAAAGGTTTACCTGTTGAACAGTTTATAGGTTATGAGAAACCTGAAATTATGCAGAAATATGGAGTTAAGAAGTTTCCTACGGTTATTATCGTTGATGAAAACGATGAACCATTGTTTACAAGACCTGGTTTCACAACAGCTGATAAGATAAACAAAAGAATAGATGAACTTAGAGGAAATACGAGCGTGGAATAAGCGTCTTAAAGATGCTTTTCCAGGGATAAGTTTCCAAGAGGACATTCATAAGTACACTATTGCAGGGCAGGAGGACAGACCTATAAAGTCTGTCTCTGCTCTCATGAAGTACTTTTATGAAGAGTTTGACTCTGACACCCTTGCTGAAAAATATGCTAAATCAAGGAAGTTAGACCCTGAAGATGTTAAATTAGCGTGGGCTGGTGAAGGTACTATTTCTACTACACATGGTACAAAAGTCCATTTATTTGGAGAAGATTATATCAAATGGAAATGGTTAGGAGAATTAGATGAACCGCCTGTTGTATTCGATAAACAAAGTTTAGGTGTTAAACAATTTTTAGATAGTCTACCATCTTACTTTGTACCTGTGGCTTCAGAGTTACAAATGTATCATCCTGAGCATTGGTATTGTGGAACGGCTGATATTATCTTCTATAATGAGAAGACAGGAAAGCTCTCAATTGGCGATTTCAAAGGTTTAGAGATAAACACACCAATATTGACAACGGAAGGGTTTAAAAAGATGGGTGATATAGAAGTTGGCGACATGGTTTATGACCCTAATGGTTTTCCAACAAGGGTTAAGAATACTTCTAAAATTAAAAAGAAGAAGAGTTACAAAATCAAGTTTGATGATAACTCAGAAATCATTGCTGATTTTGAACACCGTTGGAAAGTTTTCAGATTAGCAAGCAGAAAAGAAGTGGAAAGTGTAGAAACAACTGAGGAAATTTATGAAAAGATTAAAACATTCACTAAAGGAAATCGTAAATCAGAACATATTGTTAAGGTGAGAAAAGCTAAACCTCTATTCAACATCCTGAAAACATGGACTTTTGGGTATTGGGTTTATGGTTTGCTGATGGTAACAAGCACTATCCTACTATTTGTAAGGGTGATGAACGTATTTGGGAAGAAGTTGAAAGACGAGGTTTTCATTTAAGTGTAAATCATAATCGTAACGATGATAGACGATGTAGGGCTCACACTGTGTATGGTTTGTCAAACATGTTGAAACATTTCGGTTTAGTGAAAAATAAACATTTACCTGATAAACTATTAACCCATACAACTTTTGAAGAGCGTTTAGAGTTACTACAAGGTTTCATGGATGGTGATGGACATTATAATAAAGCAAGAAATCGTTATGTTATAGGAACCACGCAGTTGTGGATGGTGGACTTTTCGCTAAAGTTGTTAAATTCTTTAGGTGTGAAAGCAACATTGCTCAAATCGAAAATATTCTATAATGGTCAACAAATAGACCGCTACGATATATGTTTCTCCACAGATGAGTTTTCACCTTTTTTGGTGAGAGTTGCTGATAATAAACCTTTACAAAAACCAACTAGTTCATTTTTAAGAATAAACTCTATAGAACCTGTTGGAGAATGTTTAACTAAATGTATAGAGGTGGAGAGTGACACTCATATGTTTTTATGTGGAAAGGAACTGATACCTACCCATAATACAAACAAAGTAATAGAAGGTGATAAATACTCCGAGAAACCGTTAAAATACATTGGTGAGAAGTACGGGTTGGATTCAAGTAATCTTTCGAAATATTCAGTTCAATTCAGTTTTTATCAATTGATGTTGCAAAATAAAGGGTTTGAGTTTGACACTCGAGTTTTAATACATCTTACAGATGATAAATTTGAAAAGAAACTTTATAAGACTTATCGAACACTCGATTTAACAGAAGATTTAGATAATTGGTTATTAACTAAAGAACATTTAAAATGAAAACATGGTTATTTATAGCAGCGTTGCTACTTTTAGCATACGGGATTTTCGAACCTTCTATTCGTAAAGACACTTCGAATAAGCGTTGGTTAGTATTTTTCAACCCTTTTACAAATAAAATGACGAAAATATTTTTGTATTAAGAATATTATTCATATATTCGCAACATGGAAAACGAAAAGAAATTAGATTATAAGATTGAGGAACAACAATATGACTTCCTCAGTAAAGACATTACGAGACCTACAACATTCATCAGAAGGTTTCAACAAGGAAATAACCGTTTTTACTATACTGTAGACCCTACAGGAAAAGTTAAACTTTATTCAAGTGGTACAACACTTATTAAAGATGGTTATGCAGAAGATAAGATTGCTCTTGAAACTTGGAGAAATAAACTTCGAGCAGAAGGTAAAGACCCAGGTAAAGAGTTAGAATACGCTGCTTCAAGAGGTACTTTAATGCACTTCTTATTAGGATACTATATTCAAGGAAAACCTATTAATCTTTCAGATTTAGATATTCTAATCAACGAGGAAGCACCCGAGCTTACAATGTTACCTTACTTTGGTGAAATCATGGCGAAGGATACAGAATGGTTGCAAAAAGCGATTTTAGCATTTGGTCAATTTGTTGAAGATTACAATGTTAAACCTGTCGCTCTCGAACTTATCATGAAATCTGAAAAATACCAAGTAGCATCTCCGATTGATATGATTTGTAAAATGACTATTAAAGAAGAGGGTTATTTTGGTGAGGTTTGTAAAACAGGAGAAAAGAAAGGACAACCTAAACTATCAAAGCAAGAAAGAGAAGTTTATGCAATTGTAGACTTTAAATCCACACAATCAGGTTTTTATGATTCTCATTATTTACAACTTCAATTATATAAAAGAATTGTGGCAGAGAGTTATCCTGATTTGAAAATCGAGGGGTTGTTCAATTGGTCACCAAAAGAATGGATAACAAGTCCTTCTTACAACTTAAAAGACCAAAGTGGTACAGATAGTTTACTTGGTAATCTTTGTGAAGTTATTTACGAGCAAGGTAAGATAAAACATACTTGGAAAACACCAACTATTAAATTAGTTGAAGGTTCTGTAAGTATTGATAACTTCAAAACTGATGTTATAAAAAGAGTAAGTCTTGTTGAATTTTTAGAACAATTACATAAAAAATAATGGCTAAGGAAGTAGAATACAAACCGTTCACTTTCCGTTATCAATTAGAACCTTATAAAGGTAGAGACAGCCGTTTTACTTGTCCTCAATGTGGTAAGAAGAATACATTTGCAAGATATGTAGATGTTACTACGGGTGAATATGCAGACGATGACTGTGGGCGATGTAATCGTGTTATTCATTGTGGATATTTGAAATATCCTACAACTGATGAAAAAAAAACAACAGTCGTTAAAACTAAAGAAGTAAAACCTGAATACCTACATTTAGTAGATAGAATAAACTTTGTTAATTCTAAATATGTAGTAGAGTCGATGAGAGATTACGAAGATAACAACTTTGTAAAATTCTTATTTAAATACTTTAATAAAGAAGATGTAATAAAAATTATCAATTTATATAGAGTAGGAACAAGCGATAAGTGGGAAGGCTCGACAGTCTTTTGGCAGTTGGATGAAGAGTTTAATACTCGAACAGGTAAAATAATGTTGTATAATGAAGTAGATGGTAAAAGAGTTAAACAACCTTACAACCATATTACTTGGTTTCATACACCTGATAAAGGTATTTACAATGATTTCAACTTAGAACAATGTTTTTTCGGGCAACATTTGCTACAAGAGAATAATCGCACAAGACAGATTTGTGTGGTAGAGTCAGAGAAAACAGCAATTCTTGGATGTTTAGCACAACCTGATTGTATTTGGATAGCAACAGGTGGTATTCAGAACATCAATGAACAAAGAATGGAAGCATTACGAGGGCGGGAAGTTGTATTCTACCCTGACAAAGGAGATGCTTACTATGTATGGAAAGACAAAATCGAGCCTTTCTTAAGCCTTGGAAAGTTTAAAGTTTCTAATTACCTTAATAAGAAAACTGAATTACAAGAAGGTGACGATATTGGAGATTTAATCATTAATAAATTATTATAGACATGGGACAGAAGAAAATTTACGAACACACGCAGGAGTGGAAACAATCAAAACCACACCGAAGAGACAAAATTAACTTAACAATTTACAAAGATGGAAAACCGATTAACAGCAAAAGATAAAATTATCTTAGTAAATGTTGAACCTTTAAAAGACCAACAATCAGGGTTTAAGGTTCATGACGAGAGTAAACATCACAAGGCGACCGTATTTGCTGTCCCAAGTGATAGTAAACTACAAGTAGGGGAAACAGTGGTTCTTAGAGAAAAAGCTATTTCAGAAAAACTTGTATTTGAAGGAACAACTTATCATTTTGTACAAAATTTAGATATACTTTGTGGAATTAATGGAAAATAAAACAATAGACACAACAAAACATGCATATGATTTCGGTGTAAATATCGAAATCCCTGGAACATTATTTTTATCTCTTTTGAAAATAATGGATAAACTTGCTAAAGAACAGGTATCAGCACAATATAAGATTGATGTTCGTTCATTAAATCATACAGCATCACCTGAAAACTTGATGCAAGTTATATCACCTGAAGGTGTTACATATTTTAACATTTTAGGAGATATGGAAATGTTACATGAGAAGAATATTCAAGAAGGTAAAACAATACCTCAAGAAGAATTTACAGAAAAACTTAAAAAGAAGATAGAGGGTGAAATTGAAGCTTCTCAAAAATTAGCAAAACGACCAAAGGTTGCTAAAACTGTAAAATTAGGTTCAAGAAACAATAAAAAGAAAAAATAACATGCTTACTGCTAAACAAGATAAGTGGGTAGTAAAATGTATAGAGAATACTATTAAAACTTTAGATACTGAAACTCATAAAGAAGTTATCGAAGAATTAGAAAACATTAAAAAGAATTTCACAGAAGGTTCTGTAACACGATTAGAATTTAAAATGAGTCATGAAGACTTGAAAGAAATTGATGAGTGTTTAGAACAATTAGAGGAAATTAGTAAGTATTATTCTTCAGTCTTAGATATTCATATCACCCAAGAATATGATAAGATTAAAAAAGCGATGACTCCTTTACTTGAATACCTTGCCACTTTAAAAGATACAGTTAACAATGATGTTTCTTTTAATGAAGATTTACTTAAAAAAGAAATCAAGGCGGAGGTAATACAATTGTTATCTGAAGAAAAAGGAATATCTGTAACACAATCTGAAAAATTAGTTTATACTGACCCACGATATTCTAAAGAATTTAGAAGATTGAGAATTTACAACGACTATGCAAACATAACTAAAACTAAATATGATTTTTATCTAAGAGTTTTAACCAATGTAACACAGTCAGTTTCAACAGCATCGAAAGAAGCAGTAAATTCTCGTATGAGTGGTAACGCTTAGCGTTATGTTTTTCATCAATTAAAATAATTAATTTAAATTTGCAAAACCTCCTGTAAAAAGGAGGTTATTTATGTACTATGGGAATATTTGATAAAAGAGTGGCGTTTAAACCGTTTGAGTATCCACGAGCAGCAGAATTTGTAGAAGTTATGCAAAGTTCTATTTGGAATGTGAACGAATTTAACTTTACACAAGATGTGCAAGATTTCAACACACGATTGACAGAACACGAGAAGGAAGTTGTAAGAAGATGTTTATTGGCGATTAGTCAAATTGAAGTATCTGTAAAAACATTTTGGGCAAAACTATATGAACATTTCCCAAAAGCAGAGTTCAATGAGTTAGGTACAATGATGGCTTACCAAGAATTAATCCATGAACAAAGTTATAGTAAGTTGCTGGAAATCTTACACTTAAACGGAGATTTTGAACAAGTACTTCAAGTACCTGAAATCAAAGGAAGAGTGGAATACCTGCAAAAATATATGAAAGGTGCTTCTGATAATGCTAAACAAAATTACGCTTTAAATGTTGCTTTGTTCTCGGCGTTCATTGAAAACTGTTCTTTATTCAGTCAGTTTTTCATTATGAAGTCTATGAATTATCATAAAGGGTATTTTAAAGGTGTAGACAATGTAATATCTGCTACTTTCCTTGAAGAAGATTTACATGCGAATGTGGGAGCATGGATTATTGCTACGATTAGAGAGGAATATCCTGACTTCTTTGATGATGATTTCAGAAAGAAAATGATAAGAGCTTGCCACAAAGCTTACGACGCAGAATTAAATATTGTTCGTTGGATATTACAAGGACAAGATTTAGAATATGTAACATTTAATATGGTAGATAATTTCTTGAAGTATAGATTTAATAAGTCCATGGAAATGATGGGTTATGAGAAATTATTTGAAGTTGACGCGGAAGAACAAAAGAAATTCGAATGGTTTAATGCAGAAGTGGCTTTAGATAAACATGTGGATTTCTTTAATAAGAGACCTACCAACTACGCGAGAGACTTGGAAGATGTAACAGAAGATAGTATTTTTGGATAAAATGAGATATAGATGGTTTAATGAGGATGCAGAATCCTTTATGAGAAACAACGAAGCATACCTTCGTAATGATGAAAGTTTAGAACAAAGAGTAGAACAAATTGCAACTCGGGCATTTCGAGAAATCTACAAAAGTGAAGATTATTATAACAAGTTTATAGACTATATGTCTAAAGGTTATATTTCTTTATCGACACCTGTTTGGTCTAACTTTGGTAGAAAAGGACAATTAGCGATTAGTTGCTTTGGGTCTTACATTGAAGATTCTATGGAATCTATTTTAGGGACTGTCGCTGAAGTAGGAACAATGTCAAAGTATGGAGGTGGTACTTCCGCGTATGTAGGTAACCTTAGACCGAGAGGTGCTAAAATTTCAAAAGGTGGTACTTCCGACGGAGCTGTACATTTTTGTAAACTTTTTGAAAGTACCGTGAATGCTTGTAAGCAAGGTTCACAAAGGAGAGGTTCGATGTCTGTTACTTTACCTATTGAACATTTGGATATTAATGAGTTTATTAAGATACGACACGAAAGTAGTGAAGTTCAAGATTTATTCCCAGCTATTTCAATTGGTAATGAATGGTTTCAACAGATGTTAGACGGTGATTCTGAGAAGCGAAAATTATGGGCATCAATATTGCAATCAAGACAGAGAGTTGGTACCCCATTCATATTCTTCAGAGATAATGTAAACAATCAAAGTCCTGAGATTTATAAATATACAGGTCAGACAATACAAGCGTCTAATCTCTGTATGGAAATTAGTCTTTGCTCTAACGAACATAAAAGTTTTGTTTGTTGTTTAGCTTCACTTAACGCTCTTTACTTTGACGAGTGGAAAGAGACAGATGTGGTTGAAGTATTAGTTGCTTTTTTAGATACAATTCTTACAGACTTTATTGAAACAGCTAAAGATATTAAGTTTTTAGAAAAAGCTGTTAATTTTGCAAGAGAAGAAAAGGCAATCGGGGTAGGGATTTTAGGTTATCACTCCTATTTACAGAGTAAAATGCTACCATTTGAAAGTATCGAAGCTAAAATCTTCAATGAACAATTGTTCAAATTCATTAAAGAAAGAAGTTCTGCCGAATCTAAACGATTGGGTGAAGAATTAGGATATGCTCCTATATTCGAGGCTGAAGGTTTTACAGGTGAGAAATTTAGACATGTAACAAGAATGGCTATAGCCCCAACCTCTTCTTCTTCATTTATTTTAGGACAAGTTTCTCAAGGAATTGAACCTTACAGAAGTAACTATTATACAAGAGATATGGCGAAGAAAAAGATTATCTTTAAAAACCCGTATCTTGAAAAGATTATAAACGAAAGAGTTGAGAATCCACAAGAAGTATGGGATGAAATTCTTAAAAACTTCGGAAGTGTTCAGAAGATTGATTGTTTAACAGACCATGAAAAAGAAGTGTTTAAAACTTTTAGTGAAATCTCTCAATTGGAAGTTATCAATCAAGCGGCTCAAAGACAGGTTCATATAGACCAATCTCAGTCTTTGAACATAATGTTACACCCTAAAACACCAGCGAAGGATATTCATCAATTGATGGTTCACGCACATATGTTGGGTGTTAAAACTCTTTATTATCATCACAGTATATCTGCTTTACAAGAATACACAAACACCATTGTTTGTTCAAGTTGTGAAGCTTAAAATTATATAAAGATAATGTCAAATTTAGAAATTATAAACGCTCAAGGTGTAGGTTATACCACAGAAGATTTTGCACCTTTTAGACCTTCAAATTGTGATACACGAGGAGCTATGACTTTTAAAGTTAAAGCAGATGGTCACTTTAAAAGAAAGATACAACTTTCTGTTAGTGGTAGTGACAGTGGTTGTTCTTACACCGTGAGAATGCAAGGCGGAACTATAAATGGAAGTGCCGAGTTTCATAAGAACTATCCTGTGAAACCCACAAATAATGAGAAAAGTCGTTTAGATTTTGCTTTTGTGGATAAGATAGATGTGGAAGTGGAATTTACAAATGAGGCTATTGTTACACTTGAACAGGAATTACCAGCTGCAGTTTTCAATCATAAGAGAAATGAACCTTGGTCATTAGTTCATATTACTTGCAACCCGTGTGGAGGATATGACCCAGAACCTACAATCAATGTTAATTCCTGGATGCATTTATTTGATAAAGGTTTTCAAATAAATGCGGTTACATGCGGTGCCCAAGCAGGGATATAAAAATAATTTAAAAAAGAGGTGATAAAATTTTGTCATCTCTTTTTCTTTTCTTATATTTGCAAAAAATTATCAAGAATGATAAAAGACAGAGTTAGAAAAGACGAAGATGAAAACTTCGTAATGAGTCCCGACCCAATACACATGAGGGATGTGCGGGGTAAAGTTATAGCGATAGTTTGTATGAACCAAATTAAAGCAATTGGTAAAAACAATGACTTAATGTATGAACTTCCCGAAGACTTAAAACAGTTTAAATCTAAAACAGTAGGTAATAACATTATTATGGGTTATAACACTTGGAAAAGTTTACCAACCAAACCTTTAAAGAACAGATTTAATGCTATTGTAGCCACGAAACCTTGTGATATAGAAGAGAGTGAAAATGTAAAAGTGTTTGAAAGTGTCCCTGAAGCAATAGAATATTGTAAAAGAGATAACAAATTGTTATACAATTCTACAACTTATATTATAGGTGGTGGTAGAATATATGAAGAAGCAATGCCTTATATCGACGCCATAGATGCCACTATTGTTGATGATGATGCTGAAGGTGATGTCTACTTCCCACACATAGATTTGAATGAATTTACGGCAAGTTATACGCGTTATCCGATAAAAGATGGAAAGTATATGACAGATGGTGTAATATTTAAAAGAATAAATAATCGATAATTCTCCTATCCTTTTAGGATGGAGAAATAAATAAAGTTTAACATTAAAAGCTCTATCGGAACATAGAGTTAAAATCAAGGATAGCTGTCTATATAAAATAGAAGCTTTGACCCTTGGAGCCTCACTTTAGAGGTAGTTCACAAGAAAAACAAGTTATGAATAAAGTAGATGAATTTTACAAAGATTTATTAAGTGAAATCTTATCAGATGGGTTTGAGTATGATGACCCAAATAGAAAAGGTACAAAAAGAAAACAAATACCAACCGCGGATTTCTTCTTGTTTGCAAAAGATAATCCTGTAATATCTTTAAGGAAAGTTTACTTTAAAGGTGCTGTTGCCGAACTGCTATTGTTCTTGAAAGGTTCAACAGACATTAGGGATTATTGGAAAGCAAAAGTGAATTTTTGGGATGCTGATTTCTGCAATTATCAAAACATATCCAGCGAGTATCTGCAATTATTAAAAAACAATCCTGAGATTGAAGACGATAAAAGATTTTCACTTGGAAAGATTTACGGACACCAATACGCTCGACAGTATGAGGTTTTTGATAACTTTAAGGAAAACCCTTACAGAACAGATTTAATCATTGATAGTTGGCAGTTAGACAGCCTTGACGATATGAGTTTAAGACCTTGTCACTTCCTGTATCAGTTAATTAAAGAAGACGACGGATTTATGCTTAAATGGTCGCAGCGTTCGGTAGATACCTTGCTCGGCTTACCAATGAATATCGTGTTTTATTTCTTAATGGGTAAAATCCTTGAGATTTGGTCAGGACATAAGTTTACAGCTCTTGAAGGAGATTTAAGAAATGTTCATCTTTATGATAACCAATACGAATTAGCGGAAGAGGTTAGTGAAGTTACGGCTGTAGACAAAGTTCACGAAATACAGATTGACTCGTCAAGTTGGGAATTGGATAAACCGTTTGAAGAGTTTATAAAATCTGTTAAATACGAAGATTTTAAATTAATAAATTACGAACCTGTTTTAAACAAAACAGTAGAAATGTTAGCTTATAAAAAATAATTATAATGAAAGGTAAATTTTTAAACATTCCCGTAGTGGATTATTCAGAAACAGTTATGAGTTTCTTTTGGCACTTGCTTTTTGATTTAGTATTCTTCTTTTTTGGATACATTATTATTCTTTCCTCTTTTGGAATACTGAATGATATGCAGTCAATTTATAGAGATTCTTTAACAGAAGGAATTATATTGCAAACAGCAATGGTAGTAGGAGGTATTCTTATAGGAATCATCTTCAAAGCAGGAGTAAATGCAATGGGTATTTTCAACTATATCCATGCTAAATACGACAAAATTGCTTACCCTGCGATAGTTTTATTATCAGTAATAATTTTAACACTTAATTAATATGTCTAAACAAACACAATCCGTTCCTGTTGTTTCATTACAAACAATAGATGGTTTAGTAGAAATCCATTTAGCGATAGAAACTATTAAAACTGTTGGAGAAAGTCGCACCGTTGGGGCATTTAAGACTTACAGTAATCCTGAATCTGTAGTTTTTAAATATAAAGATGAAAATAAAAAAGAAATTTTCGTAGACAATGATAGATACATTTATTCTCACATTATTCCTTATTTGAAAGGAGAAATAGAAGAGTTTGACGATTATCAAATGGATGAATGGTTTAGTTATCATAAAAACATTCTCAACGAAATTATCATCTTATTTGCAGAAGCGATGGAGATAGGGTTTTTAAAACATGACCCTGTACTTATAAATATTAAAGATTTAATTTTAAAAGAAAGACGAGCGAGATATGACCACATTTGGAACCGTTAAAATAAATGAGTGTTTTAATACTCCTTTTACATCAGCTCAAGGTTTCACGCCTTATTTAAAGTGTAGTAACACAGAGGCAATAAACCTGATGAATTACCAAGTTGAAACTTTTGATACAAACACAGAGGTTGAACCTTATCAGTTAAAAGACTTTTCGCAAGAAGATATAGAAGACGCTTATAAAAAAGCAGGTAAAAGTTTCACTTCTGAAAAAAAGGTATTACAAGTACATGTAATAACTAAAACATCTCTCGATGATGTAAAAGCTGAGTTAAATACTTGGTTGGAGAGTAATTATGATAAGGAGATTAAAATAATAGAGTTTGAGAAAGTAGACTCAGAATTTATATTTATTATTTACCACTATATAAAGAAAGAAAAATAAAATGGCAAGTCCGATTGAAGTAACATTAGACAATGTAGACTTAAGCGTTATTAAACCTGCAAGTGAAGTAGTTGAAGAAGCGAAAGAGAAGATTTTACGAATAAAAAAGGGAGAAGAAAAACCTATCAAAACAAGATATTCTCATTTAAATGAAAACTTGTTAGGTGGTATTTTTAGTCAAATTATTATAACTATTGCAGCCCTTTCAGGATTCGGTAAAACAACAATCCTTAAGCACATTGAAGACGATATGTTTGATAAAACTTTAAATCCTAACTGTGACAATTTTGTATTGTTGAAATTCAACTACGAGATGACAGCGTTTAATTTGCTTTTAAGAAGGTTGAAAGAGTCAATGAAAATACCTATGAAACAAATTCTCTCAGACAATAAGACTTTCACTAATGTAGAAGAAGCAGTGTTTAACGACACTGTTAAAAAAGAAAGTCATCCAAACATTTATTGTGTACAAACTCCTCTATCTCCTAAAGAATGGCTTGTGAATACAAGAGAGTTTTTAAAACAACATAGAGACAAGGAAAAAGTAATTGTTTCTATCGACCACCTCGGACTTATCAAAGATAATGGTAATAAAAAACAAGCGATGGATGAGATGTTGGAATACGAAAACGAATTAAAAAAAGAATTTTCCAATGTCTCCTTCATCAACCTTTCTCAAATGAATCGTGAACTTGAAAATAGAACAGGTGACCCTAAAAGTCATGCACCAAAGGCTGCAGACTTGTATAATTCAAGTAATATACAGTTCGTGAGCGACCTTGTATTGGTAATCAACAACGCGTATATGCTCGGAATCGACAAATACATGTTTGTTCAGACAAAAAGGTATCCTCACTTGCAGGAGTTCATGATTGATAGCAGGCGAGATAAAACAGCTTTTGAAACTAAAGGGAATATCTTTTGGCACTATATTAAAATCCGTCAAGACGATGTAGACCCTGAAGATGATAGAGATGTTAGATTACAGATAGAAACTCTTTATAAAAAGAAGAAAGTAGAAAATAGTTTACAGATGATGGTTGAGAAACAACCTGAGATTCCTCGAATGGAAGCCACTGAAGATTTATGGGGTGAGAATATAGACTCTCCTTATAACCCAAGCGATGATGCAGATGATTGTCCTTTTTAAAAATAAATAGAAAAACTTATGATTAATTTTGAATATCTTTACAAAGCAGGTTTAACAGACAGCGATTACATATTACTAATTAAAGTGTTACAAAAAGAAGTAGACCTTATCTCCAAAGATGATGCAGATAGAATAAATGAACTGTTAGAAGAAGGTTATTTTACTCTTGTTAAAGCAGGAAAGACTATTCGCGAGCGATTGAGAATAAGTCCTAAAGGTAAAGCATTTTTAGAGAATTTAGATAAACCTTTAGTTACCGATGAGGTTATTCTCGTAGAAGAGAAACTTAAAGAACTGTATGAAGAACGAGGTAATGGAGCAGGTAAAAATTTCAGAGAACGATTGGCATGGTTTATGAATGAAACAGGTTTCAGTCCAAAAGCAATTATTCAAACTGTTGAAAATCACCTACATGCTGATTCCTTTACTTATGCTTTGCACAATTTAATATGGAAGCAACCAAATGTTTTCGCCACTCGACCGAGTTTAGAGGAAAGTCCTCTTTATGAAATGATTTGTAGAGATTATAAATTTAATAAAATAGTTTATTCTGACAAAAAGGACAAAGAACTACACTACTTATTTCAATATGGAAGAGTTGCTCCTCCGAAAGGTTTAAGAAAAGAGTTATATTTTACAGGCTCTTACGAAACAGATTTTGACCACTTTGTAAACTTAGCTGAAGAGCTAACAAAGAAAGTGATAAAATAACGCCTGTTACCTCTGTTGGTAACTTAAAAAGAGACGATGTTGGCAATCGTAAGTGAAAATAAATGCGTGTTGAATGAGTTTAATCCAAAAGATTTTAATACTCTCCTTAACCACACTGTTTTCCTTGTCTTTCGCTAATAATGGTGAGGCTACTTGGTATGCTTATCCAGGAAAGGTTAGAAGGACCGCAAATGGAAGTGTTTTCAACGAAAATGCTATGACTTGTGCCGCTCATACGAAGTACAAGTTTGGAACAAAGCTAAAGGTAACAAATTTAGCTAATGGAAAACATGTTGTTGTGACTGTAACTGATAGAGGTGAGTTCATGAACCACCCTAACGGTCACAAAAATGTAGACCTTACTAAAGGTGCTTTTAGACAAGTTTCAGATTTGAGGTCGGGGCGTATTAAGGTTAAAGTGGAAGTCGTTGAGTAGACTTTCGAAAGCACCCCGTAACAGGGGTGTTTTTTGTTTTGAATTAATTTTTAAATAGTAAATAATGAAAAAATTATTTTTAAGTGCAATTTTTTTATCAATTTGTTTGTATTCTTGTAAAAAAGATGTATCTTTGCAAGACGAAACTTATGTGACTAAAATTTACACAAGTTCAAGTCTACCAATTGTTAAAGTGCAAGTTAACGGTGTAGATAAGTTTCTGTTATTAGACACAGGGGCTTCGTTTACATCTTTACACACGGAAACAATAAAGCAGGTAGGAGGTGTGGTTGGTGACCTTGCACCAATAAACGCAGAAGGATTTGGTGGGTCAGAGAATAAATTATTCAACGCTCACAAAGTTAAATTAAAGTTAGGCGATACCTTTCTAAAAACTACAATTTATGCCAAAGATTATACAAGGATTAAGGAAGTTATTTATCAAGACGACCATATAGAAATAGACGGCATACTTGGAAACGATATTATTAGTAAAAACAATTTTATATTAAACTTTAAAGACAATACGATAACAAGATGAAAAAGATAACACTCAGACCATATCAACAAGAAATCTTAGACAAGATTGACGCGTATCTGAAAAACGATGACATTGTGATGAAACGAGGGCTGGTCATATCACCTGTGGGTTCAGGGAAATCAATATGTATTTCTTCCACAGCACACATGCTTAAAGGTAAAACTGTAGTAATTCAACCAACCGTCGAATTATTAAATCAGAACCTTGAAAAGCTTAGAGCTATAGGTGGTGACGCAAAAGTATATTCAGCAGGTGCTAAGTCCAAAGAATTAGGAGATATTACTTATGCTACTATTGGAAGTATTTACAAGAAAGCAAAAGAATTTAAAAAGCATGGTGTTGTAAATGTGATTGTGGATGAGTGTAATCAATATCCTCCAACGAAAGGGTCAATGTTTCGTCAGTTTATAGACATCGTAAACCCTAAAATCATTATAGGTTTTACAGCGACACCTTGTAGACTTTATTCAGGATTAGGAGAGATGAACGACTCTTACTCTGTAATAAACTTTATAACAAATAAAATTTTAAGAGACACTCCGTTTCTTAAAGATGTTATTCACATTGTACAAGTAAAAGATATTGCAGATAAGTTTTGGTCTAAAACAATGTACGAACAACACGACTTTGACGAGGGTAAACTTCGATGGAACTCGACAGGTTCAGAATATACAGAAACAAGTATTCAAGAAGCAATCTCAGCTCAAGGTATTAACAATAATATCTACAAACGAGTTAAGAAACTGAATGCTGAAGGAATAACAAAAACTTTAACATTCTGTGACTCATTGGAAACAGCTTCAAGAATGGCAGAACTTATTCCTAAATCTGCATACTTAGCTGGTAGTACAGACGCAAAAGAAAGAGAAAAAATTATTACAGATTTTAAAAAGGGTAAAATTTGGAATGTTTTTAACTATGGTATTCTAACCTGTCTCTCCACCGATACAGAAGTATTAACGAAAAACGGCTGGAAGACTAAAAAGTATCTAAAACCAAATGATGAGGTTGCTCAATATGATATGGAAACAGGTGTTATAACATTTGAAAAACCTATCCATATCCACCAGCACACTCATACAACAAGTATGGTTCAAGTTGCTAACAACGAACTTACCAATCTGAGAGTTACCAATGACCATGATATGGTAATCCTTAATAAAAAAGGTGTTTATCATAAAACAAAAGCACATAACATTGTAGGTAAAGAAGTAACAATACCAACAGCAGGTGTAGTCATTAAACCAAAACTTGAAAAGATTGATTATGACAAATGTTTAAAACTTGCCATGTTACTTAGAATGAGTTGTAATAATGTATCTTCTTTAAGGCATATTTTACAAGACTTAACAAGAGGTGAATTTTTAGAGGTTGTGAGGGTCTTTTGTAGGGCATATAGGCAACCAAAATCAAAAGTATACTCTAATATCCACTTCAATAAAGATGTGCTTGATTTACTACAAGAAATCGCTGTATGTAATGGCATTACTTCAACGATTGAGCCGTTAGATGAAGGCTACTTTAAAATAACTTTTTATTTAACAAATAAAGTTACTTTATCTAACGAAGATGCTAAACTTCATAAAATAGTAAAAGAAGAAGTTTGGTGTATGACAATGTCGAAAGGGACATTGATTACCCGTCGTAAAGGTAAAATTGCGATTATGGGAAATACAGGATTTGACTATCCTGAACTACAAGCTGTGATAATGGGTAGACCAACAGGGTCTTATGTATTACATTATCAAATATTAGGAAGAGGTGTTAGACAACACCCTGACAAAGACCATGTTTTACTAATCGATTATGGAAATAATGTAAAACGATTTGGTAAACTTGAAGACCTTAGAGTAGAATTTGTACCAGGAAGAGGTTGGCAGATGTTCGCTCAAGGTAAACAATTAACAGGTGTTAGAATAGGTAGTGAAGACAGTGCTATGCCTTACGAACCACAGAAGAAATTCCAAGCCGATATAAGAAAGAAATTCCCTGACAGTGGTATAACATTCGACTTTGGAAAATATGTTGGTAAAAAACCATCTGAAGCACCTGAGAGCTACCTGAAATGGGTAGTAGAAAATATATTCCCTCGTGGTCCTTGGGACAGAAATAGAGAAAAACTTCTTACAGAATGTGCCCAAGTTTTAGACTACATTACTAAATTAAAAAAGTCCGCTAAATAAAGCGGACTTTCTTTTTATTTATTCTTCATCATAATCGTAATCATCTTCATCATCTACTAAAGCTTCGAAATCTTTTGCTCTCTTGAAATTCGCAAGACCGAGTGAAGCCGTGTTGTGGAACGCGTAAGTACTCATCGAACGGAATGGGTCTTCGTGCATAAACCACTGTCTCGCAGGAGAATATTTGATAAACCACTGACCTAGCTTCGGTATTCCTTTATAAGTTCCTGATGAAACTTCATCAAAAGAAAGAGATTTGAATAAATCAACAAACGGATTCATAATCATCGTAGGAGTTTTCATCATCTCTAACGCTTGAGGTGCACCTGTATGTATTTGAGTAGAACCTAATTCTGAAACAGTTCTCAGATAAACATATAGTAATGATTGTAGCATCCAATTCTCTTTATCCTCATCATCGGAAGCAAATCCCGCCAACAACATTGCTCCTATACCTGCCAACACAAAATGTAGAAGCATTTCAAATCCTTTCTGAACCCCTTGCTTCTTGTTAAGCTGTTGGAAATGTTGAATCATCGCAGCTCTATCAGCATCAGAAATATTAGGGTCATTTATCAATTCTTTTTGAGAAATAGTTAAAAGGTCTAAATCACTTGATGCCGCAACAACCTTCCTAAATTTATTTCCAAAATTTCGAAGAGTTCTGATAGCACTCACTAATCCACCGCCTTCATACTGACCTGTAATATAGTTAAAGTGAGTTGCTTTAAAATCCCTCTGCATCTTATTGAAGAACCAATTACGGTTTACAAGGAATGCTTTCCCTAACCAATGCCTACTTGCAGCAGATTTCTGTTCTTGAGCAACAGTACCTTCCAAGTTGGTTTGTAACGAAACTAATCTCGTTCCTAAATCAAGGAATACTTGAGCATCATTATCCAACATAGCTTCTAACTTACTTTGCTCTACACCAGGGTGCAGTTTTTCTAACTGCTCTAATGCTAACTTCTTACCTTGTTCACTTATAGCAAGGTCGCCATTTTCACTAACATTATAGTTATCGTAAAGCGAAGGTAATGTTTTATACTCTGCTCTAATAGAAGCATTGTCGGCACCTTCTCTCCTTCTAACCATTTCAAATTGAGCTTTAGACATCCAACGACCTTTATAAAGTTTTGTTGCTAAAAGCATGGTGGCTCCAAACAAATGTCGGTTTTGTTCAGTAATAGAGTCTGCCAATTTATAAGCTGGTTCATTAAGAAGAGATTGAATAGCTCTGTTATGACCTGTCGCAAAGTTTGTTTCTTCAACACCATAACCTTGAACACCTAAAGCTCGAAGAGTAAGATACATCTTGTTTGTCCTCTTCGCTTTACCCGTTTCGGCTGCATTTTTTCCTGTAGAAACAAACGAAGTTCCGAAAGCCCTCTTCCAATCATCAGTATCATAATATTGACTTGCAACAGCTTCTGATAAAGCAAAAACGTTACCTGATGTATTACCTGTCGCAGCAACCCATAATGACCATGAGGTATTTACTTTACCAATAAAGTCAGACAACCACATCACCACCCTTGAAATATCCATTCCGAATAATTCAAATTTACCAACTTTCTTAATACCATACCAATGAGAATCAACAAAAGATTTATACATCTTTTTAACTTGAGATTCTTTACCTTTAAGGTTTCCTTTAAATACTTGACTATCAATTAGTGAACCTAACATCATAGCATCATCTAAAGTTTCTTCTTTCACGAGATAGTCAGAAGAATGGTGTAAGAACTGTAACGCTGCAGAAGCAACATCTTCTGTTAAGTCGTTCATATCTTCAAAGTTATGAATACCCCGCTTTGGCATTGTTTTATAGTCTGTACCCAGCGTTAAGTTAACACCATCTTGGAAAGCACCCTCATCCTGTTTAGAAGCATCTTGTTTGAATGATTTGTTAAACCAACCAACAACAGCATCTTTAGGACTTGTTAATGTTTGTCCAACACTTTCCACAGTATTCTTTCTAAAACGAGGTCTTCTAAAGATAGAGTATTTACTTCCTAAACCATAATTCTCATATGCTTGTTTATTAGCTTTCAAGGCTTCAACATACAAAGCAAATTTACCATCGTTGGTTTTCTCTGCTAAATTCTGCATATACTCCCATCTCTCCGTATCATTCATTTTAAGATAAGCATCTCTGTCTATCTCCGTGAATGTTTGGAAGAATTTCTCATTTATAAACTTTTCAGTTTTAAACTGTCTACCTCCGAATGGACTATCACTATCAAAATCTTCGTTTATCTGTTCCTTAAATGTTTTACCATTTCCGTCAGTATATTGAAGACTTGGGTTAATAGTAATGTACTGCTCCACAGCATGTTCAAACTTAGGGTTCGTTGCTCTTTTCTCCGCAACAGCATTTCTTAAGAAGTTACCAAATGAAGACTGTTTACCATTTGTATGATATATCTTTTGGTCAATCAACCTCTTCCAAGTATCATACCCTTTTGGTGTAAAACGAGTGTAATACGACGGCATGTTTCTAACCATATACTTCGAAGCAAGTTCTTCTATCGCAGCTTGGTCACTTAATATGTTTGCATACGCAGGAGTTAATCTACCATTATCTAAAACACCTTGCTCCTCTAAGAAGTTGATAATATCTTTACCACCTCTTAATTTACCTTCTGTTAGAGCTTTAGTAAAAGTTTGACGAATTGCTTGATACTTCGCAGGGTTAATAGAGTTTTGAACCATAAAGTCTAACTTATTTTTCCCTGAGTCTTTCAACTCTTGTTCAAACGAAGAGTTCATCTCGTAAGAAGAAAAATCCTCTCTTAACTTACCATTCAAATCTTCGTCAACCATACCCGCCAACTCACGCTTTAATGTTTTAATATCCGCATCTAAATCTCGGATATGTTTTCTATCAACATCAGACATCTCGTCCCCATCTATTTCAGCAAAATTCAATTTGTTTCTATGAATTTTTAATAGATTGGCACGCTTCGTCATCAAAGTCTTAAGTTTCTCAGCAGTATCTTTTACAAGGTCATCGTCTGTATCATTTATAATCTCGTCTAACTTCTGTTTATATGGAGCTGTCTGTTCTGTAGAAAGGTTGGCATAAAATGATTCAGAAAACGATAAACCACCTGTTATCTGTACAAAGTCTAAAAGAGTTTCATTTATCTCCTTATAGATAGCAGATTTATTCGCACGAGATGATTTCTCAAAAGTAGCAAAATCTTTATACCCATATTTCTGAGCGATGGAATCTTCAATTCTTGAAACCTCATTTAGATAGTTATCGTTAATGGTACGAGTTTCATTTTGGAATCTTGCAACATTGAACAAGTTCATGTTTACCAAATCCACTGCTCGTTTAACAGAAGAATCGTTTATATCTACACCACTTGCTAATTCTATAGTTGGTATTTTAAAGGATTCTGTAACCTGCTTACCATTAGCATCTTCGTAAGTATAAGTTATATCTCTAAGTTTACTTTCATTAACAGTACCATAAACTTCACCTGTTAAAGGGTTAGTAAGAGATGTAGCCGCGGCTTTCTCATTTGCTAACAACTGTAAATCTTGGAGAACGAATTTAGAACTCTTAAGAGCTTCAAGTTTAATATTCCCGTCGCTGTCCATAATCTTCTTCAACAAGTCATGTCTTCTTGCCGAATTAGACCTTAAGAAGTCTAATGCTTCCTGACCCATACCTAATGCTTTATAAACAGCGTTCATCTTGTTGTAAACATCTGTAGTATAACGAGTGTTTAGGTATTCTTGGTCAACTTTTATTTTCTCTTCGTTATATTGAATTTGTTCAGTATCTGATAAATCTTTAAAGATATAACCTTCACTTTCAAACTCCTCCATAGTTTTATAAGAGTCCTTATCTGCACCATGCTTAACTTGGTTGTAAGCATCTAACAACGCTGTGTAATAAGCTTTTTCGGCTTCAGCCGTGTTAATGTGTGAAATAAAGTTTCCTGTATCTGCTCCGTCATTTGTTCTCTCAATAAGAAGTTTTTGGTCATCAGAAGTAACTTTAAACTTATCTAAAACGTTTATAATCCCACCTGCATACTTATTCATCAAAGCTCTTGCCTTAATACCATTGTTAGCAATGATTTTACCAAGCATCCCAATAGCATAATGTTGTGAGTGTTCAGGGTTACCGAACATTGCATAAAGCTGACTAATATCCGCTTGTCTACCAAACAAAGATTTTGCAATATGAAAATATGCCTCTTCAGGAATATTATATTTCTTCAACAACTCTTTAACCTGTTGTTCAGCGTTAGTAGTTGTAACCTTTATACTTTTTCTTTTATTATCTGAAGCAATTGTTTCTACAACAGATATAATTCTATCAAGATTTGCTTTCTCAGTACCATCAATACCAAAAGTATCGAAACTTGCTTGTAACTCTTGAAGAGCAGGTATCATTTGGGTTTCCATGATACGAATGTCTGCAAGTAAGTGTTCGTTACGAATACCTTTGTGTCCACTCGTTAAACGCTTAATATCCGACGCTGTCTTATTTGCCATACTCTCAGCAATCGTTACCAAAGTATGAATTGCAAGTTTTTCATTTTGAGCTTCTACAGCCTGAATTGCTCGTCTAACCTCGTAGTTGTAAGCTTCAACATCTGATATATTCGCCCTACGGATTCTTTGCAAACGACCCTCTAAAGCGTCTAATGTATCTTTAAGTGTTGCAAGAGCAATCTTGTTAGAGTTAGTTGCATAGAAAACAGGGTTTAGAGTATCTTTGTTTTTACTTTGAATTTCTTTCAAATTAAGAATACTCTCCACTCTATCGTTTAACAACTTATCGGATAAATCACTCTGCCACTGCTCCAAAGCACTCATGTTGTTTGGTAGCATAGACTTGATTTTTGCAACCAACTTGTCTACAAAGTTCTTTAAGTTTTCTAAGAAACCAGGTTCGGCATTTTGGTCCGTGTTTATAACACTTTGATAACGAGTAAGAATACCACCCGCTAACATCTTACCAAGTATCTCTTTTTGAACCTTTCTTTCTAATTCCTTACCTTCATAACCTTGTCTTTCGTAAATATCTTTGTAGGTTTGGTAATTATCATTATACTCTTTACTATTTAGAAATTCTTCACTATTAACAAGTGTGTCTATCTCCTGTTCAAGCATACCTTCAACCACAAAGTGAGAAACCTCTTCTGCTAAATCTTCAAGTGTTGCACCCTCACTAAGAGCAATGATACCATTTGCAACATCTGCAAGAGCCACTGCGTCCATTTCCTGACCGTGGATTTCTGCATATCGTTTGTTATAGTTTTCAATACTCATCAAGGTTATACCTGATTGATTTATTATCTCAAATAACCTTGTAGCAAGTTCTTTATTACTATCTACTTGTAAGTTTTCAAAACCAGCAAGAACCTTATCATATTCTCCATTTCGTATTAACTCATCAACAACAACATCTGCGGCTTCTTTAGTAGAAGTTCTTTCAGCGAAATCATTAAAATTCTCAAGAACATCTTGTGGTGTTATAAGATTTCCTTTACCGTCTTCAACACCTGTTGTAAGAACATTATTGCTAACATGAACAGTTCCATTTTTATATTCTTGAGTATAATCAAGATTGTTGTATTCAACCTGTTTTCTAAACATAGACGCATTTAACATCTGTTCAGTCTGAGTCCCTCCTTCAGGTTTCAAGAATAATTTACCACTACTATCTGCAATTGTTTCTCCTGAAAGTAAACCGTCTTTTATACCACCGTTAATAAGACCTTCACGAGTGTTAGGGTTTATACTTGTTGTAACATGACCTATCGGATACAAACTGTTCTTTCTTTTGAATCCGAAAGAGACGTTACCTTCTGAACTACTATCTTGTAATGCATCTTTATAAGATTCGAAAATCTTACCATTTGTAGATTGGAAAAATAGTTTAGGCTCTCTCGATTCAGGATTGGTTTCAAACCCTTTATTCTCCAAACCTCTTTCGTAAACATTTGCAAAAGTTGTAAATGTATTTTCCAAATTCTCAAAAACAGGCACCTTACTTGTCATATCATTCCATAAAGAGGAAGGATTTCCATCTATATCTAAAATAGTTGCTTGTGCCAACTTTTCACTATTGTTTAGTGTTACATTGTCCTGCACACCTGCAGGGAATTGTACTTTACAGCTCATTTGTTAATTTTCCTTTTCTGTGTATTGTTAATCCTTTTCTTAAATTGTTTCTGTCTAATTCGTTTACCGAACAGTTATCCATAGATTTAACCCTATAAACATAAGAACTATCTCTTTCCACCCCTTTAAATTCAGCTAAGAAATAATCTCTTTGTTGAGTATCTGTGTAAAAAACAGTACCTACTTCCATAGGAGTTCTTAAATAAATATAAAATTTATAACCATCTTTTATTGGGTCTTTAACTATTTCACTGTGTCTAACCTTTGCTCCTGTAAATAACATATCTACAAATAATGGAGCATACTGTGTGTCGAAATCTTCAAACTTACCAATCCTCGGCTTCTCACGAAGTTCACAACATTCGTCGCACCCATCGGTAGAATAAATGTACTCTACACACTCCTTATCATTTATATTTGGCATTATGTTTCTATTTTCAGTCCACAAATATATATAAAAAAAATGACACCTTGAAAATAATAAGGTGTCATTTAACAAATTAATTTAAAAATTATTTACAGTTGTTCTTAGAATTTTTATCTGAAACAGTAGTCTTTTTAGACTTTTTGGTATCTTTCTTAGTATCTCTCTTCTTAGTAGAAGTTTTCTCAGAAGAACCTGTTTCAGGGAATAAAGACTCAGGGAATAGTTCGGAAGCCTCTTCGTTTATAGTTTCTACCTGCTGTTCAGAATCCATAGAAGCTTCGTTTTCTATCATAGCATCAATAGCGTCTGCAAGATTTTTGTTTTTATCCTTAACAGCGATACCTTCTAAGTATTTTGTTCTATAGAACTCAATTAACTTACGATTTTGAGGGGTATCTTCTGCAAGTTTATGGGTTATGTAATTTATGATGTCACCATCAAAAACTTTACCCTCTGACCTTGTGTCAGCAAGCTGATTTGTGAAACCTAATCTCTTAGCCAAATCCTCTACCCATTTCTTCTGAGCAAGATTACTTTGAAGTGATAAAAGGGAAGATATAGACGAACTATCTGCTGGTTTTTTATTATCAACAGGTTTGTTTTCTATCTTAGGTGGAACCTTCTTCTCTTTCTCAGACTTCCCATCTTCAACTGGGTTATTCTCCTCTGCAGGCTTAACTTCCTCAGTTAATATAATCTCTTCAACAGGTTTTGGTCCTTCTTTCTTAGTTTCCGTTTTCTTTTTAGCATCCTTACTCTTAGCTTCCGAAATCTGTTCACCAATCATGTTATCTATAAGATAAGCAATGGTTTTACCTTTGGACATAACATTGTTTAAATAAGTATCCTTATAATGCTCTGCCATCTTATAATTCTGAGGAGTGTCTTCACCAAGTTTATGTTGTAAGTAATTGACAATATCATCTATTGAAACTTTACCATCAACTCTTGTTTCAGCCATCATACGAGCGAATCCTAATTTCCTCGCTAACTCACGCACCCATTTTTTCTGTTGAGCGTTGGTTTGAAGAGATAAGAACGATTCTATCGTCATATCTGTAGACGAGTTATTTGAACTATCTTTCGGACCTTCTTTCTTGTTCTCAATTGAAGACTTTTCTTCTTTTTTATCCTCTGTTTTATTACCATTATTGGCAGTGTTCTCAGTAGTACCGTTTGAAGAATTGTTATTAGAGTTATTATTACCTGACGACTTGTTATTTTTCTTCGACGAATTATTATTCGTGTTATTATTTGAAGAATTATTACCTCCTGGTGGATTATTAGGGTTTGTGTTCGTATTGTTATTCCACACAATACCTCCATCCATAATATTATCCAAGTCCATAGAAAATTTAGGAGCAAAGAAAATATTCTCGTCTTGCAGGTTAATATTAAGAGTTGTGACATCACTTATTTGTGAAAAATCCATCATACTCATCAACTTAGAACCCATAAACTGAGCAGGTACACTCACATCCCTTGTGATAGCGTCATTATAGTCCTGTTTAGCAACATTATCCTTAGTTGCAAACAAATGCTTATACTGAGGGTCTGAAACAACATCTACACCCTGTTCCATAAGCAACTCATTAACCATCTTCGCTCTTTCTGCTAAACTAATCTTATTATTAGAAGTGATACTCGTAACAGTATCGGCAAGTGTTGTAGCATTCGAAGGAACCATTGAAGCAGGGTAAGCAACCGTTTTCCCATTATATTCCAACAAAACATAAGATACTACACCATTAGAGGAACTCTTCGCAGCACCATTTACAAATCTAAAGTTCTGTATCGATAACGATAAATCCTTAACACCCTTGTTTGTAACACTCGGTAAGTATTTAGAAGGGTCATCCTCAGCTTTACGAGAGTCATACATACCAAAACCTAACACCTTCACATTACTTGCAAGCTGATTAGGTATTGTGAAATGTTGATTTATCAAATTACCGTTAGCATCTCTTGAAAGCTGGATATTCGGGTGTCCGTTTTCAACAGTATTAACAGTTACAGATAAACCTGTATGAATAAGGTTTGGATTAGCATTGAACACTCTATTTGTCTTCTTATCCCTAACCCTTGTAACAGCCTCATTACGAAGTCTCATCAAACTCTCATATTTCCCACCTACACCGTGACCTGCTTTAAGAACGCCTACTATTCTACCTTTAGAATCTCCGAGTAATAAAACATCCTCCTTAACACTCGTTTCTCCTTTAACTCTTCTTTTGTTGTAAACTGCATCAGTAGGATAAATTATAAATATCTCATCACCAGGTTTTAATTCCTTAACCGCGTTTTGGTCAATTTTATAATTTTTACCGTCATTTGTTTCCACTTCAATATCGGAAGGCACAGGGTGATAATTACCAGCGTCGTCTATTTCATACAAAGGTGAATAATTAGAAAACTTATTACTCATCAATACCGTAGTATCTAACTTCGTTTCATCTCTAAGATTTAACAAAGTGGCAGTATCGTTAGCTTCTAAAAGAATGTTACCATGTTTGTTATATTTAAAACTATAAGTACCTTTAGCAGTGGTAATAGTGTAAACAGCATTTTCATCAACCTTAATCTCACTCGCGTCTTTCAAGTCAGTCGTAACACCTTTCTTGTTAGTACGAGTTAATCTTGTAGCAGTAAACCTACTCAAAAATCCTTTTAAAGAAAGATTCGAAAGATTTATAAACTGATTACCGTCATCGTCCATCTCTACAGTCATAAAAGCATTAGAATAGTTTTGAGCATGGTTTGCAGACCTTCCACCACCAACTTCTTCATCAGAGAAAGGTTTACCATTAGAATCAGAAACTGTGTCAGGTGTATATTCTTTAGAAACTTCACTCTTGTTATCTGCGTACTGACTCAACTGATTCAACAAATCAAGGTCATCCAACAAACTTGATTTTTCTGCAATGTTGATAGCAGAATCCATAACAGCAAGTCTATCTTTCAAATCCTGTAATTGTTGTTCCTCATCCTCTGTTAAATCATTTCTCGTACTTAAATCTTTATAAGCCTCTATATCTCTCTGAAGGTTCGTTCGAGGTTTACCATTACTACCTTGCGTAACTTGGTCAATTTCTCGTGACTCATTGATAATATCAGTAATATCATCTTCAGAAACACCTGTCTGCCTAGAAATCAACGCCATTCTTTCAGCAACCCTTCTACTAACTTCCTCAAACAAAGTAGCATTCGGGTCGTTAGAAGTGTTTTGGTTATTCTGAGAATTTTGTTGAGTGTTGTTACCACCAATAGTAGTAGTACTGTTGTTATTATCCTTAATCGCCTGATTAACAAGTGTGTTAAAGAAGTCAGCATCTTGAGCGTTTAAAGCATCGTAGATTTTTCGTTCCCTCAATGATAATTTTTCTCCATTAACAACCCTCTCGACAATATTATCAACAACACCTTTAACTTTATCATTGATGTTGTAAACATAATCTCCTGTACCAAGACCTGTTGTTTCATCTATAACCTCTTCTTTTGTAAAAGATTCTTCATTTGCAAAAGCAGTCCATTCTTCATCAGAAACTGTTTCGAACGGGTCCCTTTCATAAATAGCATTCAAGAAATTATAATTTTGTTGTACAACTTCCCCTTGTCTGTTGAAACGAGTTCTATACTGAAGTCTAACAAGAGCTTTCGTAATCTCCATCATCTCGGAGTTTTTACGAGCTTTCTCTTTCGCCTTTTCAGTAGGTAGTGTGTTAATAACATCCTCAACTAAACCTTCTACAAATTGGTCTTCCTCACTCTTAACCTCTTTACCATCGTTATCTGTATAAGCTTGTCTACCCCTATCCTGTCTATCACTTCTATCTTTGGTTTCCTTACCAAAGAAATCAGCAACCTTTTGAACAATTCGTGGTACAACACCATCGGTCTTAGTAGACTTTTCAACATCATCAAAGAAACGCTCCATAGAATCAATAGCGTTCACAGCATTCGTATAAGACTCAAGAGTATTTAAGAAATCTTTACCTGATTGTTCGAAGTTTTCAGAGTTTCTAAGAGCAATCGCTATATTCCCAAGGTTGTTTACATCATCATACAATTTAGCAATTTCTGTAAAAGTGAGATTACTTCTAAGTGTTCTACCATCAGGATTCTGCTGTACACTTGAATTACTATTGTTAGCAAGAGCATTTTGAGTCATTTTAGCTCGGTTATACTCTTCAGCTAATTGTTGTTCCTGAGCTTCAATCTCCGTAAGTTCGTTTTGCAAATCCTCCATATCCTGTTGATAATCACGAATCTGCTGGTTTTCATTAACACCTTTCTTGGTATTCTTTATATCTCCTTTTTTAGAAGCCTCGTTTAATCTTCGTTGTTGAAGTTTCTTTATTCTTTTTTCAACATCTGCTCTTTGTTTTTGTAAATCGGAGATACGGTCTACTATATCATCATAACCCTTAATCACACCGTCAAGAACATTCTGAAACTCTTGACCCTGAGCGATATTTAAACTTTCTGCAATACGCTTTCCGTATTCATCTTTCGCTTCCAAAGCAGTATCATACATATAACGCTGTCTTGCAAGAACATCAATTAAGGTACTATTTTCGTCCTGTCTCAACAACTGTGCGTAATCTTGAGCATATTTCATAGCAGTATCGAAACGCTCTTGACGTTTAACAAAGTTTTCTTTATACGCTTCCTTCATCGCTTTAACATCGTCCTCCGACTCAAAGCCATGTTCAAGTCTTAAAGTATTGTTGTCTAAAGCGTCAACCCTCGCGTTGAACAACTGTTGCACAGAATTATCAAGAGCGGTATTTCCACCAAATACTCTTTCAGAAAGCATCATCATCTGGTCAAAACTCGCAGAACTATCAAGAAGGTCAGCCATAAACATTGCCCCTTGCTCACGCATCTCATTAGCCTTATCAGTTTGAACACCTGCTGCTGTAATTCTTTTCATTCTTTCAATAAAAGAATCTGCCACTGCTCCAAAGTTATCAGAAGTCATACCCGCCTCAATATCATTCCTCAACAAGTCCTGCATCTGAGTGAAAGCATTAACTCTTCTTGCTCTCTCTTGAGCAAATTCATTACTCGTAAGTTCTTGAATAGCACCTTTGAAATCACCTGTTGCAGCTCTCATAAAACTACCTCCAACAAGACCTAATAAGGCACCCATAAACATTTCATGTCTTCCCTCCTGTGTTGAAACTTGTTTATCTACCGCGTCATTGAAACGGTCCATATCGAAGAAACCTGAAAAACCTCCTTCCACATATTCAGAAGTTTTATGTAGGTTGTCCACATCATACATGGAGTTTAAAGCAGCCCAACCCATAGACTCTGCAACACCAACACCCCCTTCTTCAATAGCTTCCATTGCCATCTTACCACCTTTACTCGCGATATGTTCTAACGCTTTACCCTTCCAAGTTCTTGAAAAGGCCTCTCTACCCTTCATACTCAAGAAGTCTTCAAGTGCTTCGGCACCACCTTTACCAAGGGCTTTTCTCAACGCTTCTGACGCAGCTTTATTCATCCCTGTTCCAACCCATAAATGGTTAGCAATTTTATTCAAACCAAGTTTACTACCGAGTTTAGACAAACCTGCATTAACTCCAAGTATTTTTCCAAACTGAAATACATCAGACACCGCAGATATTGCACTCGAAACTAAAAATACGCCATTACCTATTCTTGATGCACTATCCACATAGTCTTTAAATTCGTTTTGGTCAACATAACCTTTCTTAGCGATAGACTTCTGTATATAACTATTTATAGCATCATTTCTAAATTGTAAAGCCGTTGTAGCACCCTCTGAACCTGCAGAAATCATAAAAGTTCGCAAAAGACCTTGAGCAGAACCTTTCAATGTAGAAGCGGTAGCTTGATTCGCAACAGAACCTAAACCATTACCTAAATTTGCAAGAAGACTAGGGTTAGCACCCGCAGTAGTTCCTCTAGCAAGACCTGTTAACCTTGAACCTATTCCTCCCGTCAAACGGTGAGCAATAACAACCCCTGCAATATAACCAATACCTTGTAAAAAGTCATCTGCCCAAAAATTAACAGTTCCCATTTTACCAAAGAAACTTCGTTGTTTCTCTTCATTTGTACGGTAATTAGCGAGAGCACTTCTAACCTCCATATCCCAATCACCTAATGCGTTCTGCAGCTCGTTATCATAAAGTTTAGAAAAATCTTGGTTAACGATAGAAGAACCCAAACCGTAGACTGCTCCAACAGTACCTCTAGCAACAGTTGTTACGACCGTGTTCTGCATTTTATACACACCATTAAGCACTTTCTCAAAAGCACTTTGCTGTTTCGCCAAACGGTCTTCGTCGGTAGAAGGGTCATAAAAGTTTTTAAACTTTTTAACACCTACACCTTTCGAGTTATAATCGTACAAACTATCCAAACTTCGTGCAGAACCTTCAAGACTTTGTTTACCATAATCAGTACCTATAGCACCCAAACCACCCATCATACCATAACCCGAAGCGTGGAAGTTTACATTACTTGTAAATCGGTCCGTTTTAAGGTCTCTCATGAAACCGTCAATATCCCAACCATCTCCTTTTTTACTGTTCCCTCCATTCACATTTAAAGAAGAAATATCGAATTTAGGTGGGTCGTATATTGTAGGAGTACTCAACGGAACATATTGAGGTACAGGTAAATCTAACGGAGTAACAGGACTATATTCCTGTAAACTCATATTAGGATTAAAATTATTTATATTCGGTGTCATTTTTCACTTATTTTCGAACTACAAATTTAATGAAAAAAAGTTGCAACCTAAAAATAATAAGTTGCAACTTTACGTTATTTACACTCATAGGCTTCATCTATGAATTGTTTACTAACATTTTGTTCGTTTTTGAAGGATTCCTCAACCTTAGGTTGAATAGTCATCTGTTTCACATAGTTTTCATCAAGATGCCTAAATTCTTCAACCAATTGCCTATCATTCAAACTCTCAAAGTTTGTCACATCTTGGTACACAGAAGTACCTTTAATGTTATGATAAACCTTATCTCCCCGTTTTAAGAAACTTTCTGTAGCACCATCCACCCTCACAAGACTTCCTAGTTGTTCAGTATCGTAGTCTTCCATATCATCAACCTTATCTAAGTTTTCTTTAACGAAAGATAACTCATCTCTGAACTTACCTGTCAGCGTATCAGACCCTACATCTTTAGTAAACATTTTCTGCAAAGTTTTAAAAATCTTATTATCTGTTACAAGATTTTTTAAAATACTTAAAGCACCTTTGCTTTCCAAAGAAACACCATCTTTAACTATGTTTACCCATTTAACAATACTATCATAACCACCATAAGATTCAGGATTTAACTTCATACGCAGTTTCATCTCTTGAACCGCAGCAGGGAAGTTATTAACCAAATCCTTAATTGTTTTTTCAGAAGTAAGTAATTCTTTCAGTCTTAAGAAATCATCAATATTCTCCTGCGTATAACCTGTTTTAACATGTTCACCCATCTCTGCTCCAACGATATTCTGATAGAATGGCATTAAGTAAGCATTATCTCCAAACTTCTTTATCATCTTTTGAGAAACAAACGGTTTGAATTTTTCAACAACCCAATTCTCCACCTGTGAATCTTTTGTAAAATCAGGCATGTCTTTAAATAACTTTACACCCCTATCAAAATAAGAATCCACTACTCGACCCAAGGCTTGTTTAAAAGTTATTTTTTTATCAACTTTTGTAAAATAATCTCCTTGCAATCTAACATACCCTTTATCAAAAGCTGTAACATCAGCAACAGATTCATTAAATTTGACAACATTTCTACCGTGGAACAGTGGTGAGTTATCAACCACAAAATCATTAGACAAGCTAAAGAAATCACTATAAGCGTCAGCAAAACTTTCTATATCAGAATCCGTCAACGAACCATCTCTTATTTCAGACGCAAATTGTCTTAAACTTTGTAAAAACTCAATAGTTTCTTCAAGTTCCACTTCGTTAGAGCGTTTCTTTAACTCAGTTAAGTCCAAATTATAATCAATCGCTTGCTCAGATATTCTATCTAAGAAATACTGAACACTTGAATTATCACTTAGTAAAACATCATAACTGAATGAAAGTAAAGAATCTATATCAAGTATCCAATTGTCAACATTTCCTCCATCAAGAATAAGGGTTTCTTTAATCTCATTCGCAACATCTCGCTCCAACTTATCAACCACCTCACCGTCTTCAAAAGTCTTAACATCTATCTTACGACCCTTCGTTAACTTATCCTTAATGTAATTGTTTATTGTTTCGTTAGCACGAATCGAGTCTGAAATGTTAGAAGGTAATCTATCTAAGAAGTTCTCATATTGAGAGTCATTATCAATCTGATTACCCGAACGAATGGTATCTTTAATAAACTCTTCAACATTCTTAGTTTTATGAAGACCTATCTCGTCAAATTCATCAATTAAAGCAAACGACACTTCTGAGTCAAAAGAAGTGGTTTCTACCTTATCAATATTTCTAACTATCTGTTCCAAATTCGCTGGAGGGTTATCTAAGAAGTTTGCTATCTCAGCTTCTGTGAAAACACCTGAATCTCGTAATTGTTGTTCATCAATCTTGAAATCTCCATCAGCATCTAAAAACGCTTCTTTGTAGGCTAAAACACCATCTCCAACATTAGATAGTTTAGTTACTGCTATTTGTTGCCCTTCTGTAAAATGATAAGGTTTATTCCTTTCATACGCAATAACCTCCGACAACAAAGGTTCACCATTTACGTCTGTGAGAATCTGATTAGTGTCGGCATAAGCTTTAAATTCAGCACTTTGAGTGACACCCACATAGTTAGCAGCTTCATCTGTATATTGTTTAGCTTCTTGCTCATTTAAATTTTGTTTTTTACCAATATAAACATCTAAACCTTTCTCTTTAATCAAGTCCTTAACAGTCATTCCGTCTATATCAGACTTAACCCCTAACCATTGTTGGATAGACTTAAACTGTTTTCTAATCCAATTAGCGAGACCCGTTCTTGAGTTCTTAGTCATTTCCTTGAAAACAAGTCCGTCCTGCCCCATTAAGGTTTTTAAAATACCTTGTGTAGACTCAAAGGATTCGAAATTCTCAGCATTTTGTATTTTATATAAAGGACTATTTAAATCTAATAAAGACTTTTCTATCTGAGCCAAACCTTGTTCAAAAGTTACAGGTTCTGTTTCCTTTAACTTATTATAAAACAAATCTGATAATTCAGTAATTTTAGTATCAGGTCTGAAAATATCCTCGTTAATGATTAAATTACCATCTTCAATTATGTATTTTTCAGAATTTTCAAATTCCGAATCAGGTAAAAAAGAAACATCTTTTGCTAAACCTGCATTTTGAAAATCAGATATTAATTTGTAAGCACCTTCATTAGAAATACCAAAAGCCTTATTCTCAATATCTTTAATACTAACATAATTTTCACCCGATAAGTATTTATAACCTTCTTCAAAAAGCATCGAAGGTTGTCCATTGGGAGCATTAACTCCCAATATCTCACCTTTCTTATTAAATATTATTTGACAACTACTCATATCTTTTTAATTATAGGTTAAACGCACTATTAAAGGTTTCACTAAAACGACCTGTTCCTTTTTGAGCACTTTCTCGAGTAACCACATCTGTTAAATACAAAGCTAGTGCCGAAGATGTCGAAGTCCTTAACAACTTAGTTATCTTCTCGAAATCTGAAAAACCAGGATAAATCAACTTACTGATAGTATTTCCTTTATTATCAACAATACTAACAGCTCCGTTACCACCCATTAAAGAAGTAACTTTGATTTTATAATGACCGTTTTCAACCTTATTCACAACATTATTCAAACCTCCTAATAAAGATTGTTGCCTCTCAAAGATTGCTTGTTCTTGTTGGGTAGGTGTCTTCCCTCGGTCGGTCAAAATATCAGCATATAACGCACGACCATGTTCGTAAGAAAACATAGGTGCTATGGCATTAATAGTTCCATCCTTAGTAAGCCCTGAAATTGCGATAGCTTGTTCTTGCTGACCAAGTTCCAAGTTCTTAATTGCATCGGTTACCTGAGCTTCTCTTTCAGCAGAACTATTCGAGGAAAAGAATTTTATTTTAGATGATGTAATCCCCCCTGATTTTAAAACATTCGTTTGTCGAAACGCCAATGATTGTTTATCCTTTTTCATGTTTTGTTCAAACCAAGGAACATTTCTGTAAAGTTCATTCTTATTAACAGTATCAACTATATAAGTTTGAGAAGACGCAGCCCCACCATCCCTGTTTGATGGTTTTTTAACAGAAACAACTGCCTTAATACCCCCTGACGAAGAGTTAATTATATAACGAACCGCTGTGATGTTATCAGGATTTACAACCGTTGAAAGAGGTTGGTTACCACTCATCATAGTTAAAACAAAAGTCTTCTCTTTATCTGAAAGATTTGTGAAGGTAATCTCTTTATTATTATTTAAATTTTTAAGAACATTTCTATATAATCCTTGTTCAACTTTTTCATCATCACTTGTAACACCTGCATCACTGTGATAAGTTTCAAGATGACTAAAGGCCCCTCTTAAGGACTTATCAGCATGTTTCCTTATGTATGTCAATGTTTGTCTATCAAGATTCTGCAACTTATTTCCATCTTTATCTACAAAACCTCTCTTTATTAAAAAGTCTCCAAGACTGACCCGTTTACCATTAATAATAAGTCCATGTTGATTTGCAGGGTTTACAAATTGTTTAAGATTTTCATCCCTGAAAAAGTTACTAGCTATTTTATTAAATCTTCGAGAGTTATTATTAACATCTCTTTGCATAGAAGAAAGAATGCTTAAATTGTCACGTTGGTATTCTATGTCTGAGTAAGTTGTAGCCACATCACCATTAGCATCGTAAATGTTAGTGATACCATATTTGTCACCCATCTCTACCCACACTCGTTGCCATATCAAAGGGTCATATTTTTTAACATCTCCTCCAGCTTTAATATAAGCATCCTTCAAAGCTTGTCCTGCAGCCCTATCCTCAGAAGATGCAAACTTACCACCCATAAAATAGTCAAAAGCAATATTCATCTTTGTGGCATAATCCTCTTCAGTACCTTTAAAAGTATCGTTAAACTCTTTACGAGCATCAAAGTTTTCATCAGCATATTCTGTCAAACCGTCGGTAACTACAGGTTCACTTCCCCCACCGTTTCCACCACCATTTCCATCTTTACCACCTGAACTTGAAGAACTTGAACTACTACCACTTTTACCCCAAAGACCATTCGCTTTTTCGTATTCATGTTTCTCTACTTTCATTCGGTGTTCATCAATCGCAAGTTCAAGTTTTTTATCTTCTCGTTGTGCGTTTCGTTCATCGAATGCCCACTGAGTATTCTTCTCGTGAATTTTAGAGTATTCCCCTGTTGAGTATACACCTTTACCTTTCACAATAGGATAAATTTGAGCTGTTGCTCGAGACAAGTATTCATCAACACCCATAGCCATCGCACCCTGTTCAAAGTTTTGAGCCAACATTTGCATTCTTTGAGGTAACGAGGATAACTCGGTTTCTATATTTGAAAGGTTGTTTTGAATAAGTGTTCTTTGTTCGTTTGTTATATCTTTAGCTGCTAAAGCACTTGTTAAAGATACCTTTTGGTCGTTTAATCTTTTTGTTAAAGTATTCTGATAGTTACCCAACTGTTGTTGATAGAACGCTTGTGATTCAGGCGTTTTTCCTCCACCCATCTTAGCCCAAGTAGTAATCTTTAACTGTTCCTGCATATCAGGTGTCAAATGAGCATTTACAAGGTTCATCACCTCCTCAGGCGTCATACTGTTCATATCCTTTTTTATCATGGTTACTCCATCAGGACCAACAGTTTCTATCATACCATCACCCCTACCTTTCAATTGGTCAAGGATTTCATCTACTTTCTTATTCACATCTACAAACGGTCTATAAACCAGCGAACCATAATCCGAAAGTTTACTTCCTACTTTCCCATCATTTAAATAATCACTAACAAAACGCATAGCATATGCCATATTATCAGGGTGATAACCTCCCTCTTTTACACCTTTTGCTTCCATTTCCTGCATCTTTTGTTGGAAATTTCGTATCTCTTTTGTAGAAGCATAAGCATTCATAACTTTATCATCTATAGATTGAGAAATGTGAGATTCTAAAGCTCTTGTTACATCATTATTAGACAAATCTAATGCACCCACAGCATTTATATCACCCAACATACCTTTAAGATTATTTAAAAGATGTTGTTTGTCTTCCGCCTTCATCAAGTCCATACCCTCTATCTCGGTTATTTTACTTCTTATTTTAGCGTCGGCAGCATCATATTGTCCTTGTTTAAAAGATAACCCTTTAGCGATTAAATCAATATTGTAGGGTTGTATATATTCTCCGTATTTTCGAGCCGTACTTGTATATCCAGCCATTAACTATTAACTTATTTTAAAATTAAAAAGGGACTACTCATTTGAGTAATCCCTGCAAAATTAGTATAAAACTTCTTATAAACCAAAGGTATAAGACTATATATTACTTTTTCTTAGAAGGAGTAACTTCTTCCTGTTTAGGAGCCTCCTCCTTCTTCTGAGATTGAGCTTTTTTATTCCTCAAAGCCATCTCATGTTCAATAGCCTTTTGTTGACTCGTAAACGCTTGACCATCACTTGTAGTAAATGGTGAATCCGAAATAGGTTGAAATCCTATCGAACCATCAGAGTTTATACCATATTTACTATACAAGTTGTTCAACAAGTTCAACTGACTTCTTGTATTGAAATCACCAACATGAACTTTTCTGTTAAAGTCGAAGTAACCCTCCAAGTCTTTTCTTGTAGTGTCTATCGCCTTGTTCATTCTCTCATCATATTGGTCGTCTAATCTATAGTCAAGTTGCTGTTGTTGAGCAAGTGTATTCAAGTTGTGAGTTCTCACTGCTAAATCAGACTGAGCATTTTGAGCGTTTGTCTGTTGTGTCGCTTGAACATTCGCAGCAGCTGTATTACCAATCAACTGTGCTAAATTAGCAGCAGCCATATTATCAGGTAATCCTTCCAACTTCGCTCTCGCTTCGTTCATCGCTCGATAGTTTTGTTTCATAAGTTCTTCAGGAGAAGCTTGAACTCTATCAAGGTAATTCAAACGAATATCATGTTTAGGAGCATCTCTCAACGCCTCAGGAGGAAGAACACTTTGGTCAGGTAACATCACAGGACCACGGTTTCCTATCTTCTTAGGAAGTTGTAATGGCTTCTTCTCAGGTTCAGGCTCAGGAGTTGGTTCAGGTTCAGGCTCGGGCTCAGGTTGTGGTTTACCTTTAATTTTACTAACAATGAAGTTGTTTCTGTGATAAGGGTCTACCCATATATCTCCACCATCGTTAGTTTTAAATTTAACAAATTCCTTTTGTTTAAAGTAGTTATCCCTCTCCTCTTCAGTATCAAACTCTAACTGATGCAAGGTTTCATATCGTCTATCCCAAACACCATCGGTAACGTTGGTAACCCCCACCTTTCTATATCTGTCAGGGTCACTAACACCCATTTCGTCAAAATATTTCTTTAAAGAATTATCTTTGTTATAATAGGCATTAGTTTTGTAAAAACCACCAGGAACTATCTTCCCATTTACAACCTTAATACCACTTTCCTGTAGAGCTTTCAAATACTTTTTATTCTGTTCAGGAGAGTTTGTATCGTACACATATTGAAGTGCTTTCTGTACAGGAGCGTGCCCCATCCCTGAATACGCCAATGCTGCTTCACCTATATACTTACGGTTTAGATTCTGACGGTCTCTCTGTAACCATCTGTTTGCAACATTAAATCTATCCAAATCACTTTTCGATTTACCAAAAGCCTCTTCCCCCCTAGCACGCAATGCAGCATAATCTCCATTTAAAGCCTCCCAGCTTCGAATACCTTCTATAAACTGTTTCATGTAATCCGCAGAACCTGGGTTGTGTATTCCATTACCTGAACCTCCTAAAACAGACCTACCTTGTACTAAAATATTAGCCTGATAAGGGTCGTAAGCATTAGGAATAACCTGATTTGGTTCACCACCAACAACAGTACCTTCTGCATATTTAGGAACATCACTGTCCTGTTTAATGTCAGGTTGCTTAGCATTTTCCTGCATTTCAAACAACACCTGCACCATCTGTTCACGCATTTGAAGCAACTGTTGTTTCTTCTCCTCAGTTTCCTGAATTTTCATATTCAAGAAATCATTGTTAAGGTCTTGAGTAGTCTGACTACCTTTACCTTGCACCTTCTTCAACTGTTTAAACAAGTCTTCCTGCTCCTTATTTAATTTATCTAAACCTATTCGTTTAGTATAAATATCAAGAACTTGTGCGAAAGTATCACCCGCTTTAAGTTTCATACCTGTTTGTATAGATAATGCTCTCGCATTTGCATTACCGATTCTACCTTTATCAGAAATAACAATAGTACCATCTTCAAGATTCATCTTCTCTCCTCCTCGTGAGTGTTTATTACCCACAACTTTTTGAGTAAGACCATCTTTATTGATATACTCCCCTGCCTCAACTTCTGCGTTGTAAGGTCGGTTTTCACTACCTGTAGTATACTCACCTGTCATATATTGTTCAGGTGTAAGTTTACCTGCCATATCTTGGGTGTAAGGGACAGTTGGCTCTGTAGTAGGTGTAGCACCAAACATTTGTTGTAGATAAGTTTGTGCTTCCTCAGGAGAGATTTCTCCATTTTGAACCATCATCTCTAACTGTTGTTTAGCCTCTTCAGGAGACATTTGAGGTTGTTGTTGCACATCTGATTGTGCACTTTCACCACCTCCTTGCTGTTGCATTTGTGCAAGATATTGTTCGGCTTCCTCAGGTGTCATTTCTCCATTTTGAACTGCTTGCTGTAACTGTGCAACAATATCTTCTTGTGAACCTTGTGGAGCTTGACCCTGACCACCCTGTTGTTGCATTTGTTCTAAATACGCTTGTGCCTCTTCAGGTGTCATCTGACCACTATCAACCGCTTGTTGTAATTGTGCCACAATATCTTCTTGAGAACCACCTTGAGCAGGGGCTTGTTGTCCACCACCCTGCATTTCAGCAAGATACTGTTCGGCTTGTTCAGGTGTTATTTCTCCAGCTTCCACAGCCTGCTGAAGTTGAGCGATTAACTCTTCTTGACCACCATACTCACCACCTTCTGCAAATTCAGGAATATTTTTAAGACCTAAAGATTCTAACTTTGAAGCAAAATCACTTCTTTCCAAATTCGGAGACACTTCATTTAAATACTTAAAGGCTTCTTTAGCAGAGCTGAAGATTCGACCGTTTACGTTTATAGCAGGGTTTGAAGATTTACCATCACCAAGTTTTATACTTCTCAACATCGCATTCTTATGACTCAAACCTAAACGCTCTGCCTCTGAGTTGTTAGAAGAATTGTTATAACGAACCATTTCGAGATAATTAGGTTTCTCATCTCCTATAAAAACAACATCATCCTCCATATAAATCTTAGGTTGCTCCTCTTTAACTACAACTTTAGATTTACCATTAGATATAGTAGAAGTAGTTGATTGTTTAGGAGCATTCGTTTGTGAGTTAGCATTGTTTTGAATAGCTGTAGCAACACGATTTAAATCTTCATCGCTCATCTCTGCAAGGTTTCTTGCAATAGCGTGCGTAGGGTCATTAGGGTCACTTTCGGCACGAGGAGCGTATCTCTTAACAGGTTCAAACTCAGCAAGAGCTTCCTTAATCACAGGTCCTGAAGTGTCAATGTATTCATACATTGTCTTACGAGGAATTAGTCCCCTATCGTCTCGTCTATTATGTCTTCCTACATAATCGTACCCCAAACGAGCAATGTTTACACCACCTGTGTCTCTATGTTCTCCACCATCTTCATAAGTTCTTTCAGTTCCTATCTGTGCGTTATTCAAACCTGCTTGGTTATGAACAGTTACCCCATTTTGGTTATGAACAAGATTATCTCTCATCTTCTCTTTCATGTTGTTGTAAACCCATGAATTTTTCTTACCATAACCTTTACCACTTGTAAATACTCTCGCACCACCAACAATAAGTTTTCCAGCGTTTCCTATACCCGATAAAGTATTCGCAAACTTCTCCTGTCTTGCAACATCAGGGTTATCAGACCAATCTTTTCTACCTAAAGCGTTACCTAAACCAAATAAAGCTGATTCTAAACTATAAGAAGTATGACCAAATAAATCTAAACCATACTTACCCTTCTCTCCCTCTTCTCCTTGAACATCGGGTGTGTTTTTAGTGTCAACCCCTTGAGACGCAAGATTATACAAACCAAACTGACTTCCCATGTCCATGTTGGTTTCATGAGCAGTTTTTGCCATCTCCTGCATTTTCTCATAAGGTATATTGGAATTTAAATCCATGTTAGGTAAATAATAATTATTACCATCAAAACTTACAACTTTACCAAACGCATTAAACTGAGTGTTAGGTAATTGTAACGTATCTCGAGGTATGATAGGATTGGTAGTACCATTACTATTAACTGTATCAGATGCAGTAATTTGATTACCACCCTCCACAGTAGAAGGGACAGAAGTAGCTCCGAATTGATAATTAGGAATACTTAAATCAGGTGTATTTTCTCCACCAAACGGACTAACCCCAAAACCATTACCCGATAAAGATGTATTTGATAAAGGTGTGAAGTTAAAACTTGGTGTGTTCATCTGCACATTCGACGGGATTTGCAACCCGTTAGTCTGTGAAATAGGACTTGCAAGATTTGGATTCTGCACAAATGTATTTTTACTAACAGGACCTGGTGCCTGTTTTTTATTAAAAAAATTATAATTCATTATCTTTCAATGTATTGAACTTTCGCAGCCATTGTTTGAGCTACTAAAAAATCTCTTTCTTGTTGTTTTTCCAATAATGCTTGTCTTCGAGCCTCAGCTTCTTGAAGTTTAGCGTTTTCTTCTTGACGCTTCATAAGGTCTTGTTGTTGAGCATGAACTTGGGAGGACAAATCTCCTATAATACTATAAAGGTTATCTAACTGAGGCATTTGTCCGTTCATAAGATTTGTATCAGTTTCAGAAGAATTAGGTGTGAAGTTACCTCCTAAATTTCCACTATAAACTTTACCTTTACCTGTGTAATAGTTTAAAGCCTCATCCAAATTTGTTCTTTTAAACCCTGTACCTCCAACACTTTCATGTAATTCCATCTTACCCGTGTTAGGATTTTTTACAACTAAACCAACATGGTCTATCCCATGTTTTCTTCCCTTGTCAAATCCTCGAACACCTGTGTCCATGAAAACTAAATCTCCTTCTTTCAAATGACCATAACTACCCTTTGTTACATTTTGAGCAGAATTGTTTTTTAAAGAACTTACGTAAAGACCTTCAGATGTTTGATATGGAATACCAAGTGAACTTGTTACAAAGTTAGAACAGTCTATTCTTTTATTCTTACTATCATTTGCACCAAAACCATATTTCCAACCTTCGAATTTACTTGTTACTCCATAAAGGTTAGAAAACTTAGGAACAGATGTTTGAGTGTTTTGATTAGAAGATTGAAGGTAATTACTAAAATCTGACCCCGTTACACTCTTCATAACCTTTGCAATACCTGCAGCATAACCTTTATTATTACCAGCATAATACCCCTTACCATCAGTTCTTTTAAATCCGTTTTTAAATAAATGGGAATTATCTGTCATATTAGCTCCATAATGGTCTCGCATTAAAATAGCCTGAGCTGTCAGACCATCCCTCCATGTAGGAAATTCTCTGTTATTACCAGCATCATCATTTCCAACATTCCCAACATTTCGTGTTCTCGCACCTCTCCCTGTCAAACCTAACTGACTCTCAGCAATACCCATCGACAATAACAGACCTGCATCTACACCAACAGTATTGGCAACAGTATAGTAATCTTGTGCAGTCAAGGGACTTTTACCCTTTCCCCACTTATCTATAACACCTTGTATTCGATTTATATCCCACTCGGTGTTTTTATATTGTTTATAAGTCAATGACATCTTATCAAAGTTTTGACAAAAATAGTAAATTTTAAAGGCTTTACAAAAACAATAAAACGCACCCTTATTAAAAGAGCACGTCTGATAAAAAATTATCTCTATAGGATAATAATTATTAAGGAATGTATAAATTTGTCGGATTATCTTTCTTCACTTCAAAGTTGAAAGTTTCCTGTTCACTAAAAGTTTTCAAATCAAATGAAGTAGTGATAAGATGCAAACCATTTTTTGAAGGTAGCAGCGCTATATCTTTCTTCCCTTCTGGTCGTAACCCATGTATAAAGGTACAAAACTGCTGTATTCTATCTTCAGATAATTTTTCGTCAATGTCTAAAATCCATCTTTTAGTACCTATTATTTTAGCACTACCACTTGCTTTTCCAAATATGTTCTTCAAACTTCTATAGTTTTCAGAGGATAAAGAAGAAGATAACTTCTCAAGTAACATGAAAGCTGTATTCTTATAACTCTTTTTGTTAAGATTAATTACAGCTCTTGCATTGAAAATCTCACAAAGTTTTACGATTTCTTCTTTCTTACGCTCTAAATAATCTACGGAAGAAATATAATATTCTTTAATGGTTTTTGAGTCACTTTCCATTTCAGGATTATCTTTCCTACGCTTCAAAATAAGTATAACATAATATTCATCTTCTTCCTGTTCAAACTCTAATAAAGGTTTTATGAGTTCGAAATTATCTATTACTTTTTTCATGTTGCAAATATAAAAATAATATTTTAAACTACCAAAGAATATTAAAATTATTTTTGTTTCTCTATTAAATTCCTGATAAAATCTAAGCCTTTCTGGTAAACAACAGTCTTCAAACCTATATAAGTCATCTCAGCCTTCCTATCGTACCACTGAGTTTCTATCTGTTTGAAATAGCCGTTATCGATATATTTCTGATAGGGTTGGTTATTATGCATCAGAACATTTTGTTCTCTCAGAAACTTAAACAAGTTGTTTCTTCCGTATCCTTTAATTGCCAAAACTTTTGCAACTTCTCCCACATCTATCGTATCTTCACTTTGAGTGACAGCATCATAAAAATCTGCTTTCGGCTGTAAAACTTTATTTTCAGCTATTAACTTTTTGTTCTCTCTAACTTGAATGAGTAAATGCTCTAATGCTTCTTCATAATTCTGAGGTAAAGAAATTACGTTTTGATTACCATTCAAGTTATTCTCCAACTCTTCCCATCTCAATATCAACTTCGCTCTAGACTCGTCGTTAAACTTAGTTGCTACATACAAAACCTCTCGCTTACTTAGTTGGTATTCGGGAAATTCTCTAACCGTCCCATTCCCTGTAACTTGTTGATAATTAACGAGAGGGAACTTTTTCCCAGTCGTTCTTTCCCATGCGGGCTCCATAGCTCTTATAGCTTTTAACAAGTCATTATGTGGTTTTCCTATAATTTCTGCAATCTCTCTGCTCGTCATTGTAAGGGAGTTACTATTGTTCGCTCCACTTAAATTTAACAATTCGTTTTCCATGTTTTATACAATTTCAAAAGTTTCTGTTTTCTTTAATTCTCCAATTCTTACTTTATTCACATGAGTGAACATTACATTAGGGTCAGCTCCCACAAACTGTTTCGCCTTCTTAACACAGTAGTCTATTTTATAACCTATAGATAAACAAACTTCATGATTATTACCTTTCACAACACCCATTCCTATATAAATAAATTCACCTAATTTGAAATCTTTACTCTTAATGTAATCAATTTCTTTTTCAATTTTCGTGTTCATGATTATTTAATTTTAAGATTTTTTACAAAATTACTAATTGTCTCAGACAACTCCTCTAGTGTTCCATTATTTTTAATTATTAAATCAAACTCTTCATCTTTAAACCCGTCCATTTCTGTTTCAGAAACATCATTGTCACCTATATTATCATCCCTTTCTATCTTTATAAGAAATGCTCCATTTTCCTTGACAAACTCTAACTCATTTCTAAAACGAACATCTGTTACTATACAGCTTGAAGTCATATAAGCAAATGCACTACGCCCTAACAAACGAACCCATATATCTTCATCTATTGCAGATTTTAAAGCTTGACCAACCAATCTTAAATAATCACGAGGTGTTCGATTAGAATCATCAAAAAAGATAGGTTGTTCTTTTAAGTCTCTATCTTCAAAATAAACATCATCCACGCTCGCAACAATCCCTGCTATCTTTCTAACAGGGTCGGCAAATGCATGTTTTGTTGTTTCCTCCCCGTGATAAAGTTTAAAATAAAACTGTAACATATCCGCCACAGTGTCTTTCCCTGAACCTTTTTTACCACTTAAAGCAATAACAAAGAAAGGGTATAAATCCTTGTTTCTCATAATTTAACATTTTTATTTTGCAAACATAAATAAAAAAATTCATATAAACAAAAAATCCCGCCTATTTTCATAGACGAGATTAAAAAATTAATTTTTATAATAGTTATCTTGAGTGTTTACCCACTTAAGAATATACTTAAATCGAGTATCTTTATCCTGAGTCAACATAACCGTAAACCAATCTCCTCTCAATCTTTCTTTGAAAGGTCTTCGATAATCCAAAGCAGATTTGTTTATCTTTTTAGTTATAGAGTTTACATCCCATAACCAAATAGGATTATTATTAAACTCATTTCTCACTTCGTTGAAGAAGTAATTAAAAGACCATCGTTTATCATTCTCTGTAGTAAGTATCTGCATACTATCATCTCCCATTTTCGGATATGAACTTTGTTGGAAGAAATTATTCTTTTCAGCAACATTTAATTCAAGCAACCCTGAATTTTGAGAATGATTGTAAACATAAGCCTTGTTAAAACCTTCATTACGCTTTTCAGCAAAGTCGTAATCGTTATGATACCTTCTACTATCCAACCAATAACTTACAGCATTCAAAGTCTTATTCATCATGTTGTTTTTAAACGGCATTTCTACCGTCCATGGGAATTTCTCACCATAAAACACCTGATAAGATTTATTTGTAAGTAAGTGAGACCATAGTCCGAAACCTTTATCAACATTCACACCCGTTTGGAAATAATTCTGATGATTAATATAATAATCAGGTGTGAAGGAATAATAAGAAATCCAACTCTGCGTCAAGAAACTATAAGCCATTGTAAACGAAGCGTCTTCAAAGTAACGAGTATCTTGAAGAGAAACCTCTATTTCCGAATTATCTGTTTCCTTAACAAAGAAACTACGGCTTTCCTTATCATATCTCACCGATTTCTCTTTTGCTAACTTAGTAGGAACATAATCCCTCTTAGTCATAAAGATACGCTTAAATCGGCTGTCGTAACCAAATATAATACCCAAACCTATAAAGTTATTATCACAATCCATATGTGTCATATCTTTTACATGTTTGATTATCTTAAATGGTAAATGTTCTTTAAACCAATGTCTTTTACCCGTCGTTATCTGTTGTAGATTTCTTCCGTTAGAATCAACCATCAACACTTCACCACGCATCGCATCAGCCCAAACATGCCCGAACTCTGTAGAAACCATAGCTTTGTGTTGTGTACCACCGTATCCAATTTCAGAAGATTGGAAATTAATAGGTCGCCCTGCAAACAAACTACCTGTCCCTGTATATTCGGTATTAGCATTCATCGCGTCCTTGTATTGATTGATAGCATTATGAATTTCATAAGTGTTCTCAAATCTAACTAAAATCTGTTCAGACTCTATCCCTCTAATATCTACCAACTTACCATTAGCAGTAGGGAATTGATGTTTATCGTTCGGTCTATAAACTCGCCAAGGGTCAAATCTATCTACCTCCGAAGCATCTTGTTTAGAATACACTACAACATTATCCATATTGTAACTTCTATCCCAATAGTTTCTATCGTATTCAATAGACAACATTCTATTTAAACCATTGAGTTCAGTTCTCTTAGAATAAACATCATTGTAATAGAAAAATTCCCACGATTTGATAGATACATTCTTCTCTTGTGTCCACGACACATAGTCCGAAATGTTTGGATAAAAACGCTCTTCATCATTAACTCCTCCGTATCTATAATTACAGTTTACAGTACTTTCTACTAAGAAACTCGGTATTCCATAATAAAATAGATAAAACTTAGAAGGTGGTACAACATACATTTGGTCTAATCCATAAGGTGTGTCATACCTCGCAGCAAGGAAGAAGTTAGGATACTTCATACTATAATCATCACTATTAAAGGTAGATGTATCTGTATCTACATAAAATCTCGGATAACCTATGTTTCTATAACTTCTATAACCAAAAGGTATCAAGTCGGAGGTACCCATCGCATTTATATAGAAGATTGGGAATTTACGCTTAAATGAGAATCTTGAAATGTAAGTATCTCCACCAAACACAATATCGTAACTATTGTTTTGATTAAGCATTCCACAATAACCTGTATCCAACCATCTTACAGAGTTTATCTGTCCGTATTGAGAGAACAAGAAAGTTTTTAATGTGACATAAGGAGAACCAATATTACGAGTAAACTCTCTACTTCGACCACCTGTTAAACGATTATCACCTTCTACCTGACCCATAGTAAATCTACTACCTATGTTCTTATCACCATTATCCCAAGTTACATACTCAGGGTTATAGTTAAAGTAATAGTTTCCTAAAGAGATGTAGTGTGTAAACTCTCGGTCAGTATTATTAAACATGAAGTCATTACCTTGATAATCTTTAACAAAATGGTTACCTTGTTTCAAGTATTTAAACTGTTGGATACCTCTAAGTGAGTTAGAAGTTCCCTGTTTATCATGTTGTAAGAATACATCATAATTACCAACAGAAGAGTAATAATACGCAAAATTACGAGGGTCCCCTAAGTTTTTAAAACTCTCCAACCACTGCAAAGCATACCTGTTTCTTTTAACTTGAGCACCAAAGGTGTTATAAGCAATCTTCATAGCAGCGGCTGCCGCAATTTGCCACACAGGTAAATCAAAACCATTCGTTAAACCAAATGTTTGATATTGACGTGTACTTGATGTAATATTAGCAAGTTCAATCAATTGTTCAAACAATATCTCCAATCTTGCCAAGTTTTCAGCTCTTCTAAACGCCCTCTCACCTAAAATAACCCATTTAGGGTGACCCTCTACCTCTGCAAACATACCTTTTGAAGTACCCAATAAATAACCATCAAATTGCACTTCTTTTGGTAAAATATTAGCGTAGTAGAAATGTGTATCAGGTGAGTGGAATGTAAAGTTATTGTTTCTAACCCCTCCATGAGGGTGTCTTATCGAAGTAAACCCTTCAGGTGTAGAAGAGTTCAAGAAGTCAGAACCTAAATCATTATATGGATAGTTTGCATACAATGCTTTATTATCTCCCTCATTATACTTGTAAACATCGAATAACAACCCTCGCATAATGATTGATTTATCCAATGTTCTATCCCCTCTAACAAGCTCATAACTTACAATAGATTTTCTAAAAGATTCAGTTATTAAGTTATTCTTAACAGCTATATCTAAGAAAGCATTCACTATTTCGTTATCAATATGAACACCTAATACATTTATTGTAGACAGTGTGTTACTTTTCTCACGAGAAACAAACGGTTCAACAGCATTAGATGGAAACTTAAAATGTCGTATTGGTTTACATCTTAAATCAGTAACTCCATAGTTTTCACCGTTAAGATTAACCTGCGGTTTTAACACATAATTCTTACCTAACTTACCATCTGTATAAGTTTTTGCAAATCTTTGTTGATAAGTAACAGGTATATCATCCGTGGTTATTTTTAAATCAGAAGAGTTATACAACTGTGCATTATCAGGATAAGTTTCTATCGACTCGTAATAACCAAAGTAACCTTTTTTAGAAGGTATCACCCCACAAGAACTTATATCTTTCTGTAAGAATTTACATTTTCTTTCAAAAGAAGTATTCTTTCTAAATACCATCTTTTTAAATACCACATTGACTTTTGAATATACCGTATTTCTAACAGTAACTTTAAAGTTATTAAGTGTTCTGTTACTATATGCAATAAGAAACTGACGAGTTCTCTTATATTCCCCAAACTTATCTTTAGGACCCCAACTTCCACTCTTATAGACGAAACTGTTAAATCTTAAAGAAGGTATTAACTGAGTATCAATGGCAACAAATACAGATTCGTTTTCATAAAAATCAGGTTCCTCACTTGTTTCTTCATATAAAGAAGTATCAACATTCCATATATACTTTTTAGAATCTGATTTATCGATGTATATGCACTGAGCCTTTCCTACTTTAGGGAACAAGGTTTTATTTTCAAAAGGGATTGCTTTCTTAAACATAAGAAAACCACCCTCCTCTCGTTTCATAATGATAGACCGATAAGCCTGTAAATCTTTACAGTTTTTAAAAACACTAATTCTTATTTCATCTGCTGTTCTAAAATCTACATCTGAAGTTTCATCTTTATGGAAATCAAGAACAACAGGTTCCTCATTTTTATTCTGATTAATTTTCAACCATGTAGCATTTGACATAATAGCGTGCTCGTCCGTGATAGAATAAGGTTCAATAACATCCACAACCTCTGTGAAAACAGATTTAGACAATTTATTTGTAAATGCAGAATTAAAATGAGTTGCGTCTTTAAAAACATTCTTGTCAGTTAAATACCAAACACTTGTAGGAAGACTCATTAAATAACTTAAAGCTCTCCCTTCGTTAAGATTGCATTTTTCATTGTAACTTTCAAGAATAGGGCGTATTGGATTGTTTAAATAACTTTGGTCATTCTCATCATGCACATATCGTTGGTCAGTTGTGTGAATAATACCTCCATAAAACTTATTCCCATTGTTTACTGTTATTTCATTTGTAGTAGGTTTGACTTTACACAATCTTTTAATTTCAGTAGAAGTAGAATTATCGGTTTTTCTTCTCTTTGGAATACAACCAAACGGATAACTAAGCAACCCTTTATCATCAGTAGTGTCTTTATCAAAATGAGAAATAAAACCCTCAACAAACCCACGGTCGTCCATAACTCGTCCGTTGTTATCTCTCATAAACACACCATCTGAAAAAGCATCAACACCAACATAATCCTCGTCATCTTTTTCTACATCTTGTATCAAACGATAATCCTCCAATGGAGCAGGTTGAGTAACTCTTTCTTTCTCTTCGTATTCATCAACCATCATCTTAGAACCCGTAACCGTGTAAGGTTTACAAGAAACACCTTCAAAATCAAGAAAAGATGGGTCACAGTTAAAATCAGGAAATTTATTAATCCATTTATCATACAAAACAGGGTCGTTCTCCTTCAATATTTCGGGATTACTCTCTATCTCCCTCGCCATATCAGTAAAGTTCTGAGATGGTTTGAAACTCCAAGAAGTTTCTTCTTCGTTTCTATAGGTTTCGATGGAACAAACACTCTTCTGAACATCTTCTATCTCTTCACAACCCGTAGGGTCATCCACACAAGTTTTAAAGTTAGAAGGAGCTTTACCTTCAACAGTAGCAGTATTTTCAAACTGCCAATATTTTGTTCTTTTATTTTCCTCACAATTACCACCAAATCTGTTTACGGACTCATAATTAAGACCCGAGTAATTTGCAACTGCTTCCTTAGTAGGAGGAGGTGGTACTAACGGGAATACAGCAGTAATAAACCCATCGTTAGTTTGAAATTTCAACCCAAACGGATAAACTTCATCTCGTAGATAAGTTTGATAATTCGATACATTAGCACCATCCTTATACAAATCTTCTAATGCCAATGCAGATTTCCATTGTAAGAAACCACCCATAAGATTCACGACAGGTTGTAAGTTTACTTCTTCCTGTGTTTTAAGCCCCGCTTGGAACAGATAACCACCTGATGTAGACATTATGTCAGCAGTCTTATAAAGACTCCTTAAAGCCATAATTCTGTCCCTTGTAATAGGTATATCAGAAGCATCTTCTCTATCATGAAAAACTTTACCTGTTGAAACAGGATACACACCAACTGTTAAATAATTTTCAGTAAAATGAGCATCGTTTCTCCTAATCGTTACGATTTTATAATTCTTGAACGTAGTATCAAGATTTGTTATTTTTAAAGCAACCCCTTTACCTGAAGGAGCATTTCTATCCGATTCACTCATAGAATGTTTACCTTCATCGAACAAAGTGACAGGGTTTGTTAAAGAAAAGTAAGGAGACAATTCATTTCCTTCTGAATCAGAATAAGCAATCATATATTGATAAATACCCATATTCAAGTTCCCTCCTGATACAACAGACTCCACTGCAAGACAAGGTTTCGCAAAACCATGAAATACATTCAACTTCTCACAATCGACACAGACATCTTTAACATCATAATCCACACCACAAGAAGTTAAACCTGTCTTTGCGTAATAATTCTTTTCTTCATGTAAATAGCTATCAAAATATCTTGGAGGGTTTAACCCATCTGTCCAATACATCTTGATACCCACTTTTTCAGTTTTAATAACAATGTTACCCTCTTTAATAGGATATTTTAATGAAAAATTCAAACACGGTTTTTCCTGTTTAAAATTACCATTTTCATCTGTACAGTTGTCACCTATTAAAGTTTGATATTTACAAGTAGGGATAGTTAACTTAGTAATGTTGTCCTCCAACGATTGAAGAACAACAGATAAATCACACCCACAATAAGTTTCAGCTTCTTCAATCGATTGCATCTGAGGTGTCCCCTCAATGAAACCAATCTCCGAACGACCGTTCGCAGGATTTGTTAAAAAGAAATAAACCCTATTACTTGGTAAATGAGACTTAAATCCTACCACACGATAACCTTCTTTAAATTTAGAACACAATATATTGGAAGGTTCGTTTTGTAACATAGGTGTACCGTTTCCCACATATTCTTCTATAGCAGTATTTAAAGCAAAAACATAACTTTCTTGCCCTAAACGAGAAGGGTGGGAATCGGTATCCATACCCTTAGTAGGTATATTTATATTCTGTTCTATTTTCATTTAACTACCATGTTTTTATATTTTCAATAGGTGTAGAATAAGCCTGTAAATCTCTCGTATTTAACATTTTAAGTTTTCTGAAAGATTCAGGTGTCAAACAATCAAAATTTACATCTGCTTTAGCAAGTGAATAACTCTCTTGCATATTTGCTTTAAGTAGACCCATAAGATTAACTAAATTAGTATCATCTTGATTTAACACTATCTTCTCCACCACTTTGTATTTAATATAATCTTCTACATATTTTGCGACTGCTCCACGAGACGAGTCAGGGATTTCTATATCCCCTTCCTCAGTTTCTTCTAACCCGAAGTATTGCATATAAATGGTACCTTCAGGATAATTAGTGAAAACTATATCATTTTTTATCATAATCTCCTTAGGATTTGTGTGAACATGTTTATTTCTACACTCCTCTGCTATAGCAGACTTATTTCTATATTTACCAAGAGACAACAATCCCATAGGTTTATAGTTAAACTGATATTCATCTGTTTCAAAATAAATCTTCTCCGTTATAACACGCTCTTCTTCACAAGAACAACATTCATTACAAGTATCAAACCTCTTTATCTTTTCGTTTGTTTCTTTCCACTGCCTCACACCTTGTAAAGCTTTTGTAGTTTTAACTTTTGAATAGTTAATAGGTGTACACTCATATGCAGCATACAATGCGAAAAAGTTCAAAGGTAATTCACCTTGACCACAAGAAACATCCACAATCGCTTCATGTAAAGTCATCACACTCTTACCAAACATTCTCAAGGCTTGGATACCCCATCTCTCCATAGAAACTTCATCTAATAAACCTGTCGAATAGTAAGATTTAAAATCCACCTTTATCTCTGCTACAATTTCACTTAAAGTCATTATTAATATTTTCCTATATATTTAGCTCTACGCTTTTTATTTTTACTCTTTGTACCCAACGCTTTTATTAAACTATAATACATTTTGTACTTTTTACCTGCTTTAAGATTAACTGCCAATTTCTTCTTAATTACTGTACTAAATGTATAATCCATACTCCAAGGTTGGAGTAATTCATTTCTTTTTAAAGCGTTTGTTAATAACAACGGAGTGTAAACATATCCTTGAGTTTGATGATTATATAAATATCTTAACTCATTTCCATTTACAAACCTTCTCGAAATTTCACCTTGTCTTTTAGGAATCGCCCATACGAAGAAATATCCAATACCATCTAACAACACCCCTCCTTCATTCTCCACCAACTTATCAGCTGTTTTCTTTAATATTGCATGAACAATCTTCATTAGTTCTTCCCGAGTGACTATGGTTTTTCCTTTTCCTAAACCTGATTTGCTCTTATTATATCGTTTCAACATCTCTCGTAATCGAGGACCTGATGAAACTTTAAAAGGTTCGTCCGTAGTATTCATAACATACGGACCCTTTCGCCCATTTCTTTTCTTTACCATAAATTACTAAAGCTTTTGACCTGTTTTCTGATTACTATCTAAGTTTGGTAACTCATCTGTCGGAATCTGTCTACCCATTGCAACTTTCTGTATTGTTTGGGCAATTACAGTAGACATTAATTTATCAGGACATGTAAATTCACAATTCCATAAAGATTTACAAGCCGACTCTTCAGCTGCTCCACAAGTAGACAAATCACTTACACACTTATCTTCAAGAGTTATCAGTGTAACATCTACATATTCTATCTCACTGTCAGGCAAATATAAATAGCCATCTTGAACATAGTAATAACTGTTTTTCTTAGCGTTTTTACGTCTAAATCGCTTATCTAAAAGTTTATAATCTGTTAAAGTGATAGGTAAGAATAATATGTTACTATCTACACTTGTTACTTCTATAATAGAATTACCATACCTGCTGTATAATAGCTTTGGTAATTTCTTTTTAGAACGCATCACACTCTTACATCTCTGAAATTCATAAATTCCACACCTCACAACATCTTGAGGTATCATCTCCAAACAACGAATTGTTTTAAATAAATTATCTTCTCTAAATATCGTTTTCTCCAACAATTTCTGAGAAATTAAATTGGTCGCTTCTGTCTTACCAACTTCTAAAATAAATCGTCTACTAATATGTTCATCTTTAGTAAGATGTTTCAAGTTATTGATAATTGTTGAAACAAATTCTAAATTAGTCATTCTAAAAAAATTTTAACAAAAATACTAATTTTCAGGAGTATTTAGAAATAAGTAACACCCGAATTTATTAAAAACAAAAAAAAACGGCAGGAATTAACTTCCCACCGCAATCATAATTTTAATTGAAACAAATATATTAACTCTAAAAAGAGAGAACATCAATTCAATATTATCTTCACTCGTCTTGATAAATAAGAATTATCTTCTTCCTCAATTCCACCACCTTGTGTGATTATTCGGTCACTATCAACACCAACTTCAACCATTATCTGTTTAACACTTTCAGCTCTCTGCAACGAAAGTTTTTGGTTGTATTCTACACTTCCTGATTTATCAATGTGACCAACAAGAGTGACCGTCGCTTCAGGATTTTGCAGCATGTAATTAACAAGCATTCCTATTGCAGAAGTAGAAGACTCTTTTGGTAATAATGAGTTTTTATCAAAGTAAACATCTGCGTAATGACTTTGTATAAACGTTTTAATCATCTCTCGTAGTCTTTCCTTAGGTGGTTCAACCACTTTTGTTGTAGGTTCACTTGTTGTATCTTTTGCAACAACTGACGTTTTAGGTTTAGAGCTTTCCCAAGCATATAAAGGATTACCTTTACCATATAAAAACAAGGGTAAACATAAAGTTAGAATTATTGATTTCATAATCACTATTTAATTTTTATTTTGCAAATGTAAGAATTAATTTTTAAACTACCAAATTTTATAACAAATTTATTTTATTATTTTCTAAAATGAATGTGTTTCCATTGTATTTAGCCTTATATTTCTCCCCATCTTTAACCACCGCTGCGTTAGAATAATAAACACCATCTCTATATAAAACACCTGTGTTTCGCTGTTCTGAATTAGAATGTATATGTGAAAACATGTGAAGCTTTAAATTATGAAGAGTTTGTATTCTTGTTAATAAAGCAGAATCTCCCGTCGGTTGCAAATTACAATTCAAATCTAAAATTCCTTTAGGAGGACCGTGTGTAATTAGTATATCAATATCATCATCTATAGCATTACACCACCTCTTATACAACTTTCCTCGGTCTGCCATGAAAACCCAATCACCATAAGTAGGTACATAAGGTGACCCAAATATCTTATAACCCTCTATTTCAACATGTTCGTCAATGAGTAATTTAACACCTACCTTCTCCCACATTCTTCTTGACCATTTCAAATTCTCAAACTCAAACACATTATGATTACCTGGCACAAACACTTTATAGGGAATATGACTTAACTTTTCACCCACCCACTCTATGAATTGTTTACACTCTATTTCATTCTTTACAACATCTCTATAATTAGACCAATCCCCACTATGAATGAGTAAATCTGTGTCTTTTGGTATATCAAGTTGCTCATGAGTCATATGAGTACAACCTATATGATGTATCTTTAATTTCTTTTTCATGTTGCAAAGATACAAATAAATTTTAATTAACCAAACAATTCTAACAAAAAAGGTTTGCCTTTTTAGCAAACCTACTTATAATCAATAAGATATTTTTTACCACGCCATGTAAAAGTATCATATCTGTTCTTAGAAGCAGCCGCTTTTTTAAATGCCTGTTTGAAACTCAACTTGTCGTAATTTGTATCATCTTCTCCTCCTGTTGTAGCTTTCGTATCCGTAGCAATTTCATTCTGTCGAATTGCCTCAAAAGACTTATTCTGAGGTATCATTGTCATCATTGCTGGAGCGTTGTCTACATTTGAAATACCCGTGTATCTATTTCCAGGTGTAGCTTCAGCTCTTCGTATAACCGTAGGACCTTCCCCTTCTCCAGCAAACCTAAGACCTGCTTTATCAACACTATTCTCAGCAAAAGGAGATAAACCTTGAGCCATTCTTAATTGTGCATACTCTACAGCACCTTTACGAATTTGAGCATTCATCTCTGCATCATCACCTAAACCACCATGTTTTAAAAGATAATCTCTCTGTGTTAAATTAAGTCTTGGTGTGATAAGAGGAATGTTCATATATTGGTCGTTGATAAAAGTTCCTTCGGAAAGGTCTGTCATTACGTTACCGTTATCAGCAACCATCGCACCATAGTAACCGTTTGAACGAGGATTCGACGCATCTTCATAAGGTATATATTTTCTTTCATAATTAACCTGAATATTCTTATTCCCATCATTCACACCTAACTGTTGACTTGCTCCAAGTTGTCTAAAATGTTCTATATCTGCAGGAGTCAAACCAAAATCCCTACGAGGAATTACAACATTAGCAACACCTCCCTCTGCAAAAAATAAGGGTTGTTGCTGAACTTGAGCTTGTTGCAACTGTCCTTCAAAAGGATTTGGGACAGGAACACTACCATTTATTTCAAAATCCCCATGAAACTCTTGGTCAGGGTAAACATCATAATCATACATTGTTTATAACTTTTCCACAAAAATAGTAAATAATAACTTAGTAATAAAAACTATAAAATAAGAATTTATGAAAAAGACATCTACTTTACGGTAGATGTCTCAGTGATTTTATTCTTCATTCAATGCTTTGACAATAGGATATGGAACAAAAGCAGCCACTATATCCCACCAATCAAAGAATGTTTTCTTAACATATTTGTCATACAACTCTTTCCAAAAAGCAATAGCAAAAGTAAATAATATTCCGAACAAAAGACCTGCCCAAATACTTTTCAATGCTACTGAAAAGAAAATAGTTGTTATTAACCAAATAATATTACCCAATCGAGAATGAATAAGTTTATCATTCCCTTTTAGTCCAGATTGTATTAAATCTATAAATCGCATTTTTATTTGTTTATATTTATTATTTATGGCATCAGACCACCACCGAGTCCACCACCTTCTCTATCATCTGCCCACACATAAGCACTTGTGGAAAAAGAACCTTGTAAACTCAAAGATTGATTCTTCAAATCCACATGTAAAGTAGAAACAAGATAACTAGAATGAGACAAACTTTGATTACAACTTGTAGACAAAATTCGTTCAACACCACCCTCTATTTTAGAAGTCGGTGTTTGAGAAGAAATACGTAACTCTAAAGTAGTATTTGTAGGAACAGTTACCGTATCTGACACCTCACCACCTTCATAAGAAAGAGTATGTAGTGTTATGTTAGAACCTCCTCCTACAGACAATGAAAACGAACCTTTAGAACCGCTATCGCCACCCACTCTACCACTAACATCTAAACTCTCAGTAGGATTGTCAGAAACAACCATAAATTTAACCACCTTTTCACTGTGCTCACAATGGTCAGAACCTTCTTCTGAAATAATATTTAAAGGGTTCTTCCGAGCATTTATTATTTTAAGTAAACTCATTCTCTTCTTTGTCTAAATATTCTTTAATAGTTTGAATTTCAACTTCATCAGGACAAACATATCTTAAATCTCTCAACCACGCACGAAGCTTTGTGTTTAATTCATTTAAAATATCATTCTCTTTAACCTGTAATAAAGTTAAAACTCTCAAACTATAATCGTGTATCTCTTGGTATCTTTCCTCACAACCCCTTTTTACAGGAGTTGTTTTAGAGGAAAATTTTCTACAATTACACATTATTTTTTCTTTTTCAATTGGAAATGAGGAGGGTCAAACATTTTAACCCAATCACCACCCCATTCTATCGCAATACCCAACTCATTTGCAGTTTTCTTAATATGAGCGGCAATATCTCGAAGTCTTGCAATAGTGTCCTTATGATTAACCTGTACCTTGCCTAAAAAGAATGGATACAAGTCTACAGCAGAACTTAAACCATCTTTCTTACCGTCTGCTTCATCTTGATGATTTGAAAGGTTTTTAACACCGTCTGCTTTAGTCACAATAGGTCCTGGTTTAGTTCTACCTTTAGCATAAATAGCTCTCTGTTCGGCAGTAGTTCTCAAACCACAAGTAACTGTAAAATCCACAGGACTATTTGTAATAGCAGTTTTAATAACCTTCACTAAATCAGGATGAACATTTTTCAAGTTGTTTAAACTTCTCTCACTCAACTTGTATTGAATTTTCTGTGTTTCCATTTAATAAAATTAAAATTTAAATAAATTATAGTGGATAGTTACTTAAAACAAAATCAATGCTTTAAGTTTTATAAGAATCTTTTAAATATTCATTCTTAATGGCGTACTACACACCTCTATTGGGTACTGAAATTCTCCAACTACTTAAAAAACATTAAAACTTAAATAGGTTGTAATGGATACCCACTCCCATATAAGGTCCTAAATAAACTTGCTTATTTTGCAAATACGCTCCATAACCAATATTCACACCAACTCCAAATCGTTTATTAGGAATTTTTATTTCCTTTTTATAACGTTCCATGTCGTTGACCTTGAAATTTTTGTCGGAACTTGATATATCGATGTAACTTTTTTTTTGAGAAAACCAATTCTTTCTGTCCTCATATTGTACAACATCGAGTTTTGCATTATAAGCATACTTTAAGGTACTACCCGCACTATCTTCAATAGTTGTTGCCTCAAGATACTTATCTTTATAATGAGTAACCTTTGCTTTGTTACTTGCAAGCTCTTGTTTTGTAGCTTTCAGTTCTCCCTCAAGTCTCGCCTTAATCTGTGTAAGTTCCGTTATTTTATCCACACTGATGTTCAGAGCTTTTATCAAAGTATCTTGAACATAACTACGATAACCCTTACTTACAGCAACTTCTATACTGTGAGTAGGAATATCTAATTTTTGAGCATGAACAATACTATCTTTAGTCTTATAAACCACAACAGGTGATAATTTTTGATTTTCAACATATTGCTGCGTATTCTTTATCTCCTGTAACAATCTCTCATCCCTGTCGGTTTTTATATACTTATCCCAAAGGTATAATCCTAAAACAGGAATCACTGCTATCAACGCACCTATTAATAAATCTTTTTTATGTGTCTTCATAATATCTAAGAATTTTAATTTAAGGTTCAAGTCCTAACACTTCTTTAGCGGTGTCCTCTGTTTTATCTTTAATAACTTCATCCTTCTTCTTCATCGCCTCAATAATACCCGCCTTGATAAGCAGTTGGTTCTGTAACTCATCATTTTTATCTTTCTCTTTAATATAAAGCTCTCTCCACTGAACAATCTCTTCTTCATAGCGTCTATTAGCGATATAATGATTTATTAAGAACATTACCCCGAACAAAGCCCCTACAAACGCTGCAGGGTACTTTGCTATCAGGATAGTAAATCTACTTATCGATTCAGTTACAACTAAACCTTTATTCTGCGGAATAGAAATATCTTCAGAAAGTTCTTGTTCATTTTGTACTTCATAATCCTTTATTTCTTCTTCCATTTTACATTTTTAAGTTTCAACAATGGCTTTTTTACAATGGTCTTTATCTATCAAATTTAGCAACCAAACTAAAACCTTTCCTACAAAACTAAGAGTACCTGCAATTTCATTTTTACCTAGGGTACTACTAATAGTCTCATTAGCATTCCCAAACTTATAACCCTCTTTAGTTATTAAAGCAAGATTGAAAAGTGTCCTAAATTCACTATTACCAAACTTATCAATGTTTATCGCAGAGTATCTAAAGTAATTTAAATCTCTAAACACATAAATCACACAAACTAAATTGATAACACTGAGAGGTATAAATAAAAACAAAGCTATCAAAAATAGCAACAAGTCTCTTAAAAAATTTAAAATTTTCATAGTATTTAATCTAGAGCTTCTTCATTTAACTTACTTACATCTTTCCAATCTTGAGCTTTAGTTTTATATCTACCTAAACCTTCACCCATATATCCTGACATACACTCTTGCTGAGTGATTAACATCAAACCTTTACTGAATAAAGTATTTATGTATTCGGTCTCAGTTTTAAAGTTTTCTCTTTTTAAGTTTAATAATTTAGCCAAACCATCTAAATCTTTGTAACTTTTAGAAATTGTTCTAAGTTTAGATGCAATATTAAATCTAGCAGTGGAAGTTTCAAAAATATCATCTTCACTCGCAGGATTATCTTTTCTAACCTGAACAGTTTCTATTTTAAAAGCAGAATCTAATATATTTAAAGTATAAATTTCACTAACAATATCATTCGTGACAGATTGGATTTCCATTCTTATATACCCCGCTCTATCACCGTCAAACTGAAACTCTCTTATTGTTTCTATAGCTATCTCCATAACTTATTAATTTAAAATATTTTGTAATAATTCTTTTGTAACTCGCACCCATCTACCATTCTGTCTCACATACATTTGACCATCCGCAGGAGCTTCTTCTACACCCGAACCCAATGTATCATCAACATGTGCAACCCAATCGGTACTTACAGGACTTTCTTCAAGTTTATACTGTTTTAAATCAACTACAACATCAGGTATAACAATATCAAAAATTTGCCATTCACTTGTGCTGGTATACGCATCTTGTTTTATCCTAGTCCAAGTATTTGGTTTTACAGTTTGCCCCCATACAGTTAAATCAGCAGTATGATTATGTCTTACAAGAACACTTCTAGAATATTTACCATTTCCATTGCCAGGAAACTTAAACCCATACAACCAAACTCTTTTACCTGCTGTAGGAGTGTATCTTACAAATTTACCTGTAGCTTCCTCCTGAATACTTGATATACCCGTACCTGTATCATTTGGTGCCATCATAGGTAAAGAAGAACTTCTAAGTAAGTTAGGATTTGGTTTAGTAAATGGTAAATCTGATAGGTCTACATATTTTACTTGACCTGTCACATCTTGTCTAACTAGTAGTCTGTGATTTCTTAAATCATCAGCTTTCTCCATGTAAGATGTATTCAAAGAGAAAATACCATTTATTTTCAGTTGTTTCTTATAACTATATTTAGCATTTTCAAATTGTCCCCAAATAAGAGTATCAGCACTAGAAATTCTTTTATCAATACCATTATCTATATGTAATGAACCATATGTAGAACCTGGTCTGATGTGGTTACCTATTGTAATTACATTATAATAATTATAAGTACCTTTACCATAAATAAAATTACCAATATTGATAGAGTTATATAATCTCCAACCTGCACCTGTTAACGGTTGATAACCAATTCCAATTGAACCTATAGCTCTATTTATAGTATTAGCTAAAGCGGTACTCTGATAACCAATAATAACATTGGCAGTAGTATTGAATTTCTGAGTAGTTGTATCAAACCCTAAATCTCTCGCCAAATTAGTATCTTTAGTATACTCTTCAAAAATAGGAGAACTCTCTTTAATATCAGCAAGTGACACTTGACCTTTTAACCCAGCACCTGCATTAGCACCTATGAAAATGTTACCTGTAGAATTTTCAGATGTCCCTCCTGCATTATAACCAATAAAGATATTATCTGAGCCATTCTTTTGATTGTATCCTGCAAATGTCCCTAAGAATGTATTTCTAGAACCTGTGGTGCTTTTACCAGCACTATAACCCATAGCAATATTACTAGTAGAATCAGCAGCTAAACTTTTAAAGTTGTCTGTACCTACCGAAACATTGGCAGTTCTATTTGTATTAGCACCTGTTGAATTATCAGTACCTATAAAAATTTCATTGTTAGCTCCTACAATTTTGTAACCTACCTCAGCATAAGTTAAAGTATTTACTCTACCTGTTTGATAGTTTACAACAGCTACTTTATCTATATTAGGATTATTAGTATTATTATATCTATCCCCTTTTATAAATAATTCATAGGAATAAATTGTTGTAGTAAAATCTCTAGCTTCTAAACCATTGAATTGACCAGGTATTTCATAACCTACTTTAATACTATCTTTTTTCAAATTAATAGAAGATTTGTATGTATTATCCTCGCCAACCTCAAAACTAGTATTTTTAAAGTCATGCTTCAAATGAGTAGTAGCATCACTAAAAGTGTAAGTATTACCTGTTTCAATAGTTTTTTGGATATTCTGAGCAGTAGCTCCTGAACCTCCTCCAGCCCCTATTGCAGCAATCTTATCATCTACATATTTTTTCTGAGTATATTCCTCATCTCTAGTAGGTTTGATATATTTACTTAAAAACATACCATTTGTACTATTAATATAAAAAGTTATATAATTATCTCCTCCTAGTTCTACATCAGGAAATTGAGAATGTATTCCAGAATCTTGAATAGTAAATGTTAATGGAGACTTACCATCTATATACCTAGTATAAAACAATTCTTTATCTGTTGCCCTAAATTGCATTCCCATACTATGGTCTGGAACTTCGGAATCTAATTGTATACCTTTAACTCCAATTTGCCAATACCCCGAAGAAGTTCCTGTATCTACAGGATAATAAAAATCCCCCCTAACAGCATTCCAAGAACCACCTACTTTTAATATAGAACTATAACCTTCTCCACTACCTGATAATTCTATTCCCTCATTATTACCTGAAATTCTATATTCTCCTGTAGTATTTCCTCCATTGGTATAAACGTTCTTTACTACTAAATCTCCTTCAATCTCTTTTCCTTCAAGTTTATTACCTGTTGTCAGAACCTCGGATAATGTTTGAGGTGTAGCAGGAGAACCACCTCCACCACCTGAGGAAGTAACCATCTCCAAAGCTTTACCGTTACCATCAGTAACGATAGGTGTAAAAGTCGTAGCACTTAACTGCTTAGCAAACAACGTATAAGGACTATTACCTACTGAACCTGGTGCAGGAACACTACCACCTGTAGGTACAGCCTTAAATTTAAATTTCTTATTACTCATTCCCTTTATTTATATAAAGTTACCATCCGAATCTTCTACATTTACACCTCCATTGTTAGCCTTAGGTGTATAAGCCACATAATGAACCTTAGCATTCGGATTTGAAGAAAATACATTACTTATCGTAAAAGAATCCTTCGTAGACTCGATAAGAACCGCTGGTACAAACCCACCTTTCGAGTCTTCTGTTTTAAAAAGCAACACAGGCTTCTCTACAAAAGGTTGTTTAAAAGTATATTTAAACACTGTTTTATTACCTGGAAGAGTCATTTGTTCAAAATCCGTTTTTGACAAAATGCCCGCTTCATAGGCTTCCATAGCCCCTGTTGAACCACCTCCCGATTTAGAGGAGTTCTGTTGCATAACACACAAAAGTCTTCGCATCAAGGCAACCAACTCTGCCAAATGCAAACTATCTTCGTAATTACTCATTAATTATTTTTTAGTACCACTCCCCATTAATTTTAACTCTGAAAGTTATAGTAGTAGGTAGTGATGTAATATTTGTATATAATTGAAAATCTACAGGCAATTCCTCGCCTTTTTCATATAATTTCGTCATCTTTTTATCAAAGTACATGTCAAAATCATATTTTACAAATTTAACACTTTGAACACCATTTCGCAAACCAATAATATCAGCATTTAGAATTATAAGTCCCTGCTTAGTATAAAACCGTTGTTTATTATTTTCAGAAATTTTATTTTCTTCAATTTTAGAGGTGTTCCATTTCAGTTGTTGAACATGAACGAATGTACCCAACACAACTATTGACAAAATTACAACAATAAGAAATATCTCCATTGTAAAAGGGGCTATTACACCCCATTATATTAACTTGACCAATCGTTACCCGCTTTCACAGAATAATTCACATTATATGTAGACTCGTCATCCACATCAGGAGCTTTGTAATACAGAGTAAATTCGATAGGTAATTCTGTACCACTTGTGTAAGGAACCAACATGTTAGAATCTGTATATAATCTACTTACATCACCTGTAAATTTAACATGTGTAATCGGGTCGTTATCAGGGTCTGAATAAATCAAATCTATTTTTGTAATTGTTTTATTCTGTCTGTTACCTAATCTCAACACATTATTTTCTGAAACAGGTGGTTGATTAACTTCTGTTATAGTTATAATATATGGTAAAACAGTCTGCCCTTGGTTCAAACTAAAATTACCTGTTAGTTGACTTGCTGCACCCGTGTAAGCACCATTGTAAATCAAAGGAACATTCGTAGTTGAATTTGCAGCAACATTCACATTTTCAACACTTATCGTAAACCCATTATCCGAAAGTAATGTACCAGCTTCAATTGTAAACGCAGTCCCACAAGTATTATTTAAAGCGATATGTCGAGGTGTTACATTATTATAGTTAATACCTTTACGAATTGTGTCTGTAAACGCACTATCTACCGTAGATACACAGTGACCATATACATCAGCTGCTTTTGCAACATCAAATATTATTTTTGCCATAATAAATTTCGTTTATAAGTTTTTAATTTTCTCATCTATCTCTTTTAACTGTTTTTCAAACTTATCAGAAAGTGTTAAAAGATTAAATATTTTCCCTTCAGGTTTAAACTTAAAATATTCCTTATCCACCATAACATTCTGTAAAGGTGTCTCTAAAACATCCTTACTTTGACAATTTCCATCTTTGTCCAAAACTCTTACAGAAAGTTCACTTACTTTAGGTGGGATTGTGGTCCCACCTTTTAGTAAGTCAAGAATATTTTTAAGCTCTCTTTTTAAAAGAATAACTTCCTTCTCAAGAGAAATTACAGTCTCTGTTATATTCTTATATGCCATTATTGTACAAATTCATAAGTTACAACTTGTTCATAAGCAGTATCTTGAAACTTCGCATTGTACTGAACAAGATTCAAACTCGCTTTAGGAATAACCTGACCTATTGTTACAGGAACACCGTTCAATGTAAGACCTGTTAAATCCCCACCTGTTATTCTCACTGCAACATAAGGGTCACCTTCTGCATCAAAATAAACTTGATTGAAATTACTTTCACTTAATGAAATCAATCCTTTATTAGGAACATTCAAACGAATATCATTCCTTGCAATAGGTGGCTGATTGTCTGAACAACCTCTAACAAGTGTACACAAATCTAAAGTCTGTTCTTGAACCATCTTAGTGATGTAGTCAGACATGAATGTTTTAAACTCTGTTTCTTTTAAAACTTCTTTTAAGGTGTCTTTGAACCAAGTTTCTTTCAAAGACTCTTTAAGATGAGTTTTAAACCATTCTTGTTTCAACCTCTCTTTAAGGACCTGATTAAACCACTCCTGTTTAAAGTTTTGTTTTAAGACATCCGTAAACCACTCTGCACTTTCAAGTAAGGTTCTAAACTTGTTTTCAAGCCAACTACCTCTAAGAGCATCACTTATACGCTGTTCAACCCAAACATTATCTCCTTGAATTTCCACACCATTAGGATGGTCCACAAGTTTAATACCTGCGCCCTCCATTAAAGTTTTAAATTCAGCATATCCATCTGAACTTATTCCTTTATACAACTCAGAACCAACACCAACATTGGTTATTTTCATACCTTCCTCTAAGGCTTTTTTAATATCTGCAATAGTATCATTAAGCAACACCAAAGCGTCCTCCATGTTATCTCCATTAACAAGACCCAATGGTATCAGGGTTGAACCGTTGTAATGAACACATTCCGTGTTTACTTTAAAGTCGCAACCACACTTAGGAAGTTTTTTCTCACACCCACAAAGAATTGTAGGTTTTTTATTACATAAATTACAACCCATTTTTATAATATTTGTTTAATTTGTCCACTCGCAGTATCTCGATACAACATGTTTCTAACAAGTCCTGCAGATTTTGCAGCAGTATCATTTGCAAAAGTCTTAACACCCGAGTTAATTAAGTTATCATTAATCACACTAAAACTACCCTCGGTATCCAACACAAGATTTGTCGCAGCAGGAACTAAATTTTCCACACTTTTAAATTTAAAGTTCGGGATAACAAGACGATAATCACTCTTAGAAGTCATCACCATATACTCAAAACTACCTTCAACATAACCAGTGTTATTACCCCCTATTCCGTTTAAAATAAATGTTCCTTCAGTAGCACCAGCATCATTTATGAAATAATTAAAATGATAGTTAGAACTATATTTTAAAGAAGTATACAACAAAGAAGCATTTGCAGCTAAAATGAAAAAGGCATCCCTACCAACATGCGAATGAGTACCGTAATTAGGAACAACCAAATTGTAAACATTAAATACACCTGCTATATAGAAAAAAGCGGTATTACCCATAGGTTTATAAATCTCAGGTTTCCCTGTAATCCTCTCATCAATCAAATCAACAGGCATCCTTTTAGCGTTCAGCGATACATTCAACCTCGCATTAGGTGCTGAAGAAAAACGACCTTCTTCATCAACTCGCAAATTATAATTCAACAACGACTCTATAAATAATTCACCAGCCTGTACCGTGATAGATGCGTCCGCGGATGGATTTTTATAATTACATCTAACAATAGGGTTTGTCATCATCAAACTTTTCGAGTATTTGAAATCACTTCCGTAACTTTCACCACCCGCCTTTGTCTGGTTCCCTTCCCAAGAATAAGTGTCAGATTCTAAAAACTGTATTCTATCAGAAGTCTTTTCTCCTATGTAAAAATAAGAGTATTTGTCTGTAGTAACTCCAGCTCGCTGACTACCATCCCAACGAAGTATACCAGGTCCTTTAAAGTTTGTCACAATACCATTACCAACCAACTTCATGAACATTTCGTCTTGTAAACCTCCACTTCCATTTTTACCAACAGAATTGTAAATTTTTTCAGAGTCAAACACAAAAGCATCAAATCCTGTGTATGTCAAACTAACATCATTCTGAAGTTCAATTGTTAAAGTATTAACAGTTGGGTTTTCTGCAACTGTTCCACTTGTCTGTACTATAATCCTTGCATATTTATTCTCAGGATTAAAATCTGTCCCGCTACCAACTACTGCTGCTCTTGCTTCATCAAAAGTTAAGTAAGGTCTTGAAATACTACCGTTAGACGGGAAATCAGCAGTAGGTTGATACGTATTATTTACATAAAACGTCTTAATTCCCGCTTCACTCGGTTGTTCTATACTTACAGAACCATCATTATTTTTTGTCAATTTCAAGGATGAAGACTTTAATCTTGAAATTTCCGCTTTAGTCTCTGTATCAGAATGAACTAAACTCACATCGCCCGTAGCAGTAGCCACAACCTCTTTCTTAATAGGAGGAGTTTGTGGAACCCTCGCAACCTTAAAGTCTATTTTTCCATCAGTGACTTCAAGTGTTACACTTCCATCGCTCGAACTCAAACCTTTGAAAGTGTAATTACCACCATTCTTTTTGAAAAGAGCCTCTCCTTCACCCGAAGTCTGAATGTTTAAGTTCAGATTCTGTAGAAAACTATTTATCAAATCTTTGAACCATTGTTTTTCTAAATTCCCTTTAAGAACTTGTTCAAACCAAGGTTCATCCATAATACTTGCTAAATACTGTTTAAACCAATCTTGTTTGATAAGTCGTTTAACCAAATCACCAAACCAATCAGCATCAGCACTTTTTTTCAAGTAATTTTTAACCCATTCTTCATTAACACTCACTCTAATTGTATCATTTTCAGGAGTTAACAAAATCCCGATACCTTGAGAAAGTGTTTTAAATTCTTCTTCACCTACATCATTCTTACCTTTATAAATTGGAGCACCCGTGCCCACATTTACAATTTTCACTTCAGAATCCGCCACTTTCAAATACACATCCGAGAACATCTCGTTTATCCTCAATATAACTTCTTCTAAATTATCACCTCTGATAATACCTAAAGGTAATAAAGGTAAGTTTGTGTAAGTTACGCACTTGGCGTCTAATTTTTTATCAGGACACTCACCACATGATTTTTTCTTTTCACAACAACACACAGGCTCGTGACAAAACTTACATCCTCTCATTTTTAAGGTATTCTTCTCGCTTCGTTATAAAAACCTAAAACTAATTCTTTAATAAGAGTCTCATCAACAGCAACAACAATCGTATCATCTGTTTCTGTCAATTTAATTCCCTTCCCAACCTTCAATGTTCTAAAAGTATGAGACCCATTTTGACCCTTATCTTTATAAACCTTAGCACCATCTCCTAAGTTCAACCCTATAAAATCATTATCTACTTTATGAGACAATGTTTCTATTTTAGTATCTATTCTTTTGAGAGCATGGTCTAAAGTATGTCCTTCTGCAACACCTATGTTTTCAAGACATCTCCCTGTGTATTCCACAAGTGTAGCATCTGTTTTATTACAACAATTCATTGAAATTATTTTTTCATATTAGCGATTTTCGCTTTTAACATTTTTACTTCAGATTTCACCGCCAACATCTCCTGTTTAATATTGTTGTTATCTTGCTTCAACTTCTCATTCGCTCTAAACAACTCTTTAAACGTATTTTCTAACCAACCCACGTAGTCCGTTAAAGAAGGAGACACATGTGTGTCCATCTCAGTACCTTTTACCTTAACACAAGTGGAAGAGATAAACATATCACATTCCATCTCGCTGTTATCAACAGTTGGTATGTTTATTTGACCACACTTTCCCATTATTTCTTCTCTTTAAGTTTACAAATTTCATCGATAAGCAATTGTAATAATGCAGTCAAACTTGTAACCTTGGTTTCACACTCTTTCAAACACTTCAAATCAAGACCTTTAAGAACATCATCTGTCCCACCATCTTTCTTCTTTAATTTACAAAGCTCTGTAACAAGTGTTTTAATAGCGTCTTTAACAAGAACAACTTCCTTCTTATCGTATTTACTTTTAGTTACAGGGAATGTTACACATGTCCCTTTATCCACATCCTTAAGATTTATAGAGTCTAAAATGAAATCTGTTATTTGATATAAATCAGTGGTAGTATCCTCAAGATTTATACAATTTTGTAACAAGTTTAATTTAGAAAACTCAGGAAGTTCAAGGTCGTAAAACACACATCTTGAAGGTGTCTTAATACACCCGTCGGCTATTCTATTTTTTCTACAACCCATTTAAACATATTTATGATATAATGTTGAAACCCTATCTAAAAAACATTCATCGTCAAAGTCTATTTCACAAAAACGATGTTCTAACAAATCATAAAGATAAAGTATCAAATCTATTTCCTCCGATTTAAAATTATTCGCCAAACCCATCTTACGAAACATCAAGTCTTTATCAGCCATACACATGACGATTTCATCAACCATCTCCCTAATGTTCTCGTAGTTATTTTGAAATATACTTGTAGCACCCATTACACACAAGTTTTACAAGTTTTCAATCTATCAAGGTCTCTCTGAGCGTTTTGTAACAAAGTAGTAGCCTCACAAATGTTATCATGACGAACATTCGCCTCAGCACCCTTTATATAAAGTTCAACACGCTTAATTCTTTTAACAAGCTCTGTATCCACTCTGTTAACAGAACAAGAAAAGTTAACCTTCATTAAAATCTTATCAAGCTCTAAACGAAGATTATCTGTCTTCAAATGGTATCTTGTCTCAAAGAATTTGTCAGGTGAACCTTTTATTGTTATTTTATAAACACCATCAGGTAAATATCTCTTCTCTTCCCTAACATCACTTAAACCTAAACTAACACTTGTAAACATGTTAATCACTCGCTTATCTAAGTAATGAGTTATCGGTTCAGAAAACCCTGGAGGTGTTATCTCAATAATTGCAGGTTTATCCTCTATATGAGCCCACTCAGAAATATCATATATAACTAAGTATCTCGGGTCCCTATTCTCTAAAACCTGAAAGTCTATATCTATATTTTTAACAGTCTCGTTCATCACTTCAATATTTTAAAAAAGGGAGAGTTAAACAAACCCTCCCTTCAATTTATATTACCCCAATGCTCTTACTCCATCAATACCTGCTTGAGCAGCCAAGTTATTCAAAAGTTTTTCAACTTTCTGTTGTTTACCTGCCTCAACCATGATATGGAAAGTATTATTAGCACTATGAGTACCACCCATTCCTTGAGAGAACTGATTTCGTCTAATTGTAATAGCGTAATCTATATACTGAGCGTTATAGTTGATATTACTTTCAACACCTTGTAAGAATTTCTCTTGGTTAGATTTAGCCTCAGCAATACCACCACCGAAGTAAGCGATACCTTCTCTTTCATAACCTCTTAAAGAATATCCTACTTTATCTCTCTTAGAAGCGTAAGACAAATATTCTACATGGAAAGGGTCATCAGAAATTCTTCCGATACCTTCTCTCACATCTCCTATCCAACCTCCTGATACTTCAATTTTGATTGGGTCTTCAGAGTATCTGATTTCATCAATAACACATTCTGTAGGATTGATTTCAAGGATTTTACCTTCAATCTTAAATCCACACTTGTTAGCAGGAGTCCCAGCAACAGCTACAGGTCTCCAAGCTCTACCATCAAAATCAGCAGGAGCTTCCGCTTTGTACATATCTAAGAAGATAGGGTCGCAAGCTTCACCTCTCAAGTTAGTTTTAACTTTCGCTTTGTATCTTGTTTGACATCCACCTGTTACAGTGTCCTTAGTAATTTCTAAGTTAGGATAAGCAGCTTGAAGTTCAGCCAATCTATCTGTAACACCATCACATTTAGGGTCTGGCAGGTCGATGATAAATTCTCTTGTAGAAAGTTTAACCTCTTTACCTTTAACCCAATTTGTAGAAGAAGTTGTAGCATTGTTACATACAGAAAGAGCTTCTCCTATATAGTTAACTGTAAGTGTAGGTTCTGTACCAAGAGCACCTGCAATATCAGTAGCAGAAATTTTCTTAGAGAATAGTGCCGTATAAACACCAACACCATCTTGTTGACCTTTTCCTTTTTGAACTGAACCAGCAACAACATTCGTTAAACCTTGAATAGTTGCAGATTTATCAGCACCATTATCTTCAATAGTGAAAGAGTAAACATAACCACCCTCAGCAGCAGTAAATCCTGTTGCACAAGCAGCACACCCTTTAATATAAGAAGGAATAGAAGAAACAAACGCTGCTGGGGCAGGAGCTGTCCCTAATTGTAACAACTGATAAACAGAAGTCAAACCTTCTCTCTTAACTCTTTCAACAACAACACCTGGATACTGTTCTCTTACAGCAGCAAGAGCGATAGCATCACCTGCATCCACCAATGTAAGTTCGTAGAAGTTATAAGCTTCTTCTGTCTCAACAGGTCTGTTATTGAAGATAGGTGTAATTTTTACAAATCTCTCAGGAGAAACACCACCTCTAAGTTTGAATTGTTTGAAAGACTCAATAGCCTGTTCAACAATCTTTTGACAATTTCCATCAGCACATCCGTCAACAGTTGTACATTTGTCACTGTAAAGACTTCCTGCATCGAAGAACATAGGAATTTGAACTTTCGCATCAGGATAACCTAAGTGTCCAATAGCCTCACCTGACAACTGAATCATAGCACTCTTACTTTGACCATTTCTAAATCTCAAAGAAGTAGTGTCATCAATACCGTTGTAACCAACGATTACTACATCAGGAGTAGCTTTTAAAACTTTTGGAGTTTCTACCTTGATAGAAATAATATCTTCTACTGTGAATGGATAAGAAGCGAAAGTTTTGTTATCTTTACTTCTCGATAATCCTTCACCTCTTTGTTTTTCTCCCTGTCTGTATCTTATCTCAAATCTTCGAGATTTAGGGAAACCATTAAACGCCTCAACTGCCACAAGACCATCCTTGCTAACATTTTGAGTATCGAAAATACCTACTTGACCTCGGTTCAAATCAAGTGAACCACCTTTAGTCAATACTGACCCATTAACCAAAAACATTGGTCGGTCGAACGGTTTATGTAAACCCATTTTTATAATTTTATTTTATTAAACAATGATTAAACAATAGAATTAATTTCATTAGAATCTATCTGATAGCGTTCTACATAATCAGAATTGATATTAAAATCTTTAACACAGATGTCTAAAATATTCTCTATGTCACTATCTGTAAATTCAGGATGAACATTTGTGGAATGAGAGCCGTCAAAATGTATATAACCCTCAATATCTACAGGTGTTGGAAACCTGTAATATGTCAGAAAGACATTAGAAATATCGAAACCTTTTCTGTAAATCTGAATTGCGTCCTCCCCGAATGTATAAAAGGTTTCTCGATAATCAAAGGAAGGTTCATTGAACTTATCGTTGTATAACTCGTGTATGTTTTCAGATTTAACCTCCCACATTACATCAAAGAAATCTTCACAACCATCTTGTTCACCTTTTGCCCTCACATTTACAAATCTAAAATAATCTTCAGGAAGTAAAAAACTACGGAAATCCTCGTGTAGCGAACCTTTCACTAATTCCTTATTAGGAACTTTAAACTTTTGGATATTACGAACTTCCCCATTTGAGGAAGCTCGTATAATTGTATCCAAGTATTTATTTTGAGATGTATTGAACAAAATAACAAACCTGCCTTTATCTACAGCAATATTGTCATTTATAGCGTTCTTGTTCACTTTCAAAAGGAATCTGTAGTAAACATCTAAAATATCCATTAAACTGTCATTAGAGCATGTCGCACCTCCAATAATTCTTTATCTTTCATAAGCCTTGAAGCTGCTTCTTTCAGGTCTACTCCTAATGGAATTTCACCATAGTAGTACTCCCCTGAAATATTTGAAACTTGACCTGTACGCACCTTCTTATTAAGTATGTGGAACAACACTATTTCATCTGAACCGTCGCTCGTTAGAGCTTTTTCATAAATTCTAAGAAGTTTAACTGCGTTACCATCATCATTCATGAGCCAAGAATACACCATTGAATTTAAGGAACTATTCTCTATATCTTCTGAAATAGTATTAAATCCAATATATTCCAACGCTCTAATTGCTGTAACTCTGTTATTTTCCAACAATTTACCAAAGCTAAGAACAGCCTCCATAAAGTTGTTGTTAATTTCTTCTTTATGACCTTTGTATTTAGTTACATCCTCAACCATGTATTGAGCCGCACCATAGCGAGGGTTTCCTTTTTCATTCTTCGGTACCAACTGATAAGAAAGTACTGCTTGTACAAGGTCTAATAAATCAGAAGCTTGAGATGTTTTAAATGCTCGGTCTACACCAAGTTTGTAAGAATAGTTGTCCCAAAATTCTAAGTTGTTGTGGTTCAGTAAACCTTCTTTACCCATAAATCTTTCATATGGTTCTACAACATATTTCTTGAGAGCATTAACTCTCAACTTAACTTCATCTCTGTCTAAAAGAGCATAACACGGAGAGTCTTCGTACAACCCTGTGTCATACACACCGTTACCCAATTCATCTGATACAAAGTTAACCCCTCTATAGTTAGCAACTTCCACAGATGGTAGTTTCGTACTACCTTTCTCTTGGAATGCCTCAGGAGCAGACTTATCAGGCCTATTAATAACTTTATAAATCGCACCAACTTCTATCTCGAAATCATTAACTTTAATAATATCGGGAACGACTTTGGATTTTTTTGTACTTTTTGCCATCTTTGTTAAAGTTTTATGTCTGCAAATATAATATAAAAATTACTCAATAAAAAGTAAGTGAAACCTCGCTTTATAATTAACACAAGGTTTCACTTTACTCGTTTAAACATCTTTTCGGAAAAATTTACCTAAAATATTATCGTTATAAAATCCTTCTCTTTCAAGCACACCTTCCTTAAATAATTCACGAGTTTCAAGATATGTTAGTTGTTTAGTATCTCTTGCAATGAATAATATATCTCTACTCACAACAGAAACACCCTTCGCAACATCCTCTTTTAACTCTTTATTTGAACCAATGTAGGTCTGCCAATCGCTTTCTTTCTTTACGATTTTATACTTCTTAAGACGCTTATCTGTAATTAACGCTAATTCTTTTTTACCTAACTTAACTTTCCTCTCTGTGAAAAAATTCTTTTTACCTAAATAACTTTTACCATTAGATAAAGTTATTTTATAAATAAAACCAAAAGGTTCGTCAGGTAATTGCTTATAATCATCTAAATCAAAATTCTTGTACTTCCACTTCGGAATGTTGTTTATTTCTTTCTTCATTTACTTTGTTTCTTATTTCTTCTTCAAGTTCAGGATTGTCTTCAAGCAACGAAGTTACATTAGACGCTCCCTGTCCTAATTTAACATCACCATACGAATACCATGAGCCACCCTTTTGAATAATTCCGTAATCAACGGCATAATCTAAAAGTTCCTGCATTCTGTCAAGACCTTTACCAAACTTAATTGTAAACTTCGCTTCTCTCATAGGAGGTGCTATCTTATTCTTAACAACCCTACACCAAGAGTTGTTACCAACTTTTTCCCCATGGTCTTCAGCACTTGTCCCTTTAAAGAGATGTATTCTCTGAGATGCATAGAATTTCATAGCTTGACCGCCTGGTGTAGTAACACCGCCACCATAACCACCAATCATATTTCTAACCTGATTAGTGAAAATAACGGTGCAATTACTGTCCATTGCCTTACTTGCTATCTTAGGCATTTCCTGAGATAAAATCCTTGCTAAAACAGCCATTGTAGCCTCTCCTGCGTCAGCCTCAAATATCTTTTGAGGTGTCATTGCTGCAATAGAGTCAACCACTATCAACGAAAACTCTCCCGTGTCTAATAGGTCTAAAAGTATCTGACACGCAGCTTCTGCACTATCAGGTTGTGTAAATAGTAATTCTTTAATATTCACACCCAAGGCTTCGAAATATTTAGCGTCAACACTGTTTTCAGTGTCAATATAGGCAGCTCTACCTCCTGTTTTTTGTACTTCTGCAATAGCCGTTGCAGAAATTGTGCTTTTTCCTACGCTAGGTTCAGAAAACAACTCCACAAGCCTTCCTACGGCATATCCACCTCCAAGGGCGTCATCGATAGCCATAGAACCTGTTGTAATAGTTTTAACAAATGCTTTTTGGTTACTACCTAAAGCCATTAATGTTCCTTCTCCGTATCGTTTATTGATACTTTGCAATACAGAGTCAATAGTCTTTTTTTCTTTTTCTTGTTTTGCCATATATTACGGTTTTTAAATGTTCGTCAATGTTATATATTTCACTTACGACAATATTTAAGTTATTCTATTCCCAATTCTTTCAACACTTCCCATTTATCCCTCATCACCCTTGTAACTTGAAACACCTTGCCTTCTTTAGTAATTACTTCATATTCTCCATTACTCCTAATAGTCTTTACTCGACCATTACCTAACACACCTTCCACTCTAAAATAAACTACATCATCTATCTGTGGCCCCATCTTAACTATGTTACTTGTGTAATAGTTACGCGTTATTGCAAAGGTTGTTAAAGAAGATGTGACCATAGCTATAACCATTATAAACACCGCTGCAGAATTATTACTATTTTTCATATTTAGTCTGTTTTAATTCCCCAAAATTCTGGGGAATTAAATTATTTAATATTCTCACTCGCACTAACAACCTTATTAAACCCCTCCTGTAACAATTCTCCGAAAGCATCTAACAATATGCACGGAGGACAACCACCCATTTCTTCTAACTTCTTAAAACCTTTATATAAGGTTTCCACAAAAGGTATAAAAATAGGACCACAAGTTGTTTCTAACAGGTCTTTATCACCCTCGAAGTTTTCTACTAATTCTTTGTATCTATCTAAATACAACTCTTTTTTATCATCTATTTTACTCATTGTAATAAATATTTTTGCAAATATAAGAAAATTATTTTAATTAACAAACAACAATCAAGTTTTATTTTATGAAACAAAAAAGCGTCTCCACTATTAAGTGAAAACGCTTTCAAAAACATTAACGAAAATTTACACAAAAAGATGAATAAACTATATTCTTCTGAATGCAGTTGGAATCTCCTGCAATTCGATAATGATACTTCTTGTAACGTCAAGTACTAACGCACCTGATACGTTGTGAGCCCAAAACTCTCTTGACATCGTTTTAGATGTACTGATGATTTCTCTACCTGTTTGAGGGCTATATCTACCGTTAGAGTAACCCCACCACATGTTTTCACCTTCAGGTTTAACATAGTAAACGTTAGCTCTTTCATTACCACCTGCAACAAGTTTAGCTCCTGTAGGAAGACTTCTTCTTGCATTAGAGTAGTTAGCGTCAGTAGCATCAGTAATCATCATAGAGTAAGCAGAGTGAGCATAACCACCTTCTCCGTAGAATCCTCTTCCTCTTCTATCAGACATTGGAGAGTAATCCATTGCAGGGTCATGGTTGATTTCCACCCATCCTATCTCAGGAATGTTAACTTTTGTGAACATTACAGGTTCAAGAGTAAGTGAAGTAAGACTCTTACCTTGAACAGGAGAATGTGGTAAGAATTTCTCGTTACCCATAAGCACCCCAAGAGCTTGAATTTGAGCCATAACTTCTTCTCTGAACAAGTTAAGCATGTTCATATATGCGAAGTATCCACAATCAAATTTAATATATCTGTCTTGTGGAGATAAATCTTTTCTGTTTTGGAATAACACAGCCATAGCTTGTCTCAATAGAGACTTAGTAATTCCACCTTTTCTTGAATAAGTAAATACATTACCTCTTCTAAATTGATGCCAAGCACCTTCTGATAATCTCTTAGTTCCATCAATACCTTTAACGATACCTCCTTTTTGGAAGTTAAGAGCGTATGCTTCCATCTTCATCAATTCAAGAAGTACTAAATATTCAAGAGTTGAACCGATAGTAGTAGTATCTTTCTTAAGTTTACCATTTTTATCAAGTTTACCGATAATCATGATGTCTTTCAGATACCCGTCGTTATCTTTTCCAAATTGTTCAAGCTGGTTAGCAAATCTGTTCCAAAACTCTCTAGCATGTACTGCAGCACCTGAGAATGTTTTCTTGTCCGCATACATAGTGTAGAAAGTCTCAACCCCTCTATGTCCTCCTAATTCAAATTCCAATGTCATAGTTGAAACATTGTCACCTCCTTCGAAGTTAGAGAATTGAGTAGAGAACTCACCTAAAGAGTGGTTAACTTTAAAGTATTGAATACCTTCTTGCAAGTATTGTTTATCGAAATACTCATCTTCATCCATAGTTACAAGTTGCACCCAGTGTTTCCAAGTATCACCGTTTCTTTCTACAACATGGTCTTCTGAAACGTGCAATTGTTGTCCTCTTTCAGGGTTATAAGTGATAATATCACCAGGTTGATAAGCAACATCAAGCTCGATAGGAAATACAGAACCTGCAAGACCAGGATATTCTGAGAAATCAGAAGTGTCTGCAGTTGTGAATGAACCTGAAGGCTCAACAATTTCCACATCGTAATGACATTTTCCTTGTACTCCATTTACTTCAAGGATTGCTCTATCTTTGAAATATTTCTTATAACCTGGCATTCTATAGTCTGCTTGGTTACTGAACAATTCAACCAATCCCAAGTGATTTTTATCAGGGTCCTCAGCATACCAAGAACTTAAAGATGGAGAATCTACTAAACCATACTGTTTAACTTTATTTGTACTTGTAAAAGCTACAATAGTATCCCCGTTGTAGGGTTTACCTAAAGAATTAAAACTCATTTTCTTCTTTTAATATATTAAAAATTAATTATTCAAAATCTGACAAATCGATTACATTTCCTGTATGAGTTTTACCTGGGTTTTTAGGAGTGATGTTTATACTGTCACTTCCACGCTTAACCACTTTCAAACTCTTCATTGTTTTAATTTGAGTATCTCGAACTTCTTCTTTCGCAACTTGTTTCTTATAAGTGTCCTTATCTATAAGGAACAATGCTAACTCAGAAGCAGTTTCAGGATTATTTCTCAAATTGTAGTATAAAGTATCCAACTCAAATGAACCATTTTCGTTCTCTTTAGTAGCGTAGTCTACAATTTTCTTCTTAACATTTGAGTTCAAATCGAATTTGTTAAGATTTTCACTCAGACTATCTCTATAAAGTTTAAGTTGTTTCTTCTTTTCTTCTTTTTGAGCAACCGCTTGATTGTTCAAAGCTTCCATCTGCTTATCAATAGCACCACGAATCTCAGCGTCTGCTTTAAGAGCCTCCTCTTCAAGTTTACCTTTATTCATGAAACTTTCAATCAAGTCCATAGTTGTCTCTTTATCCATACCTTTTAATTGATGATACTTCATAAAGACAGCTTTTTGTTGGTCCAATTCTATAGATAAATCTAAATTGTCCAACGGGTCTTGATACATATTGTAAGTTTCTAAAGCTTGGGATACATTCCCACCGTTTTTCTCAATCTCTATCAAATGCTTAGTAAAGTCTGACACATTCTTAGTTGTGTTCTTTTCACCTTCACTTCTCGCATTTTCTATTTGAGCCTGAATAATTCCTGCGAAAGATTCTTCATCTAAATCATATTCTGATAAAGGAATTTCACCATCTTCTGTTTCAATAGTATCGAACGCTTCGATAACTTTACTCTTCATCAAAGTATCCAAAATGTTCTTATACTTATTTGAACTTTCAGAAGATACAATATTCGGTTCAGGTTTTTCTTCCTTAGGTGGATTTACGGGTTCCGTAGGTATTGTAAGTTCCTCACCCTCTTCAGTAGCAGGAGAAGTTTCTTCTTTAACTTCTTCCTCTTCAGTAGAAGGAGTGATAGGTTCATCATCCACTTCATTAGTAGTTTCACCTCCTACACCAAACTCAGCATCTAAAAAAGATTCCAAGTCCGCTACATTCCCGTTCTGTGTTGAAAAATCAAAATCGGGGTTGTTCGTTAAGTCTATACTCATAACTTTCTGCAAATTTATATTGTTAATGGTTAAAAATCAATAAACTAAAATAAACCACTCATCCATAAAGTTTAATTTTATGAATGAGATGGTATTTTATAAGATTAGTTCTTGTTGACAAGTGCTATCATTTCGTCACTCTTACGCTTTTGAGCACGCTCTTCAAGTTCTCGAGCTTTAAGCTCCAACTCTCTATCTTTACGAGAAAGTTCCGCTTCTTTCATAGCTTCATCAACTGCTAATTTTCTTTCTTGTAATTGTTCTTCGAAAGATTGCTGTCTTTCTTTTAAAGCTTGGTCTGCTTCTTTATTAATCATATCAAAACCATATGCATCGGATTCTTTATCAGATGCTCTACCCAACGCTTTAATTCTCTCAACATCAATCTTATTATCTCTGTCAGCCTCTTTAGACATCTCTTGACGCTTCCAAGCTTCATCCATTCTCTGCATTTCGAGTTCATGAGCCTGTTGCTGCTGTTGCATAACTTGTTCGTGTTGTTGTTGTTGCAACATCTCGTTATATAATCTACTCTTACGAGCAACATCGATAACACTTGACATTGATTTCGTTTGAATAACTTCTGCAATCGCCAATAGGTCATTACCCATTGTGTTATTCTGAAGAACAAATTGTTTAAATGTTTCAAGGTTTTTACGCTCAGCACTATTAGAAGTAAGCATAATGCTGAATTTTCTCAAATGGAAATCAGGGTCTGAAAATTGTAACCACGCTTTTGTAGCATCTGATTTCGTATAGAATACAGAAATATCCTTACCTTCTTTCTGACAATATTGAGCAACTGCTAAATGCATGTCTAATGCCCTTTTCTTAAAGTCAGAGAAGTGTTCAAAGAATGGTTCAGTTTGAGAATAAGCAGCACTTGTAGATTGTCTAACTCCTTCTGCGGTTTCGTGCTTAGTAGGAGCACCCAACCTTTGAGGGTTAAATCCTATTTGTTCGTAAGCTTTATTTTTATAAAACTCTGCCAATTGCATACGGTCGGCAATCTGTGCTGAATAACTCAAGTTCTGAGGTGCAAACTGCATCATACCTCCAGCAATTCCTTTTAAGTTTGAGGTAGAAGTGTCTATCGGAACAATACCTGTATTTTTAGCAATACTTCGTATGTTAAATAAAACATCTTCTGTATTACCCCAACTCTTCATTTCACTCGGTAGATACTGTACATCCAATAAGAAGAACAAACCAATTTCCTTTTCTAATAGGTTATACATTTGGTTCATTGCAATGTTATGACCTATTTGATAAGGAAGAATTAAAGGTGCTAAACCAATACCAACATAACCTGCCACAGGTAATTGCAATTGATATAACTTACTATTCCCTTTAATTTGATATTCTAAGGGTTCAACTTGAATGTAAATATCATCATCCAAAGCAGTACCCATACTGTTTATCTTAACACCACTCCAAACTTCAGGAACATAATCCCAAACAAGAGTATTAGGTGTAGGATTGTTCTCAGCTTCTCTAAGAGTAGTTTTACTTAAAGTTTTAATATTCTTTTCCTCTAAGAAGTCTTTAAGTATTTCTTCTGTAACTGTTTCTTGAGTAAGCATCCCTGTTTCAGGGTCTTCAAAAGTAATAAGTCCAAATCTCTTATAGGACACAAAATAAGCCTCTGTAACCTGTATAAGGTCCTGACGAATCACTGTGTTATCAGATAACTGACGGATTCTATCTCTATGAGAACCGTAACCATATACATCATTCATCCTTCTCGGTAAAAAGGCGTCAATAGATGTAACTTCTCCATCTCTCCCAACCATGGTTTTCTTCGCCATAGGTGTACCTAATAAATCCTGCAACCCTAAAGCAAACTCATAATCATAATACTGTTCATGAGGAACAATGTGAGTTTCTCCACCTGAACCTTTCAACACCATGTCAGGAAGTTTATGATTCGTTTTAGTACCTTTACCTGTACTAAAAATAGTGTCCTTATTAAGGATTTTCTCTTTCTCCTCTTTCGTCAATAAGTGACCATATCGGTTAATAAGTTGAGCAGGTGAAAAGTAATGTATCCTTCCAATGTAATCCCCTTCTTGTGGGTATTTTACATCTAAATTTTGAGAATAAAAAGTATTTAATGGTGACCAAGCCTCAACTTCATAACTATCGTAACCTACTCTGTAGTGTCTAAAACATCTACCTGTTAATAGGTAATCAGTTAAGTTAATAAGGTCTATCTCAGACAATTTAAATCTTTCTGTATCAGCCTCTTTAGTATATTCTGCCCACTTCACAGCCTGTGTCTGCCAATCAGCTTTCAAATAATTGTCAATTTCAGGTGGTGTAAGTGCATGTTTCGCTTGTTCTACCTGTTGAAGATACTGTTGTTTCTCCTCTTCGGAATTAAACGGCATTTCTTCAGGATTATAAAGACCTTGAGTTATAAGTCGCAACTCTAACTCTTTATTCCATTTATCGGTTATGTATTCCTGTAATAAACGGGTCTTTTCTCTAAGATATTCGTTTGAAGCAATCTCATCTACCTGAGTAACTGCGAAACTGTCAGAATGGGCTAAATACTCCCCTCGAAGAGCTCTTATTATTATCCCTAATATGTCGTAGTGTTTAATAAAAGTAGGAACACTTGTATCCTTTAAAGCCTCATCTAATTCAGACAGTTGTGGTATAACCTCCGACAATTCACTGTGGGAAAGTTTTCCCTCAACCATACGATATAAATCTTTAAATCGTAAGTTTTCCTTCATCTGTCGAACACCTATCCTTTCCAAGGCGTCCATAGTTTCCTTCTTAAACTCTTTTGTCTGTTTTTTAGAATACGGTATGGCTTGTGCAGGTAATTCGGAATGGATACCGCCACCAATCGCATCACCATACCAATAACTTGCATGTGCAGCCATTGTGGTATTTAACAAATTTCTGCAAAAATACTAAAAAACAACCGTGTAATAAAAAAACTAAAACCCCACCTTATAAAGGCAGGGTCTTAGCTACTAACAATCAAAATTAAATTTAAGTAAATGAACAAATAATTAAAAAAGCAAAACAACAATTAAATGTCAATATCGGTGAGAGCTTCAAGCTCTTTATTTTCTTCATAATATTTGGTAAAGGCTTTTTTATCCTTTTCCCAAACACCTGTAGCTTCAGGGAAAATTAAAAACAATTCACCATTTTCTAAACAAGAATTATAAAAATTCTTAACTTCTGTTTTTGTAATCTTTATTTTTGCCATAATTCATGTTTTAGAAAGGTAAATCCATTTCATCTTCCTCCTCTTCAACTTGCTTCGCTACAGGTTTTGCAGGTTTAGCAGCAACAGGTTTTTCAACAGCTGGTGCTGGAGCAGGTGTAGAAGTTTCTTCTTCATCATTTCCACCATAAGAATAACCACTTGTTTTCTCAAATCTTTCAAGTTGTTCCTTCAAAGACTTGTAAAGATACTTGTCTTGATTTGAAAAATCCCAAACTAATTTTCCTGAAATATCTTCAGACTGTGTTGGAGAAGGAATATCTCCACCATTATTACCCTCTTTGTTAAGGTATTTATGGAATGCTTTTACAGACTCGTTTTCTCCGTGATTGAAGTAAATGTTTTTAACAGTGTAACCTCTATCATCTTTTCTTTTATCGAATGAAATCGAGTAAGTTTTTTCAAAATCTACATTCGGAAGAACTTGAGCCAACGCCTTAGCATATGGAGAAAGTCCTTTTTTCATTGTGTAAAGTTGGAATTGAATATTCTCTCTTCCGTCTTTACCATCAATAGAAATACTTACCATAGGAACTTCTCCTGTTTGGAATTTTGCATTTCTAATTCTTAATTCTACAATCTTACCTTCGTCGGTTGCTGTAAATAACTTACGGTAACCTGTAAGTTTACCTTCATCATTGTAGTGAGGTTTATAACCATCCATCTCTACTTTTGACGCTAAATAAATAAATCCGTCTGCGTCTACTTTGAAATAACTTGTGTTAGCATTTCCTACTTCTCTTGCCATAATAAAATGTGTTAAAAATTAATAATTAAGTTAATTTGTGAGTTTCTAAACTGTTTAAGAACTCATTTTGTTCCGCAAATATAAGGAAAAAATTTTAACCTCCAAATAAAATCATAAGAAATTTTATTTTTTCTTTAAATTTCTCTAAATATCGAATGTTGTAAATTCCTTATCTATAAATATCATATGTTGAACACTCCCATCCGTGTGGATTATAACATTTCCTTGAAGCCAACTTGACGCTCCTTTATTGTAACCCTCTCTTAAATGTGTCAATGTTCCAACAGATAACACTCGCCCTTGCTTACCACAAACATGAGAATGTCCTACTATCATCTTCGTAGACATTCTTGTGAACTGCTCTAAACTTCCACGACTACCATTTGCTCCAATATGTCCGTGGTGAGCAACTTCCCAACCATTTACAACGAAAGAATCATCGTAATCTAAACAAAACACCTGTTGTGGTGAAAAATTCTTCTCTATCATGTAGGCCACAACACCTTTTTTAGCATCACCTTTTAAAATAGAAGAAGATAATTCTAAATAAGTTAGAGCATTTTTAATATCCTTTTTCCAATCCTGATTTAATATCCACCTATCAAATCTATCATTGTGATTTGCCTGAACAATAACCTTTTGTATATCTCTTCCATCATCTAAAAACTCAATCAAAGACTCCAACTCCTCCATCACATCATCCGCACCATCCTGCATTCTTTTAAACTGTTCAATAGGGTTGTTTACAATGTGATTATTGACAGAAATACCATCTATAACATCATGGTAAACTTCTACATCCGCGTTCATCTTATCTGTAAACTCCATAGATTTAACTAAAACATCTATATCTGTAGAACCCCAATGTAAGTCACCATAAACCATACCTGATATTTTATTTATCTTTTCAACCTTACCGTTCTCCACCCGATGACACAAATCTGTGAAACTACCATCTGCATTCGCTTCAACCTGTCTGATAAAGAACACATCCTCATCACGAATTTCAACAATTACAAATCCAAGATTATGGTGAAACTCTCCCTTCTTACCCGATTTACTATCCGTATAGTTCGGTAGTGTTATCGCCCCTGTAGACAATAATATCTTCTTAGGATGACCTTCTAAAACAGGAACAGACTTTAAATGTTGTTTAGGATGTCCCACAATTGTAGTAGTTTCACCCGTCATCATTTCAAGTCCGCTTAAAGGTATAGACGCAGTAGGTTGTATCTTAACATCACCCAAAATCGTCAAGTATTTATGTATATTGTGTCGGTTGCTATCCCAATATGGTCGTGTTAACGGGTTCCAACTCTCATGTTTAACTTCTGTGTGAACAGATGTCGGGTTTTTGTATCTCCCAAGAATAACTGAAAGCTCAGCACCTAAAAAATCCTTATAAGCAAGGATATTATTCCACAATTCTAAATGTAAAGGTGTTTCATTCTGCTCCCAAGTGATTAAATAATACTTAGAATTTTTTAAAACCCTCCCTTTTGTTTCAAGCAATGCTTCATCTAACAATTTATCTTTTCCAATATTGTTAGTAACCTTCTCTCTTTCTAATAGTTTTGATACAGACCTTCTAATCGTATCTGTGTAAGTAATCTGTCTTAAACTACAAAACTCAACGGCAGCTTTGGTTATATTACCATTCTGCTCGTCAAGTATTCTTTTTAAATCTTCTAAATCTTCTTCTGTATATTTTCGCATTTAATGTTGTTTATAAAACGAACGGAAATCTTCGTTGGTCATCTAAATACCGTAACTACCTGATTATGTGTGAGAACTCAAATCTGAGTTTTCAAAAATTACAAATACGACCGAGATTTCGGCTCTATATAATCACTTGATATTGAGACAGAATCCAAATTTGGATTTTCAAAAACTCCACTCTTATATTATAAAACACTTAGGTAGTGCTGAAGTTTATCTTTAAAGTCAGCTTCGAAAGTTTTAACTGCAATCTTATATAATGTTGGAATATCACGAAGAACTTCATCAACAAATTGTAATTTAGATTTAATTTTCTTAGAAGGATTCGTTGCATTATAAGCTTCTAATCTCGCGTTCAAACGCATACCTTTAGACTTTTCATAAAACTCATATAAAACAGCCCATCTCTTTCTAATTAAATCATCTTTGTTCCCACGCATTTTTATAATCTCGTTAAGAAACTGTCGTTGAGTTTGCAACTTAACATCGTCTGTCATATAAACAATAACTTCCTTCTGATGTTCCACTTTATCCTCCAAAGGTTTAACATAACCAAGCTCGTATTTGTTAACAGCTACAGCTCTTTCCAAATCACTTTTAGCCATCATTATGTCTAAACAAAGTTTCTCCTTAAGAGATAACTCAGTATGTAAATTTTTCAAATTATTTTCCAATTCTTCCCATCTTCGATTTACTCTAATTCTAAGTTCGGTATTATAACCTGTCATCAAATCCATAGTTTGCATTTTAGTCAGTTCATAGTAAGACTCTTTTTTGTGACCTCCATTAGGTAACTCTCTGATTCTGAACGACTCCTCAATTTTGAGGAGTTGTAAATTCTCGTAAGATTTGTTTAACTTCTCAATATCCCTAACCACATTATCGTGTCTCTTACCTGTAACCTCTGCTATCTCCCAGCTCGTCATCTTAAGGGAGTTACTATTGTTTGCCCCACTTAAATTTAATAATTCGTTTTTCATATTTTATAATTAAAACATATTTTACATTAAAGCTGCAAATATAAAACAATTTTTTGAATAAACAAATAAAACGCCCAAAAAAGTGAGCGTTTTAATGTTAAAATTTGACAATCAGATGCTTATCAGTTACAATCCCTATTTTTAGAAACTTCTCAATAGACTTTTCTATAAGTCTCGCAACAATACTTGGACTCAATGGGTTAAAAAGAACCTCGCCATATTGACTTGTGACAATGGTTTTCTTGTAAAACTCATAATAGTCAAAAGTTAATTCCCTGATAAACTCCTCATTGTTCTGCCAAAATTCGTCTGTAACTACATCTTCACTGATATAGTCCCACACCTCTTCGAAAAATTCGTTATAGTCTAAAATACCGTTCATTGTTTATAAAATTATATTTGCAAAAATACCATTAATAGTGTAACTAACAAGCATAATAAAATGACACCTTATTGTTTTGAATTATTAAAACCTTTTTCATATATTTGCAAAGTGAATTTCAAATTACAGTAGTGCTCCAAACACGAGCAGAAGAAACATGAAAATTTTTCTCACTGATTTACAGTAAGTTACAGATTTTCGATAAAATTTCTTCTTATTTTGTTTGGAAGTTTAAAAATAATTTGTATATTTGCAGCGTGTTGATACTTCAAGCATCTCAAACAAAATAAAGTTGCGTATAAATGAGATGTAAGTAGTCGGAGGAAATGAGGGCCTCCAAAACAGCCGAGTGACGCAAATGAACTCTAATCTTCGAGATGGAGGGATTCGGTAGGAAGGGTTGCAGACTATTCAACCGCCTAAAAGCCTTCAACGAAAGTTGAAAAGATTTAGGAATATGGAGAAGCAGCGATAGACGGTTTTAGTAAACTCAAGTTTAGCCTATTTGAGGATTGGTCCGTCTAGACTATTGAAATAAACAAAGACCAATAGACTATGTCTTATTAACTTAAGACTCGATGCACATTGGCGGGAGTAACCATTTGGGTGTGCATTTAAACTTCCAACAAAGGGATTGGGAAGTGGGTAGTTCGGAATCGTGACGCCCAAAATCAGTGTCCAGCATTCACTGAGAAAGAACACGAAAAGGATATGGGCCTTGCTGGTAGGTAGTCCCTCCTGCCCTGACGCATTAAAGCGAGCCGAAAGGCGTTTTATAAGACCAAATTCGGTATTTCCCAGAAAATATCATCTTATAATCAGTAGGTGCGTCTTAAAGGGTGCTTGGATTTAAGCACGTGCAGAACTAGGCCTTCTGCATAATAGAACGTGAAATCCCCTAGAACTAACCTGACTTGACATAACTTTTTCAAAATTGGAAAAAGTCATACCGTAGAGATGCAACTACGCCCGAGAGGGAAGGTTGGATTTGGCACTTTGCAAGAAAAATTTCTTAGTAGAGCTAAGAAGTTATCGGCCAAATCCCTAGGGAGTTCTATGCCCTTTAGTGCTCACCCGTCGTAAAGATAAATCTTTACTCCTCCCACACAGCGAAAAACACACCGCTGATTGTCCTACGCGGACGGCGGCTCGTTTCACTCGCTGGAGAAAAGAGAAAAATTTACTTGAAAAAAAACCGCATACCCGCACGAACGCATACCCACACGGACGCACAAAATTAAGCACGAAATTTTACAACAGTTTGATTTTCAATGAGTTAGCTTTAATCACCTGATTTTCAGCAAGTTAATTTAAAAACTTGGAAATCAGTATTTTACATAAATAACGAAAAAAATTTACACAAAAATGAGCCAAAAACCAAAAATTCCACTACATGTGGTGACTTTTAAGTTCGAAAATAGTTTCGACAAGGTGCACGCCTGTCTTCGTTTGTATGCAGAAGCCACAAACATTAAGGCTGGATATGTGCATATTAGACCGAGAATGGTGGATGTTTTAACGTTTTACATCCTGTACGGTTACAGTAGAGATACAAAAAAGAAAATATTAGAAACAACAGGGTTTACCAAAGAGAATTTGAACCAAATTAACTCTGAATTGACGAAGAAAGGGTACTTGAGAATGGATTCAAGAAACTATAGAATTAAACACCTTAGCCCTGCTGTTCAAGGTTTGAAGGATTTCTTCGACAGTTCAGAAGACATAGAAAAATCACTATTTGCATTTTCACTAAAACGAGAATAATGAAGAACGCAATATCATTTACCACCGACATACTGACGGAAGTTGCTGAGGAAGGTGGGTGGGATATAGAACAGGTTAAGTTTTCGTATGATTTGTTTTTAGAGTCTATCCGCGATGCGATAGAAAACGAGAAAGCGACCTGTTTGGAGATTTACATGCTTGGGAGGATGTACTTGAAAACTGAATATCTGAAACATGTATTTGAAAAAAGCCCAGCAACAGAAGAGCGATACAAAGAGCAGGTGGAGAGAGTTGACGCTTTGCGACAGTTAAACTTGAAGAAAAAAGAAATCCTTGGGAAGAGTTTTAGATTTTTCCATGGACAACCTGCAATAATCAACAAATACGGGTTTAGACGAGGTTACAACATTGACCAATTAGAAGAAATCCAAAATAACATTTAGATGAAACGACAGAAAATATACGAGTCTACGGATGCGATAAAAGATTTACCACTTTCGGAAATCGAGCGAAGAAAAGCAATTTGCGACAGTTGTCCGTTCAACTCTAAGAATGCGAAAGACTTGACGGTTATTCAGAAAATTCAACATCAAAACGGAAACTTCTGCACGAAATGTAGTTGTTACATCGAAAACAAAGTACAAAGAAGTAATGAATCTTGTGGTCTTGTTGAAGTGGGAGAAACACCACTTTGGACTAAGGTAATTCTGAAAACAGAAAATGAGGCTCATTTAGACGTCAAAAATCGTTCATTTCAAAAAAGTGATATAAGAATATCAGAAAATAGAGAAAGTGTCTTAATCGAGCTCTTTGATACCTCAAATCGAATGTTACCGTTTTCATTGGTGGTAGAAAATACAAATGTTAAACTTGTTGCCGTTGAACCATATTGTGATTGTTTAAAAGTTCAGATAAACGGATTACAGATAACGGGGGAGTTAGATACTGAAAAATTTTCTAAAGGTAAGTTTCAAAAATCATTTGAAGTATTTTATGTTGCAGAGGGTGTAGAGGGTGAATTAAGCACTGTTTTTACGCTGATTGGTGAAAAAGTTTAAAAAATATTTGGAAGTTTGAAAATTATTCTTAACTTTGCCGAAAATTTTAAAGTATATTAGTTATGAGTAATTTAATTTTTAAGAAAGAAAATTGGGTTCTAAATGTAGGAATCCTTAATGATGCACCAGTGTTTAATTTGAATGAAGTATCAGGGTTATTAGAGATAGTAAATCCTAGAACTACTATCGACATGTCTGATACTGACTACGTTATAAAACTGGATAATTCCGTTGTAGGGTTTGCCTACAACCGAAAATTGAACAATAGAGGTGAGCTATTTTTAACTGAAGCTGGTTTGTACAAATTCTTAATGAGTTCCAATAAACCAGAGGCGGAACGTTTTCAAAAGTGGGTAACTAAGGAAGTGTTAGTGTCAATTAGAAAAACAGGTTCCTATTCTGTTGCACCTAAAACAAGTGCGGAATTATTATTAGCTCAAGCTCAATTGTTGGTTGACTTAGAGCGTAGACAGATAGAAACGGAACAAACTATCAGACAACAACAGGAGGAGTTGGATTCTTTGAGGTCAAATGTGGACCATATGATAGAGGTTCGTGAAACAGCTAAAGAACAATTGGATGTTTTACCATTATCTGAAAACTCATCTCCTGAGCAAACTCTAAGAAGCAAGATAAATCAAATCGTTAAAGCTTATGTAAGTTTAACAGGTGTAAGTTATCCTGAAGCTTGGGATTCTGTTTACAAAAATCTTTACTATAAGTATTCTATCAGCGTTCGAGCGATTAAACCTATCAAGAAAGGTGAAAACAATCTTTCGAAGTTAGAAAGAAAAGGTCACCTTGATGCTGTTTACACTGTCGTTTCTGAAATGTTGAGAGACGGAAAATAGTAAAAGTAAAATTTTTCAACCTGATTTTCAACAACTTAACAAAAACTGATGAAAAAAGTTGTCAAAAAATTTGGAAGTTAAGAAAATAGGTTATATATTTACAACAAGAATTTTGAGAATAGTCTTTCATAGACTTTGATAGATTTTTGTGTTAATAAATAAACTCTTTAATTTTAGGTTCGGGGAGTAGGCCTGTATGAGTTCAAATCTCTACCGAATCTCTAAACATCGCGAAGAGGAGCAAGAGGACGCTCGCGAGGCTCATTACCTCGAGGTTGCAGGTTCGAACCCTGCCTTCGCTACAAATTGACATGTAACTTTTTTCTATTATTATTTTGAATTTTTGATTTGTTAATCATTTATTTTTATTTTCCCACCGTTCATAACGGGCGGTGGGTTTTTTTAAAAAAATTAATTATTAAATTTGCACTTATGAATTACCTAGGATTTAAATATAAGATACTACCTACAGCTGAGCAGGTAGAGCTTCTAGAGCAACACTTGGGTTCAGCAAGGTTTATTTATAATTATTTCCTAGATTTAAAAAGTAAAAGTTATAAGGAATCTAAGGTTACACTTTCTAGGTTTGACTTACAAAAGTTAATTCCTAATTTAAAGAAAGAGAAACCTTGGTTAAAACTCATTAATTCACAGACTCTGCAAGTTGTTCTTAAAGATTTAGATACAGCTTATAAGAATTTCTTTGCTAAACGAGGTAAATTCCCTAAGTTTAAGTCTAAAAGGTCATCTTATAGTAGATTTAATGTTCCACAATTTGTTAGACTTGAAGGTGAAACTTTATTTATACCTAAGTTTAAAGAAGGTATCAAAGTTATTTTTCATAGACCAATTAAAGGAACCATTAAAAGTGCAACTATAGAGAAAAACCCTTTAGGTGAGTTCTTTGTTTCTATCTTATGTGAATTCGATAGTCCTACTTTAGTTAAATCTGAGATTAAGGAAGATACAACTATAGGTATTGACTTAGGTATATCTAGTTATCT